ATAAATGTTATGTTTTCATTTAATTAATACGACACTATATATGCCTAGTTTTAAACCAAAAACCAACAAGAAACTAAGATATAATCAAAAACAATCGATAACGTTAGATGGAAAACACAAGGAATTTCTAAATGAATTCGCTAAAGATGAACATGACATTATTCCAACCCTTAAACTAGAGAGAACCCAATTAACCGAAAGGTTAAAAGAGCCTCACCTTTCGATTGAAGAACAACTCGACATATCCGACAGAATTCGTGACATTGCCTCCTCGATTAAAGAGTTAAAAAATAAAAAGAAAGAATATTTTTTAGATAATTCAAAATATATTTTCGATTATTTTGAAAACAAGAAAAACATATCCAATGCGGTGGTTTCGCCAGACAATGCGTCAAAGAAGACACAAATGGTTCAATCTTTTTTTAAAATAAAAACCGGGACGGAAGAACAGTCGAGTACATTTCAGTTGAATAATAACAATATTGTGAAAAAGTACTTGTGTAACATTGATGATATGTTCCTAGATGTCGGGTCGTTTGTTTGCCAAACAGATATATGTCAGTACTGCTACAAGGGAGAACTGATTCCGCTTGAAGACGACGGAGTTCTTGTTTGTAACCAGTGCGCCCGAAATACACCCTACCTGATTGAAAACGAAAAACCTTCCTATAAAGAGCCGCCCAAAGAGGTATGTTTTTACGCGTATAAACGAATAAATCATTTTAAGGAGATATTGGCCCAGTTTCAGGGAAAAGAGACGACTCAAATTCCACCGGAAGTCATTGAAAACATAAAGCTACAAATAAAAAAGGAGAGAATCGAATTAGAACAAATTACGAACCTAAAGACCAAAGAAATTCTGAAAAAGCTGGGATACAACAAGTACTACGAACATATTCCTTTTATTAAAGATAAGCTAGGAATGAAACCCCCTATTATGTCGCAGCAGTTGGAAGAAACCCTTTGTAATTTGTTTATCGAACTACAGTCGCCCTATTCCAAGTTTTGTCCCGATGATCGCGTGAATTTCTTGAATTATTATTATACCGCATATAAGTTATGTGAACTGTTGGGAGAGACCCAGTACTTGGAAGATTTTCCCATGTTAAAAGACAAGGAAAAGAGAATTGAACAGGACATGATATGGCGCAAAATTTGCGAAGAACTCGACTGGGAATATATTCCTACCATTTAGCGTTTGCACATTCTTTTTAATCTTTAAAAATTAAAATACTTACTTAGTATAAGTATAGAACCAAAACACGGTTATGACTGAATCATTTCCAATATGCGTACAACCAATGGAGGATAGAGCGTGTCATAATGATGAATTGTTTGACAGCACGGGATGGTGGGGAAAAAAAATGGGTCGAAAGTCTCTTGCCAAAACAGAACAAGAAGCAATCGAAAAGTATAGAATTTTGGAACCAACTGACCTCACGCCAGTAGTAGCTAACTTTGAAAACGAACAATGGCACATTACCAAAAAATTCTCGGCTTATGGAGAAGAAAAAGAACAAACCCCGGATGTTTTAAACGCGTATCCAATTTGTAATGTTCTCGAATCTTCTGGTCAGTGTGATGATATAGGAACGACCGGTAAACTGTCAAAATTTTGGAACCCAAATAAAAAATCATTCGCCAAAACAAAGAAGGAAGCCATAGAGAAAGTAAAAAAGGCAAACAATGTTAGTGAAGATATTTATGACGCGGTTCTTTTAAATGGTAAATGGCATGTATCTAGAAAAGATATTGTCAACAGGGAATTACATAAGACTGCCGCAAGGATACCAGGAAATCATGAAAAACAAACCGAGTACTATGAATGTTTAAGACGTCTAAATGATAACCCAGACATTCCTAAACCAACAAGGGATGCTATTTGTAAAATTGTTACGGATGTTTATAATGAGAACAATGGGGTTCAGACAGCCGTTGGATTTAGTAAAGCAGACATAGAGAAAGAAGACAAAGAAGATATTAACGAGTTGCTTCATATTTGGTTTAATGATACCACTGTTGTGCACGATATTTACAAAACATTATCTCAATCTGGAATATTTTGTTTTTTTAATGAAATAGTCTTTCGTTTTGATGAAACGGTGACAAAATTAGTTGAGACTAATGCCGAAAATGAAATATGGCCGGTATCGATAGTCGACCGTATTGACGTTCATGGTAATCCAAGACTTATTCCCTTGACTCCATATGTTTATACTTCAAGCATCATGAAATGCTACGAGAAAACGATAGCGATTCCTCTGGATTTTCAATTTAAAGAAATGTCAGTCGGTCACGCAAATATGCTAATAATTAACAGAAGAATCATTGAAGACAAACTAACGTTTGTCATTGAACACTTTGAACCACACGGCGAACATTATATGGAAATTAATAAGAGCAACGTTATTAATAACGAAATTGATAAAGTTATTATGTCATTATTTGATTCAAAGACTTTTGAAAAAGCATTTGAGTATCTCGAGTCGTTTGAGAAAAATGGGAAAAAAATTAATAAAACATTGGCAAATGACAAGCAACGACTTATTACGAAAAACTTTGACATACAGATAATTCACCCTTTGATTTTGTGTCCTCGCAGTCTCGAGATGCAAAGTTTAGTAAGCGGTACACAATGGGCTGGCACCTGTTTCATTTTCAGCTTATGGTATGCTGTGATAAGATTATTATATCCATCTAAAAAATCGGAGGACATTTATGAGTATATTCATAGGTTTTTAATGCGTGGCACACCACATGAGATATTAAAACAAATTACAAGAACATTTACTAAGCTTATTACTCTTGACATTAACACTGGAATTGTAACCAACTTCAATCAAGAAAAAAAACATATCCATCCGATAACAGAAACAAAAATAAGAAACGAAAAACTTAGGCTAGAAATGGAAAAAAAAAACATTGTAGAAAGGGAAAAAGCATTGGAACAAATTGCTAATTTTGGAAGAGAAATAGCAAATATGGAAACAGAAATTCAGAAGTTCACAGGTTCCTACTGTCAATCACAAATGTTAGAATATATAACCAACTGGAAAAATTATTTCATTAACAATGAACATCCAGAAAAACAACAACAAAAAACCGCATGGATTGTATATTTTAATAAAACCATTTCGGTTTATCTTGCTAATTTTAAAAAGTGTTTAGAGGAAAGGAAAGAAGAAAATAAGTTCCTCTTAAAGATAACCGATTCTTTTTTCAAAGAGTGTGAACCTTACAGAAGATATCCTGAAGAAAAACCTCCCTACTCATTAATATTGACCATTGCGCAGAGTGGCGTGAATTTTGTCCAAGCTTATGTTGAATACGTAAAAACAAAAGACAAATCCTTGGGGACTAAAGAAGAAGTAGTGGAAGGAGGTCGTAGTCGCAGAAAGAGGATAACAAAAAAATGTCCCAAAATTAAACAAAACATAAAAATAAAGACAAAGACAAATTACTGTCGTAGTATTAAATACACTAAACGTCGCAGAAGAAAAACGTAAAACATAAAATATAGATTCCAAAAATATATTATGTTTTAAAAAGAAAAGAAGAGAGAAACGTCCTATTAAGTATTTTAAATTAATTTAAAACCCTCCGGGGAAGTGCACCAAGTTGGCACCGATACCGAACCCGGCGCCACTGCGTGCGGTGGCTCCCATGCTAGGAATATAAGTGTCGAGTATGCTAAAGGTGGCGGCAGCTGTTAAGGCGATAAATATAATTTCTTCGATGTTCAAGGAACGTTTCGGAATAGCATAGGCTGCCACTGCAACCATTAAACCCTCGACCAAGTATTTGATAATTCTCTTGACAAGTTCACTGACGTTAATTAAACTTTCCATTTGTATATTAAATAATAAGAAAAAAAATTAAAAATATATATATGCGATAAAAAACTTAAATAATTCACTTCTGTTATACTAAAAAAATGTCTTCTAAAGGAAAAAATAACCCCAAGTACGAAAATAAATCACTTAATGGAAAAGCAAATCCTAAATATGTGGACTTGTTAGAAGAGGACAAACCAATTGCCGGGCAAAAATTTGCTTGCGTTTCCTTTGTCTCACCGGAAAACATTCTAAAACAAAAAGAGATTTTCCTTTTCGAACAATTCCTAAAGAAATGGGAAATGGCGAAATCCATGGAGAAGTTTGTCCAGTTTTTGAACTACATCTCATTCAAATACAGCATGTCGTTTGACGACATTACCGAGGATTTTAAAGAATTCGTAAAGGAAGAAAAAGAAACTCTCTCCAAGAGCAGCATGAGTGATGAATATAAAACCTTTTTGGATAACAATGAAGAGGAATTAGAAAAACAATTCGGAATCGAGCACCAGTTTCAAACATCGACTCGAGGACTTAAAATTCGAGGAGTGTTTCCAACTTTAGAGGAAGCCGAACTCAGATGTAAAATGTTGAGGGAAATGGACCCCAATCATGACGTTTACGTTGGCCCGGTTGGTCTTTGGATGCCGTGGGAGCCGGAAGCATACAAGACTGGTCGTGTGGAATACATGGAAGACGAACTCAATCAACTTATGCATGAAAAGACCAAAAATGATTCGAACGCGAAGGCTGCCTTTGATCAACGCCTAAAAGAAACCAAACAACAGGCCATTGAAGAAAACATTAAAAACGCCGAAAAGTCGGGAAACACCTTGACTCAATCCATTGATAAAGATGGTAACCTAATTGGCGTGAATGCGGAATCGAATTCTGGTACGGTCTCATCAGAACAAGTGAGACAAACTTTGTTTGAGGGAGATAATATTGTCGTTGGAAACACGGACCATGGACAAAGTGAGTTAGTTAGCGGACCATTTGTTACGTCGAAATCATCCCATAATTAAAAAAGCGAAAGTCTTTTTCATATACTTTATTAATGACTCGAACACATTGTCTGTCCATAAACTCTTTTAGGTTGTAAATCTTTGGTGACTCGGCGTCTTCTATTTTAGTAACGGTTACGTTACTTATGTCAAGGTTTAAATCACATACAAACAAGTATTGTGGGTAGTAATGGATATATTCCTTAACAAAATTCAAATTAAAATCCAGCTTTGGCAAAACAGTTTTACAAAAGTGTTTAAAATCATTCACATTCTTCCCTTTATTTAAATAAAAAAAGGCACTAATGATTCGATGATATGGGTTTCTGCTATACGCAAAGTAAGTGTGGTCGGTACTCTCCTCTATGTGATTATTTCTTCTTAAGTATGGAATGTGAGCGATGTCCATATTCTGAACTATTCCCCAAAAATCCTTAACAATTGTATTGTTTTTATCGTTTTTTATTTTATTTCGTATAAATTTGCCACTATTCTTTGGGATGTGGATAAATACCATTTCCTTGTTCGTTACACTATTACGGAAAATTAACATTTATTATTATTAAAATACTTTTATTTAATTCTCTCCATTCTTTCCCCAAATATAATCATAATTTTATAAAAATTATTTCTTTTTTTATAAAACGACATGTGGCTTTAGATAGCAACCTTCATTCTTACTCATACCGATTTCACGGAAGAAGAAATTAGATAAATAAATTTATAAGTATTTTAATTTTAAAAATTGTACATTTAATATGTCGTTTCTAACAAGGATTCATATAACGCAGTCATATCAGACAACTTGTTTTCTAAATTCTTTGTCTTGAGTTTTTCATTGTTGACCGTTTCTAACAATCGCTTGTTCATATCTAACAATTGTTTGTTTTTCTCAACCATCTCGGCTGTTTCTTTTCTTGTTTTTTCAAATTCTTTTTTATGCTGTCTCTCATTAACGGCTATTCTTAACTCAGCGGATGCTGCTTTCTCGCGAAGGCTATCAACTTCTAGAGCAAGGTCTTTTGTCTCTACCACCTTTTTTTCTAATTGCGTGTTCTTTTCTTTTAAAGTGGTTTCCAATTGTCTTATCTTGTCCTCGGCAAGACCCAATTTGTAAAAGGTTTCGTCGTTTCTTAAGTTTCTTAGAAAATCGTTGTGTTCTTTTACTTGTTCTTTTAAGTCTTGTTCCAGCGTCCCTTTAAGGATGGGTTCTAGCTGAGAAGGCAAATAGTTATACTCGTCTGCCAAGCGAATAAGTTTAATCAGTTCCAAAATGGTTTTTGGCATGTATTGTATGTCATGAATGTACGTTGTGATAACCTCCATAACACCACGAAAACCATTAGTTGGTGGTGTGAAATCAAATTTCATTTGATATTTTTTTGTTTCTTTCGAAAAAAACACTTCTATTTTCAAATAAGCAGTTCCTCGTCCATTAGTTAAAAAAGAAGAAGAATGAGTTAAAATAGTAGTTAAATCAGAAGACATTTTATTGTAAAAATTTAAAATAATGATTTTATTGTATTTATTTTCCATTTGTTCATGAACGGGTTTTTAACCAAAGCAAAAAAGTATGCGTTAAATTGTAGTTTGCTTAACCTGCTGGTTAAGCAAAACCATGCATTGGATTTTTAAAATACAAAATGTACGTTGATTCCAGTTTGCTTATATGCGGCCGCATAAGCAAAAACCAAACATAATAAAAGTCCTGTAGATACTATCTACAGGACTTACCAAACATAAAAATGGAATATATTTTTAATTATGGAATATCTTAGAACGTATTTTTTTGCTCCACAAGTTGGTGGAGCAAAAACTCTTAAAACGGGTTCATTGGAGGTTTTGATTTGCCGTTAGGCAAAGCAAACATTTATTACGTTACACGCTGTCAAAAAATATAAATTACCATTTTGTTTTCTTGACGCTTATTTTTTGTCCGCTTCCGCGTTTTTTCACTGAATTGGGGTCATATTTTTCGTCTTCATCGTCAGAATTGAACCCTTTTGACAGCTCCCAGAATTCTTTCGAGCCTAACTTGAAATCGTTGTGGTTGTCGGCCTTGTACCAAAACACCTGGTCGTGTAATTTATTCGATTTCGAGTTGTTATTTATCACCAAACACTCGTAATTCTCCGTACATTGGTCCATCACTTGACAAAATGCCTCAAAAGTAGGAAACATGCCGGCATAGTTCTCATAAATTCTTCGGCGATTCGCAATATAATTCTCACGTAATATGAACACAAAATCTATATTTGTTCGCAAAGTGGGAGGGATTCCTAGCGGGTACTGCATTGTAATCACTAAAATTAGCTTCCAGTGTCTACCATTCATAAAAAGGAGTCGCATCATTTTATCACGAGTCCATGTAGCGTCATAAAGACAATCATCTAAAATGACAAATGCGCGGGCGTCAATGGTACTTCGTTTATATGCTTCCATTTCAGATTTTACCTGTTTGAGAACGGTGCGTTGTCGTTTGAGAATATTTTCGATGATGGCGGTATTGTACTCGTTGTGAATGAATATTTTGGGAACCATTTTGTTGTAAAAGCCGTTTCCTTCTTCTGTGCCGGAGATGACGGTTCCGATGGGAATATCTTGCTGGTAGTAGAGGAGGTCCCGGACGAGAAAGGACTTGCCTGTGTCTCTTTTGCCGATGAGAACAACCACAGGTCCTTTGTTTTCGGTGGTTTTGAAATTGATGGTTTTCATATCAAACTTTTTTAACTCTAGTGTCATGAAAGTATATCTAGATTATATATGTAATAAGTATATATAAGTTTGATAAAAAATAATACGCACCCGTTGTTTTGCCTATAGTCTAAATTAAGTATTTTAAAATACTATGGGAGATTTTTAAATACTTGTAAGAGTTTTCTCTCTAATCTAAGAATTCAAAGAAGGAATCCAACAAATATATCCAAATATAAATATAAAATTAAAAGAAGAGAGAAACAAACAAATCACGAATCCAATATATTAAGTATTTTAGGTTTAAATAATATAGAATTTATATGTAGAATAGCTAATATAAAAAATGTCCTTAAATTACCAGAAACGCAAAAACACCGAGTTGTTTAAAAGTTTAGAACAATCCAATACTCTGTTTCTCTCTCAAACCCAGAATTATATTCCGATATATAATCGATTTTTTTCGTTGAATGAGACGAATTACAACAACGTTAATTTAAACCATCACTGGTATATTACTAGCATTAATGAGAGAGAAGCGGACAAAGTATGTTTTCCGTGCAAGATTAAAAGTACGGCGACGGAAAAATCGAAAACCAAAGACATTTTCTTCAAGTTGGCTCCCTTGTTGGACCCGTACAAATATTTGATTGGCAAATATAAGTTGAGTGATGACTTGTTCCATTTACCCAATATTTCGGAGCCTACCAAAGTCAACTCCAAATTATTGGATGTGAATAACTCGGCCTATGTGGATGGTTTTTTTGTGTATTTGAGTTCTTGTTTAAACGAGCATAGTAACTTTATTCATGGAATCAACTACTATGGGTCTTTCCTGTCTATTAAACGAGATTACGAGATTAATGTGGCGGATGATTTGGATTATTTGACGAATTCTGATTTTTTTGTCAAAAATAAAGGCGTTTTGTTTCAGGTTGAAGACTATGAACATCTTTACCGCGACGAAGCCATAAAGAAAAAACCAATAAAGATTTCGTCCTTTACGTCGGACATTTCCATTGGAGCTTTGGACCCCGATAACGATTTTCCTGAAGAACAAGAAGATGAATCCTCTTTGGACGAAACAACTTTGATTGACTTGACCAATGTCAATTTACTCGAGCTAGAAGAATCTTCGAATCATTTAAGGTCCACCAGTATTCGAACAAGTTCCACGTGTTCTTCAAGAACATCCCATACATTAAGCAACTGCGATGAAAATGTGGTTCGCATTGGAGAAGACACACCCGAGGCAGAATTAGAAGAAGGAGAAGGAGAAGAAGACGTATGGGAAGACGATGTAAGTGGTGGTTCGTCGGGGGGCGACTACGATGATGATTTTGAAATCATTGCCACTCTTCCCAAGTTTCCGGTACAAGTGATTGCGATGGAACATTGTGAGGACACGTTGGACAATTTAATTTTGGATAAACTAAGTACAGAAGAATGGTTGTCGGCGTTGATGCAGATTATTATGATGTTAATTACCTACCAGAAGGTATATTCGTTTACACACAATGATTTACATACAAACAATGTGATGTACATTAAAACCTCTCAAAAGTTCATATACTATAAATATAACGAGGTCGTGTACAAGGTTCCTACGCACGGTCGAATTTTCAAAATCATTGATTTCGGAAGAAGCATATACAAATTTCAGGGAAAAGTATTTTGTAGCGACAGCTTTCAGAATGGAAATGACGCCGCAAGTCAGTATAACACGGAACCGTATTTTAACGACAAAAAACCAAGATTAGAACCGAACTTCAGTTTTGATTTATGCCGTCTTGCGTGTTCCATATTTGATTATTTGGTTCCCGATTTGGCCGAGTTAAAAACCATTGCGTCTTGTGAAGACCCCGTGAAACGAATTATCTTAGAGTGGTGCCTGGATGATAATGGCGTGAATTTGCTGTATAAAAACAATGGGGAAGACCGATACCCAGATTTTAAGCTGTATAAAATGATTTCGCGTTTCGTGCATAAACACACTCCACAACAGCAGTTATCTCGCCCAGAGTTCCACCAATTCTCGGTTTTTAAAGGTGAAAAGCCAAAGGAAGAATGTATTATTGATATTGACAAGTATTAGATTTTTTTATTATTGCGTTAGATTATCATATAAAAAGACCATTTCAATATTAACTAGTTTGTGTAAAATATAATCAGAATGAGCTTGAACATTCACGAATTAATAAAAAAAAAACTATTGTACTTTCAAGAAACACATAAAATTCCCAATATTATTTTTCACGGTCCATCTGGGAGTGGAAAACGAACCATTGTTCACCAGTTTGTAAATAGTATTTATGGTCATGACAAAAACAAAATCAAAAATTTGGTCATGTACGTGAATTGCGCTCACGGGAAAGGAATCAAATTTATTCGGGAGGAGTTAAAGTTTTTCGCCAAGACACATATCAACTCGAACGGAGGGGATGTATTTAAAAGTATCATCCTATTAAACGCGGACAAATTAACCATGGACGCACAGTCTGCGTTACGAAGGTGTATTGAGTTATTCAGTCATAATACACGTTTTTTTATTATTGTGGAGGACAAATATAAGCTTTTGAAACCGATTCTCTCTCGATTTTGTGAGATTTATTTCTCTGAACCAGAACACAATGGCTCTATTATTAATTTACACAAGTATAACTTGAATGAGACGTTTAAAATGAAAGATACTCGTAGTTATCGTTTAGAATGGTTAAAAAAAGAGTTGAATGAATTTTTCAAACGGGATAATTTGAGGATCGCCGAACTAATTACCATTTCCAATAAACTGTATGAAAAAGGATATACGGGCTTAGATGTGTTTAGTATTTTAGAGTCGGCGCATTTAAAATCAGACAAACTAACTCCTGTAAAAAAGTTTGAGCTACTCGTGGCGTTTAATAAAGTCAAGAAAGAGTTTAGGAATGAAAAATTACTAATGTTGTTTATATTTAATTTTATTTATTTGGACACGACTCTTTCACTCGAAAACATTTCTTTTATGTGAACTAGGCTCTTTTTTTTATTAATTTGCGGAAAAAGAAACGAAACAATTAGTTAAAATACTTAAATTTAAAAGTCGTCTATTAATAAAAAAATATGGACGATTTTAATGTTAGTTCTCTCCATGAATCAAGAAACGAATGGAGTGCGAGATTGATTACTGTATTGACTCCGTTAATCATTGGAGGGTATCAGTCTATTCTGGACGACGCCATCAAGTTATGTAAAGCGACGAAAGAAATGGACAAGTATTTAATGACGTTTCAGAACCTTATTTCCCGAGTGCCGAAGTGGAATCAAGCAATCATCGAGAAAGAACGAAAGCGTATTTGCGAAAAGTCGGGATGTTTATATTTGGAGGATTTGGTAACCTGTGTACATATAATACAGTTAAAAATTCTCACCGCTATGCGTGTAGGTCAAAAGCAAAAGAAAATCGACATTAACATTCCCAAGCTGGACGATTTTATACACAAGGCGTACATTAGTGTCGCACGAAAAATATATAAAAATACTTATTTATTTGAGCAACATATTCCTGCTCTTCAGAAGCAAAAGTACCAACGAGAAATTGAAATCATTGTACAAGAAGGTATTTTGAATACTATTAGAGAGAGTATTCCAGTTGAGGCCATACTGAGGGCGTATATGGATGAGACGGTGGAGGAGGATACGATAGAGGAAATAAAGGAACAAGAAATAAAAGAGCCAGAAAAAGAGTTTCCCATACAGGTAGGAAAGGGTATCAGTAATGAACCCGTCGTGATGGAGGAGCGTCCTCCGATGGATATGATTGATACGATGGACAATACAAAACTGCGCTTTTCAGACCAAGATTCATTTGTCGACACGAGCAATCAAGTCGGCACTATCGATGCGCCAAAGGATTTGGAAACATTAGAACAAAAGAGTATTTCTGGGTTTCAGCAACGAAAGGCCGAGGCCGAAGACGAGGACGACGAAGAGGACGGAGGTCGTTTAAATATATCGGACAATGCGGTTTCGTTAGATGCGTTGGACATTCATGTTATTGATGAATCACCCAAAGTACCGAAGGAGTTATTTCCCGAATTAATTATGGATGTGGTTGTTTTAGACGACATTTAAAATTAGAAAGAAGAGAGAAAACACAAATATCGCCGTTAAGTATTTGAATTTGGGTTTTTAGGGTTTCTCTCTAATTTAATAATTCCAATAGGTCTATCGAATTGTTATGCGATTTCAATTTATTGTTGATTCCTAAAAATAAAATTAGAGAGAAACCCAAAAAGTTCCTCTTTGCGTAAAATACCAAATAAGAAATTGATTTAGTATTTTAAGTAAAAATGGATAATATATTTGTGTTAGCCACCATCATTTCGGTTACTTATTTGTTGTTACGTTTTATCGAGATGAGGTTTGTCGCCAAAGAGGCGGTTCCATTAAAACTGTTAATAAAGGATGCGCTTTTTGTGTATTTTAGCATTCTTCTTGGTTACTTTGTCATTGAACAAGTAAAACCAAATGTCATGTCTGGTGGGTTTGGAGCTGAAGAGATATCGCACGTGGCCCCGCAGGTGTTTACTGATAATCCAGAGTTTTAAAGAAACCTTATCTACCCGTCCATATTTTAATAATCCCTCGTGGTAATTGGTGACGTTTTATATCTTCCACATAGTTTTCATATCTGTATTTTTCAAACGATTGGTGATGAAATATATTTCCTAGTATTGAAGTTAGTTGGATTGCTTTACCGTTTCCTTCCAAAAAAAATAAAATTCCCATGATTCTCTCTAAGGAGCATCGGTCCGTTCTATTTTTAACAGACGATACCATTTTGGTGATCGCATACTTATTCTCTAAATACTCCAAGAATTTTAAGTTAATGAAACATTGACAACCAAAACAACCCGTCCATTTTCCCGTAGAAATAAACCCGAGTGGCATGTCCAAGAAATGTAAATGAGCTTCCACTTGAGAACGGTTTCGCATTGGGGAGGCGACTTTAAGCGAGTTGCCGGAATTTTCTTTATCCCCTTCAAAGTGCCATAAAGGAACAACCTTGGCCTTTCCGATTAAGTTTTCAAATTTTATTCTTTTATGAAAAAAGACGCTATCGTGTAGGATGACCGCATTACCAAAATATTTACATTTTAACAAGTAGTAAAAGGGCAAGAATTCACCCCGGCCGGGATGTTCGGATTGTGTTATCTCTACGTTTTCGTATTCTCTCTCCGCTTTTAGAAAATGTTGTTGGCTATTATCGTCAATAATAATAATCTTGTGTAATGGGTAATGTCGTCTTATACATTGTACACAACAATTCCAATATTTATTCGTTGTTTCCGAATTGACATGACGAGTTATTATGAAACCATAAGAATTCATTTTTTATTAAAGTAACATAACAATATAAAAATATTCACGAAATTTTACTAAACATGTATTCTTCTCATTTACCTGGCCCTCACGGATATATTATCGCATCAAAAATGTCCATGTTTTTTTTGTTGTTTTGTTGGGTAGCACAATTCTTTTCAAGTGAAAAGAGAGACAAGAGTATCTTAATCGAATCCCCCGTACAATTATTAAATAATTCTTTACCATTGTTTAATAATTTATTTGTTTGCGAACCCAACTCATACCAGGTTGTTCAAGAACCCAACTCCTACCCAATTATTCGCTACTTTGAACCCAACTCCTACCAAGTGTTCGAACCCAACTCCTACCCAGTGATTTGCGAACCCAACTCCTACCCAGTGATTTGCGAACCCAACTCCTACCCAGTGATTTGCGAACCCAACTCCTACCAAGTGTTCGAACCCAACTCGCACTTCCAGAACAATTCGATTCAAGTCCTATATGAAACTCCTTTAAAAAATACTTCCGAACTAAGTATTTTGTACTTACTTTTGGGTTTACAAGAGAGCTCTAAGAATAAGACTATTCAAAATAACGTAGAGAGAAATTTTATTATATATCAAATAAATAGTTTTTTGATTTTTAGTATTTAAATTCATTTTTTATAATTTTATGGTTTTTTTGGGTTTATAAATGACAATGACCACGCAACTGCCGGTTGGGTTAAGACGACGGGTAAATTTATTTGTCGCGACAAACCTTCCGGAAGAAGACGTAAATGATGAATATGATTTCCGTCAGAATTTTGTTGTTCAACCTACCCAACCCACTAGAAGCCCCTCGGTGGATCTTCCGCTCAATGCTCGCGAAAAACTTATTTTTGCAGCGGTTAGCATTTTATTTTTTTTTGGTCAATTATTGACCGATTTTTATTTTTGGAACCAAGACAAAAATCATTTGCTACTCGCTTGGATGATTCATCAGATTTTACTATTGGCACTCTCATTGATGGTCATGTTTCGAACAAAATTTACCGTGACTTTAATTGGACCGCGCACAACAATGTACTCGTTTGATTATTTGGTCGAGTACGAAAAAGTATCCGCCATTGTTTATCACTCGTTTCAAGCTGGCCAAGTATTTCACAAATTCTTTGTCAGAGGAATTCTAGGCGCAGAGAGTATTTATCATTTAGTTGTTTATATTTTTGTCATGGTTTATATGAGTAAAAAGTATAAATTGCCGTTTTAGATGTTTTTTATTAATAATTTTTTTTTAATATTCGTATAATATATAATTTAAATGAGCCAACCAATCTATTATTACACTACAGGGTTTTTACCTGATGGTTCAGACCCTAAAAATGGAAATTCCACACAGCAGCCACACTCAGCTGTATTACCTCTTCCTAGCACTGGAAACTTCGCATGGGCTGGAAAACAATCAAGCGCTCCTAACTGCGAAATCGCTCAGAAAAATTTAGCGGTAATTCAAAAAAGAGATAAAAACAAAGGGTTTCCTCAAACGCTTAGAGCTCCTGGACGATATGTTGATTGTGAATCATCCTCTTCAGGTATAAAATTGAATATACCCATACTAGATACGAAATTGCAAAAAGAGGAAGAAGACTATTTAAGTTCCAAAGCTGCTACGCAACCTCAAGCCGCGGGTCGCACACGCCGATACCGAGTTGCCAGACGTCGTCGGGCCACTCGACGCAAAGTCAGAAAAACCAGGCGCTCGAGAAAAAACAAAAGATAAATCATTACACAATCAAACACACACTTTATCGGTAATTATTTCTTCCTTTATTGGCTGATACTCATCATAGCAATCACTATAATAAATTTGAACTACTTTTACTACAAACGACTCATACTCGCGTGTTAGTTCTCTCTTTATTGTCTCTACTAGCAAACCAATTCTTTCTTGTTGAGACACATGTAACGGTTTGCCTTTGTTTCGAACAACATCTGGATTGTACCGAATAATAATTACCGGTTTGCCACCAATACCATTCACGATTTCATTAATACGAGCGCATTCGCATGAGTCTTGATAGGTATTATGCTGGTTTTCATCGATTTCTACAATAACGCAATGCTTTGTTAGTTCGAAATAAACATCCGGTCGTTTTTTACTGCAACCCTGAAGCATTTTACTTGAATTATATTCAAACTTTGTATCAATCGCGGTTCGCAAGTAGCGAACAACGGCCCATTCCTTTTTATTCTGAACCTTTTTACAACGGTTACAAACGTGAGCCGTTTCTTCCAAAATATCACAGTAACGACATAGTCGTTTCACAATCATTCCGTATTTTTCGGAAGGAATATGAGAATTACAGTACTTTTCGTCCTTCACCACGTGGTCGTAATCATTATTGCAATCTAAAACAACACATTTGTTTTCTAAAATAACATTAATCATGTTTGGTTGTTTGTGCGTGAAACAAAATTGTGCCCGTTTATTGACAAGCCCGAATAAAGGGGTCTCTTTACATTTCAATTGTTGGCAATTTTTCCTAGTTACGGAAATCATGTTTTCCAGTTTGTGTTCGTAACAAAACAACCCATTCGTTTCTGTTGGGTAATTATAACCTGGACGAGTTAAACAATTGTCGTGAGCACATCGTTTGCTTTTTACATCAATCATGTTTTCCAGTTTGTGTTCGCCACAAAACAACCCCTTCGTTTCTGTTGGGTAATTATAACTTGGCTGAGTTAAACAATTGTCGTGAAAACATCGTTTACTAACGACGTTAATCATGTTTTCCAGTTTATGTTCGAGACAAAACAACGCGTTCGTTTCTGTTGGGTAATTATAACCTGGACGAGTTAAACAATTGTCGTGAGCACAACGTTTACTAACAACGTCAATCATGTTTTCCAGTTTGTGTTCCCCACAAAACAACCCTTTTGTCTCGGTCGGATAATTAAAGTTTGGCTGAGTTAAACAATTGTCGTGAGCACAACGTTTATCAATAACGTTAATCATGTTTTCCAGTTTGTGTTCGCCACAAAACAATCCTTTCACTTCGGTCGGATAATTAAAGTTTGGTCGAACCAAACAATTGTCGTGCGCACAACGTTTACTAACGACGTTAATCATGTTTTCCAGTTTGTGCTCGCCACAAAATAACGCTTTTGTCTCGGTCGGATAATTAAAAACTGGCTTAACCAAACAATTGTCGTGAGCACAACGTTTATCAATAACGTTAATCATGTTTTCCAGTTTGTGTTCGCTACAAAACAACCCTTTTGCCTCGGTCGGATAATTAAAAGCCGGTCGAATTAAACAATTGTCGCGAGCACATCGTTTGCTCTTCACATCAATCATGTTTTCCAGTTTGTGCTCCCCACAAAACAACCCTTTTGTCTCGGTCGGATAATTAAAAACCGGTAGAACTAAACAAGTGTCGTGAGCACATCGTTTGCGTTTTAACATTTTATTAAATAATGATTTTTAAGAAAATATTTTATTTTAATTAAAGAATTTAAGTTATAAATTGTTTTGTGTATTTTAAACCGCACCAGTGAGAGAATGAGTATATGGGTTCGACCTGAAAGCATCTAATATACTAGGCTCTATCCGGTCACATCCCGCACACTCGTTATAATATTGTGGCGCATGAATTTTGCCATATTGCTCAACCGATACCGGCACGGTTATTGCTGAAACAGGGGCATTGACTCGTCCATTAAACCGGTCAGAATCCTGACGAGATATGCTCACATTCATTTGCTGGTTAAATACTTGAGTGCCTCCCTGATTTGTTCGATTATTAATTGTGGAACTCTTTATATCATTATTGTGCTGTCTATACGCGGCGCCGTAGCTCATGTCTCCGTATTGAGAGGCAGCTCCTCCGGATGACCCAATGTAGCTACAACTAGTTGTATCTCGCTGGGTCATTTCGCCGGGCGACTCATTATTCACATACATTCCTTCTTTCTGATTATTAATATAGAAATTGGGAGAGAAAATAGTTGTTTCCTTAACCGTAGTGCCCGTAGTATCATTTGGGTTGAGCACGTAACTTTGGGGAACACTAATACCGACTTCACCATAAATGCGAACGTTATGCGTTGTTTCTTCCTTGCGGGATGGTCTCAACATATCCATAATGGGAGCGATAACGGCCCCGATAGCCCCGCCGAAACCACTTCGCATCGTGTCGGGCTGTTTCATAGTGGAACGATTATTTGAATAATTCGAATGACTTTGTAAATTACGGTCTCCGTCCGTGGTGGGTCCTCGACCGCCAGCTGATGAGTGTGGGACATCGCACGTCGTGGTCGTGTTACGTTTGGACTGCTGATAATTGGTAGGGGCTAATCCCGCCGTGTGATCGCTGTTTCCTGCGGGTCCTTTGTAGTTGGAGAGCACGTCATTCCTACGAATAATACCCAACTCTTCGATGGGCCGCAGTCGTTCTGCTTTCTCTCCTCCCGTCGTGGTTAACCATCTGTCTTGAGTATTAATAAAAAAAGTATCGGGATGTTGTTTTTCTACTCGGCCAATGAGACCCAAATTTTTCACCGCCGAGTTGGCGGGTCCTTCCAAGTTGTTCAAATTGTACTCTAACTTGGGGTTGGTGTCCACTCTCAACTCGTCCACCGTCTTGGGTAACCAAGAATCACGGGATTCCATTCCGCTGTTGAACCCACCACTTCCCGAGCTACCGTAACCTTTATTCAGACCTGGTCCCACGTTTTCCGATTCAAATGGTTTCACATTATTATTTCTCATACCAGGATTCACTCGGGACTGAAAGAAATCACTTTGATTCGGCGCACCATAAGCCCACTGAACATTATCCTCGGGTTTAAAAAGGGGAGCCTGTTCGATTTTCTTAATAACTTGAGAGCCGCTTCCGTTCATATTATCAAGTACCGTCTCGGCAATGTTCGCATCGTAAGTATATCCCTTAATTTTACCACCATTAAAGGGGACCATATTGTTGTGTTTAAATTGAGCCGAGTCTAAATAATTTCCAGTCATAGAATAAATCTGAGCCGGATTCTGCCCTACGTTTTTCCCATGGTCCACTTTCATCTGATAAGCGTTTTGATTAAAATACTTATCCGTTGCCGTGTTGGGGTTCGGGTACTCCTGAACCGTATCTGTTAACTGGTTCATGTTCATCACAGGAAAATTCTGAGGAGCAATATTGGTGTTGGGTAAGTAATTAGTTTGTTTCCCCATATTGGTAAAACTCTCGGGTTGTCTTCTCTCTTGTTGTGAAGAAGAAGAAGAAGAAGATTGATTTGATATGACATACATACTTCCCAATGCGATTAAAGGTAAAGCAATTTCCATTATATTTTAATATATATATAATATTTTAAAATATTTAAATTAAAATACTTAAAAGCCGTAAAACCTTAAAAGCCGCACGAATTATTTTGCGCACACGTGGTCGGGCCGCCCGCGTAACCACCCTTGACATTATTCGTGGGCAAACGGTCATTGGCGTCGTTAATCGTACAAACTCTCTTGGGTGTAAAGTAATCTTTTTCGAGCACGCGAGTATTTAAATTATTAATAAATGGCATACAAGTGTTTTCTTGTGGGTTTAGTTGAGGATAATCACGATTCACTTGTTCTTGGTCGCGATACCACCATGCGGGATTCGTCGCTCGCGATTGTCCGGTAGTTAAATTACTACATGTTGGGTACTGAATCGCACTACTGGAAACGTTGTAAGTCGTGTAGTTGTTTATTCCTAAACAATCTTTGTTTAAATTACGATTAATACCTCTTAATTCGCTTTCCAAGTTGATGGTATTGGTTCTTAAGTTTGCGCCCCATTTTTGTATCCGAATGTACGGGTCATCCACAAAGCAAGGGGTTTCTCCATTTCCTGGAACATTCATTATCCATCTGCCGGGGTCACTGGATTGTTGTAGTTGTTTTCGTATTCTATCCGGGTCATCGTGAAATCGTGTAAAAGCCATAATATATAATATTTGTATATATTCTTCAGATTAGATTTTATTTTTATTAAATAATTTCAACAATCAACTTAAAATAATTGGGTCCAATCATATAATAAAACAAAAGAACCCATGACAACCTTATGTTTAAATATGATTGTCAAGAATGAAAGTAAGATTATTGAAAGAATGTTGAACTCGGTCCTACCCATTATAGACTGCTATTGTATTTGTGACACAGGGTCCACCGATAATACCAAAGAGTTAATTACAAACTATTTCTTAGAGAGAAACATCCCTGGCAAGATTGTGGAAGAACCGTTTCTGAACTTTTGCCATAACCGGAATTTTGCTCTGAACGCGTGTCAAGGAATGTCTGACTTTGTCCTATTAATGGATGCGGATATGGTTTTACAAATATCGGATTTTAACAAAAACAACTTGGAATTGTTTGACGCGTATCGTTTACTACAAGGCAATGATTCGTTTTACTACCAAAATACCAGAATTGTTCGTAATAACGGATTGTATAGTTACTTTGGAGTGACGCATGAGTACCTAAATGTGCCTCCTAGCAATCGAATGGGCTCGTTGCGCAAGAGTGAATTATTTATCCTTGACATTGGCGATGGTGGAAGTAAAGATAATAAGTATGAACGAGATATTCACCTCTTAACACAAGGACTTATTGAAGAACCACGTAATGAACGTTACCACTTTTATTTGGCTAATTCTTATTTTGACCACGGCGATTTTTTACAGGCCATTGAAATGTACCGTAAACGTATTGACCTTAAAGGATGGGACCAGGAGGTATGGTACAGTTATTATCGTATTGGGTTGTCTTATAAGCGTTTAGGTCGAATGGCGGAGGCCGTGTATACTTGGTTAAAGGCGTTTGATTATATGCCCACTCGTGTGGAGAATTTATATGAAATTATTGAACATTACCGAGTCATCTCAAATCACAAATTATGCCATTTGTTTTATGATATGGCAACCAAAGTGATACAACAAAGTCGCCATAATTTGGATAATTTTTTATTTTTACAAAAAGACGTTTACGATTATAAAATAGATTATGAATACACAATCATTGCGTTATATGTTGGGATAACGAATATTAATGATAAGGTTGTTTCCATTTTAAATGCTTCCAATCATTTCCCTATCAATGCGAATTTACTCAGCAATTTGAAATTTTATAAAAGTATTTTAACTCCTCAACGAATAATCAATTTAGATGAAACCATATGTAAAGACGTTAACGGTATTCAAACAGAGTTTCTCTCTTCGAGTAGTTGTTTAATACCCAATAAAGAGACGGATACATATTATTTAAATGTTCGGTTTGTAAACTATGTCATTGACGATAACGGACAATACCACAAATGTGACAACCATATAATCACCATGAATAAATTCGTGGAATTATCCAAAGATTTAAAAATAATAAGAGAGAAACAATTTGATTTGGAATTCGTTGAAAGACGATACATTGGAACCGAAGACGTTCGGATTTTCAGAGACACGAACGACCGCATTCGATTTATTGGTACTGGCTACCATACGAATAACCAAATCGGAGTGGTATCTGGTCAATATAACATAATGGAAAACAATATAAAGGCGGTTGAATTAAAATGTCTATTTAAAAATCAGTGTGAGAAGAATTGGGTCTTTGTCAACTACCATGATAAAACACTCATTGTGTATAATTGGTTTCCTCTACAGTTGTGTAAACAAGAGTTAAATGATACCATTACCGTAGTTAAAGAAGTACAAATGCCTAGAATATTTTCTTACGCGCGAGGATCAAGTAGCGGATTTCAGTTTAAGGATGAATTATGGTTTGTGATTCATATAGTGTCACACGAATCCCCGAGACATTATTACCATTTAATAGTGGTTTTTGATAAAGACATGAATTTAAAACGTTACTCTGCGCCGTTTAAGTTTGAAGGTACCCCGATTGAATTTTGTTTGAGTATTGTAGTAGAACAGGAGAGAGTTTTGATAAACTATAGTACTTGGGATCGGACCACCCGAATTGGCGTTTACAACAAAGACTACATTGATTCAATTTTGAAATATATTGTTTAAACAGAAACAATGGCATAAAAATATTATTAAAATACTTAATAGTAATAATATTTAAAAAATAATGTTGACTCAAGCCACCATGGTGACAATGTTTTTTAACATTCGTTCCCAGGATACTTTCCCAAGCGTCTCCTTAAAATCGACAGACTCATACTTAGAACTAGCCAACGCATTTATATTACGGTTACCCTACCCGCTTATTATTTTTATGGATGATTCAAATAAAAAACTGGAAGAGTTTGTAATAAATGCGCGAGAATCGCATGGCCTCATGAGTAAAACCCATATTTATAAGATTGCGTTTAAAGAGACTTATTTCTACAAGGATATAGAGAGAATAAATTCACTGATGGAATCCTTTAACATTTTAAATTTAAACAAAGACAAAGACACCACCTTGTACATTGTTTTAAATAATAATAAGTTTGATTTTATGGAGAGAGCCATTGAATTAAATCCGTTCCAGAGTAGTCACTTTTTGTGGATGGACTTTGGAATCAACCACGTGGCCAAAGATGTCAAACTTATTCACACGTGGTTTCCCCATATTCCCGATAAAATTAAACAATTGTGCGGGTGGACTATTTTCTGGATCCATGGAAAATCTATTGAAGTATTCCCATTTGTTTAAACAAAAAACATCCGAGATTTACCAAAAAGGATGGTATCAATTGGATGAAGCAGTCATGACCATGGTTCAAAGAGAGAATCCGGATTTGTTTGATTTGTTTTACGGCGACTATGAAGGAATTATAAGTAGTTATATGACACCTAAGCATTCATGGTGGTTGATTTCCGCCAGTATGCGGAAATGTTTATCCCACAATAATACCCATTTTTTATTTCAAATATTAAAATACTTGGAATCATACTTTTCTCTCTATTTGAATCGTTTGAAACCAGAATTTTATGAGTATCTAAACAATTCTACTATTTGCGAATACTACCAAAACAATCAACAACTTCGATCCAGTACAATTCAATTTATTAACGAAGCATTAGAGAGAAAAGACAAAAGCATCCTACTCTTGCTCGCCAACAATTTAAACAACTTGAATTACTATTCGAACAAAAACTTAATAAATTTATGAACAATAATAATAATTAAAATACTTAATGAGTTATACACCTAAAGACCGAGAAATGTTTCTATCAATTGGTCGTTAATTTTGTCAACTATAGTTTAGGGACGTAGTCCCCTACTTTAATTAAGATATACGAGTTAATACGATTGATACATTACAAGTTCCAACCCAAGTAGAACCATTACTCGTTCCACCAGTCAAAATAAAACTACAAGCACCACTCGCTAATCCATTAATCTCAAAAGTATCTGTAAAACTACAATATGTTCCCATCGGCGAACCAGTAGGGTCATATTGAATTGCCGTTTGAAAACCTGCTTGACTATATCCAAAAACCGAGTTCTGTTCTACATATTGAGGGGTTGTATCTACTACTACATATGTAATAACATTACTCGTATTAATAGCAGTTGTATAAAACGCTACATCTACTTTCCAAATTGTAGAAGCAACCATATCAGCAAGAGCACCAAAATTGAATATAGTAGCAGAAGGACTTCCCGATACATTAAAAAAAACACTACTACTATAACTTCTTCTCGGTCTTATACTTACATTATTAAATTGTAAATCAATAGGAGTTAATTTTGCTACATTTCCAGAACCATCATCAACATCTATTTCGTCTTTTGTAATTTCGGTATTCGCACCACTTAAACTCTCACTCAATTTGATACGATGATGTGCTAAATCGGTTTCAATAATGGTTTCACTTGTATTACTTGTCCCAGCGTCAAAAAAGGTCTGTTTGAAGTATGCTTCGTGTAATGAATTATCTTGATATATTAGTTGAGTAGAAACATTAGTATTTACATAATGTAATTCTATTTTTGTAGGGTCAAGTGTAAATCGGTAATCAACCGTAGCACCACCAAAATCAATAGACGAACCAACATTAGAGAGAAAACCTTGAAGAGTAGCAATTTTACTATCAGTTAGTATTTCTTTTGATGCTTTGATATATCCAGTAGCAACTTTTGGAGTTAAAAATATATCACCAGTCCCAGTTGAAGCAGTAGCATCAATAGTCAAATCCAAAACAGAAGTTTTTAGGGCGTTTCCGTTTAAATCTAAAGGTCTAAAAGAGTTGTTCTCATTATCAGCACCATTCAATCTAAAAACGAGGTTATTAACGCCATTAATCAAACTATAAAAATCTAACGCTCCGTCATGATTTAAAGGGGCGGTTGTTGTAGTAATAGTTGATTCAATCCTACCAAATGACCTTTTTATACCAGCACTATCTTTGGCGTTAAATTGAATACAAGAAACAATATCACCTACCGCACCATTTCGCCCACTCTTAAACATCTCAATAGACGGAACCCCAGTCGTATTTCCAGCAGTAGTATTTGTATTTTCTAACAGCAATAATTCGTCTGTTAAATAACCTACATTATTGGATTTTAAAGCAAGAGTTCCAGTATTGTAATCCAAATAATCAGCACTCGCTAATGAAGGAACAATCAATCTACCAGCAGAAGACAAATCCATATTATCAGAAACAATCGTGAGGTTTTGACTCGAAGATAACGCAAGATTTCGGTTAGTATTAATAGTATAATCCGTGTTAGTCGTATCAGTGTGATTAATACCGCTTACCTCGTATGTTGTTTCTTTTGTATAAGAACTAGCGAATCCACTATCGTATCTGTACAGTTGTAATCTTGGTTCAACATTATAAGTATCATTAATAAAATCACCTTGTTGTTGCATTTGAGCGATAGATTGATATAAAAGACCTCCTTGACTTGCGTAAAGTTGGTTAGAAACCGAAGTACCGCCTATTGCTGATTGAAATTGAGAAGTTGTTACTGCTGGATTAGCAGTAAAGTTTTCTAATCCAGATACAAATGTAGGATTCGCAGATAAAGATAATATATTTGCCGGTGAAGCACCATTACTAAAAGTAGCTATTTGATTAGAACCATTTAAACTAATAGACCCAGCAGTAGTAGGGTCATCTAATATCAAAGTATTATCTATTGTTGTTATTGTAGCCCCTACATTAAAATTGTCACTTACCATTAATAATTTTTGGTCAGTTGAAATAGTGAAATTGCTAGGAGTCGGAAAATTATCGTTGTGAGTAATACCACTTGCGCCACCACTTCCGTTATTAGATAAATTAATACTCAATTGATTATTGTACCCAAAATTGACTTGATTGTAAAAAGCAATTGTATCGTTTGTAATATCTACTTTTCTCTGCGCGATATTAGGAGTAGGGTTATTATCAGTATCTAAAATAGTGACACTGTCTTTATCAATTGTAGTTGATGTACTACCAATAATTCCGGTTCCTTCAATAATAGCGGATTTTTCATTTGCGGTATTACCAGCAGCTAGAACTTCATCTAAATTAGGTATACCAATATTTGCATAATTAATTACGTCAGCCCATGTAGCCGAAATTGTTGTAGGTCCTGTTGTTATTTGTGATAAATTACTAGTAGTAAAAGAGGTAGTAGTTCCTGTACCTGAAAAATCATTTAACAGTATCGCATTATTATTTAATGTAACAACATTTATTTCTGTTGGTGTAATACCATCTGATAATGTAATTTGTGGATTTGTTATCGGATTTATATTTATATAACCAGGAGTTGTTCCGGAAAAATCGTCCATTCTCATTTCTTTAACTCTTAATGCCCCACCATCTTCAATCCAAATTCCATCTAAGCCTGTCGGTAAAGTAAACCCAGGTGTTTGAGGAGTTAATGCCAAATAAGTTGGATCTATTCCATCGGAAACATACAAATTTCCGAAAATTTGTACATCTCCTGTATATCCAATTCCTGTATAGAGGGGTCCTGTAGGTCCTTGATAACTGCTTAAACTCCAAGGTGTACCACCAGTTGGGCCTGTAGGACCGTTGTATGCTGCTTGCATATATGTGACAATCATAGACGGAGATTCTGGATTATCATTTGGTACGACGCCGCTTGCTGGTAAAGTGGTTAAATAGATACTTGATGTTAACGCTTTAATGTAAAATTCTATGTAGTCTCCCGCATTTAGTGAGAGCAAATAATTCCAACTAACTATATTACCACCTGATTTGGTTGGAATATTTATCTGGCCATCTGTATCTGGAACATTTGTGCCATTTTTTTTTATGAATATATTTGCGGTTTCAACATTATTTCCGGTGGAGAGAGTAGTAAGTTGAGCTGAAAATTGAATGTTATATACTCCAGAGTAAGTATTATAAATGCGTGAAGTTGGAACACCAATATATATACCATTTGTAGCAGTTAAATCGGTTGAATTTATAGTAATGACCGTGGAGGTTCCAACAACAAATGGTCCCCTTGATGGAGTGGTGTCGTAAAAAGACCCGTAATAGCCAGTGGCACCACCAGCTCCTTGAAGACCTACAGGTCCTGTGGGTCCTGTAATGCCAGTTGGACCAGTTGGTCCGATTTCCCCAGTAGGACCAGTATTACCTATTACGCCAAATGAACTATGTATGTGTGAATAACTTGATGAACTTTCGTAGTAAGTCGTCAGTTGTCTATTTGTATTAACAGGATTATCAGCTAAAATTTTAACCACTAAAGAGGTATACCCTGCTAAACTTATGTATGGTAAATCCAGAGAGGCGGTATACTGTGCTATAGTGGTTGTTGTAATAGATACACTCGACGAGTCGCCTCCTAGTTGAGTTTCAACACCAAGTGCGGTTCTCCCAAAAAGCCGAAATTTTACTGATACCCCATTTGCTGTATTTAAACTAGCAAAAATACTTAAATCCCAGATACCAGGTGGAATAAACGTAGGACTATTTAATGCGGTTAAATAATTCGCAAAGGTTGTCACGGGTACATTGCTAATAATCCCGTTTACGTTTGTGATAACTGTTTGCTGAGCAGCAACTGATTGGGTTAATGATAATAAACTATATGTGCTAATTGCGGGGGATGGGGTCTGACTTTGATTCAAATACAATAAAAGTCCTGTTGAAGAACCCGGTTCACCTTGAATTCCCGTGGGTCCTGTAACCGTACTGTCAGCACCAGTTGGGCCTGTAACCGTACTTTGAGGACCTGTATAACCCGTTGGTCCCGTAACCGTACTTTGAGGACCTGTATAACCCGTTGGTCCCGTAACCGTACTGTCAGCACCTGTGTAACCCGTTGGTCCCGTAACCGTACTTTGAGGACCTGTATAACCAGTTGGTCCTGTGTAACCAGTTGGACCAGGTAATAAAGAAACGGTTGCCGAGTAAGGAGAAATACCGGTTGGACCATCCGCAGTCAATGTAAAAAAACTGGAATCAAATAATAAATTTCTTATGGGGAATGGGCCAGTTGTTCCTAAGGAACCAGTAGTACCAACGTTTAACGAACGAATTAAAGAATATGGAGGACCAGTAAAACCACTCATACCATTAAAACCCGGTGCCCAAAAGGCTTGTGCGACTAAATCAATCGTATTATCTAGTAAACTTCCAGTCGATTCAACACGCCAACCGGCACTACCAGTTGGTCCGGATGGGCCAGAAGGTCCTAATTGTCCAATATCATAAATAGCCGCAAATGGCGTCGCGAAGCCACCTGGGGCTTGAATAAAGTCGGAATCGTTCATTCCCATGGTTGCGCTGGTGCTTGTTAAAGTATTATGCATCACAATAGAGTTATTATTCATACAGTGTATCTCATAAAAAGGGCTTCCAGTACTTCCTAGTGAAAACTGGTTACTTACGGTTGGCAGGATACTTCCAGAGACCCAAACGATTGGACCTGTTACTCCTGTAGTAAGCCCAGGACCGGGATTTGGATCTGTATATAATGTTTCAGATATATAATAATTTCCTCCTGTATTAACAATCATGTTGCCGTAACCAGTACCACTAATAGCAAACGCTTCTCCCGTCATTCCTGTGTAACCGGTTGGTCCCGTAACCGTACTTTGAGTACCCGCAGGACCCGTTGGTCCAGTTGAACCGCTTCCCGAACCCGCAGGACCTGTATAACCCGTTGGTCCGGTTGAACCGACTCCCGGTCCCGCGGGTCCAGTGAATCCAGTATATCCAATTGGTCCAATAGAACCTCTTTGCCCCGTTGGTCCAGTTGGACCAATTGACCCTCTTCCTTTTATTTCGCAACATCGGTTTGAACCTAAACTGTAATATGACATTGGATAATATATAATATATATATAATTTTATAATACTTATATTAAAGTTTTCATAGTTTATTTAACTTTAATGTAAATTATTTTTATATCGCTTGAGTTTTTTGGACACAAACCCAAACAAAGCATTAGAGAGAAGCGACCCCAACATCCAATTGTGGTTGAACCAAAATTTAAATAACTTAAATTACTATGGGAATAAATAAACACTTGATAAATTTATGAACGGTACATTATTAACCAGTATTGGGTTGGACTCAAGTTTTGATAATTAATTAAAATAACGGATTTGAAACGATTTGTTAAAGTGAACGTGTTTGTAATCGAGCCCGTTTGTGTATCTAAAAATTGATAACCTGTTCCAGTAGTATCTAGAACAGCCGCGGGCGATACGTATATATACAAATAATAACCCAAAAAGCTCATAGATACCGAACCACTTCCACCAGTTTGACTGAATTCACCTCCAAAATATATATACGGATACGAATCTAAAATAGTGTTTACTTGTGCGTTTGTACCAAGATTCAAGGCTGAATCTATAATTGGTTCAAAACCGCTATTAGAAATAGTTAAATCTACTTTCGATACATAATTTAATTGTACGGCCCCGCCACTCGTTTGTGTAAAAAGCCCACTAACATATAAATTTGTATAAGGACTTCTACAGCTTAAACCATAAACTGAGTTGTCTAACCCTATATTACTACTGGGAAGTGTAATTATCTGAGTCCATGTATTTATTATTGGGTCCCAGACACCAATATAATTTAATTGAAACGACGTATTATTGGTGAAGCTAAAATCTCCCCCAACATATAAAAGTGTTCCATTGGTAGCCAATGCTCGAACTCTCCCATTTAATCCAATCTCACCTACTCCAGAATTATCGTAAATGAAAGGGTACCATGCTTCATTCACGGCGCTCCATTTCGCAATATAATTAAGTGTTATGAATGAACCATAACCAATTGTAAAATTGGTATTTAGAAAATCTCCCCCAACATAAAGGTCTAACCCTATAACCGTAAGCGCCAACACTTCTCCATTTAGTCCTGGTCCATGTTTGTATCGTAAATTGAACCACTTACTTCCATCAAAATATCCTACATTGTTTGCGGGTCGTTCTCCATTTACGCCATCATACCCAATTAAATTAAAATTACCACCTACATAAGTGTTATTATTAAAACTAGCATTATGATAAATGGAATACACTGTACCATTGGTTCCATTACTTGTTGAACTAGTTCCGATAAAAGACCACCCAGCTTTCCATATTACCGCATTATAGAACGGTCCAGAGAATGTGGTTATGCCATCATAATCGGCTCCTGTAAATGTTCCTCCTATATAATATTCGGCTGTATTGGGGTCATAACATATGGAACGAACTTGTCCATTTACCCCATTGCCGGTAGTTACGCTTAATTGATTCCAACCAAAGTTCCAAAATGCTATATTATACGCACTTAATCCTCCTATTCCAGTATAATCGGCTAGTGTAAAGTTTCCACCTACATAAACTCTGGCTCCATCGGAAGCAATCGCATTTATTGAACCATTTGTTCCATTTCCTCCACCTCCGGTTAGTTGGTTCCAAGAAGAACCGTCCCAATATGCGATGTAATTAGCCGAAAATACACCGGTTCCGCCGTTATAATCTACGATTATAAAATCACCCCCCACATATAATCTTGGTGAACTAATATCATAGTACAAAGCGTGAACAGCTTTGTTTGTGCCATTTTGTGTTGCGCTACTTCCAACAAACCCCCAAGAACCACCATTCCATGTGGCCAAACGATAAGTGGTAGGATTACTAGAAGTTGCACCATTAAAATCCGTTCCAATAAAATCACCGCCAATAAAAAACGAACCTGACCCATTTGAAATAATAGTATAAACGGGACCGTTTGTTCCATTTTCGGTTCCAACAGGTGAAAATGTTCCCACCCCTTTCCATACATAGTTACTTGAATCCCAATATGCTATGTTATAAAACTTTTTTCCGGAAACATTTAAAAATTCACCACCAATATATATAATTGAGCCATCAATTAATATGGTATACACAATACCTTCTACTCCATTTTGTAAAGTTCCTGAACCTGAACTGTAATCTTGTAAAGGCTCCCATGTTTCTAATAGTACATTATATCTCGCAACATTATTTGCTTGTTGACCACCAGCGCTCTGAAAGTCGCCACCAACATAAATATACGTTGAACCATCATACGCAAGCGAATATACGATACCATTAACACCATATGTAATACCTAATAAAGGGTTAAATGTATCATTAATGGCGTTGTATCTTGTTATACGCTGCAAGTCAACGCCGTTATTATCACTTTTAAAACGACCACCCGCATAAATATTTGTATTTAACCGTGTTATTGCGTTTACGGGACCGTCTAACCCGGGTTGTGGACCGTTACCAAAGCCAACTGGGTACCATACGTTCGTAGAAGCAGTATAAAAACCAATATTGTACATTAATACACCAACACCACTAAATTTAAATTCACCTCCCGCCCATAGTCTTTGAGTAAGAGAGTTGTAGTAAAGAGCAAACACGGAGGAATCAAGCCCGTTTTCTAATGAAAAATTATTATTATTTACATCTATTCCCATTACATGATTCTCAGGAGAAGCAAAAGCACCACCGGCAAAAGTATCTGTACCATTTGTTTCTAACGCATAAACTTTATCACTTGTGTTATTACTATTTGGGGAAGCAAAATAACCTGGCACAGAACCAGCAATATCATTAATATAAGTTACTTGCTGATCGGGAAATGAACCTGGCGAAACGGGCCAGGGTGTGGAAGTGACATATATTACCCCTGGATTATAATAACCAGTATCACCAGTTGGACCAGTATCACCCGTAGGACCTGTATACCCAGTTGGTCCCGTAACTGTACTTTCAGGACCTGTATACCCTGTTGGTCCCGTAACCGTACTAGCAGGACCTGTATAACCAGTTGGTCCCGTAACCGTACTTTCAGGACCTGTATAACCAGTTGGTCCCGTAACCGTACTTTCAGGACCTGTATAACCAGTTGGTCCCGTAACCGTACTTTGAGGACCTGTATAACCCGTTGGTCCCGTAACCGTACTTTGAGGACCTGTATAACCTGTTGGTCCGGTTGAACCACTTCCCGAACCCGCAGGACCTGTATAACCCGTTGGTCCGGTTGAACCACTTCCCGAACCCGCAGGACCTGTATAACCCGTTGGTCCGGTTGAACCGACTCCCGGTCCAGTGTATCCAATTGGTCCAATAGAGCCTCTTTGCCCGGTTGGTCCAGTTGGACCAACTGACCCTCTTCCTTTTATTTCGCAACATCGATTTGAACCTAAACTGTAGTATGACATTGTTATATATAGTTAATATAAATTAATATTAATTATACGAGTGTTAAACAATAAAACATTAACATTCGATTATGCGTGTTAAGAAGTTGGCAAACAGGACAAACAAAGCTTAATCTCTCCTAAACTAGCTACGTTATACTTTACCACCAACGGTAAGTCGTTTTCCAAATACAATTCAATTTGAGAACACAAATTCGTACACTTGATAAAATATCCCAGATTCTTGGAAGAAAATTCGCCTTGAATGATTTTGGAAGAATCTTGTTTCAAAACAAATCCCATGCTTCCGTCTGACTCGGCACGATGTATCTCTGCCGATGCGAATTGACCTGAACACTTGAAAATCAATTCATTTCCAACCGATTTAATCTCCAGTTTATCAGAGATGCACGAGAGGTCACGAATAATTTTCTGGAAATCCGCAGAAGGTAAATTAATAATCGACGAGAATTTTACATTGGGGTAAACCAGCTCTTCCGGTTCAGGCTCAATTAGCCGTAGCTTCTGAGTTTTACACTGCTTTATCTCTCCATTCTCGAATTTTAATGCTAAATGGGATACAACGCCTTCCACATAGTCCCCATTTTCAATGTAAATGGTTAAGGTGTCATCATTATCAATCGAATTAATTAATTTGAACAAGTGAAACATGTTGACTCCGATAATAATTTTCTCCTTCTTGCACTCGTAAAACTCAAAGTTCTTCGCAGCCAAATGTAAATACGCCAAAATCGTATGTGACTTGTCCATATTAATAATACGTATACCATCTGGTTGAAATGTGATGTTCGTCTCCAGCAAAATATCCTTGAGAGCCGTCATTAATGTTCTAAATGGAGCGATTTGAACCGTTTTTATGGTTAATACATTGTTTTCGTTGGTAAACCCTTCACTATTCGAATTCATATTGGCCATTATATATTGTCTAACTATATTAGCCTTTAAATTTAACCTTTAAATACTTATGTGATTAAATAATAAAAATAGAATAGTCAATATCTTTTATTGTTCTATTTTTATTTGAATGTTTGAGAGAGAAACAAAAGTGTAGCCGTTGGATTCAGATTAAGTATTTGAAAATTATGGGATTCTTTGTTTGGTTTCTCTCTTCTCTAATAATTCAAAAAGGTTTATGGAATAGTTTCTAGTTTCCAAACTTGTAACTCTCTTTTCAAAATAAAAGAAGAGAGAAACAGAAGCATAGCCGTTGGAATCAGAATAAGTATTTGAATTTATAGGATTCTTTGTGGGGTTTCTCTCTACTTTTAATTTTGGAGAAGGATAATTAGCTTGGATTCTCAAGTTTAAATTGAAAACTAAAACAATCAAACACTTAAAGATAATGCGTTAGTGTAGTTTAAATAACCCAAGTAAAACATGGAGCCGACTTCCGCAGATGCGATTCGACTGAAATGCGAGGAAAGTATAAACAAACTTTTGTTAAAATTTGAAGGAAATGATTACATGCTACAACGCATTCACAATAACATTGTGAATTATTTACCCATTACACTCGAGTACGAACTAAAAAATCACGAGAAAAGAATCACCCGAAACAATTTCTTGACCAAGGAACAACAGCTTTTTATTCAAGTGTTTTTAAGTCAAAACCACTTTTATTATCTACCCAATAACAATTACTTTTACGAGTATAATGGAGTTAACTACACCATTGTAAAAGAAGACGATATTATTCACAAGTTGTTAACCAATATCTCCCGCGACAGAGTATTGTTGGATTGGAAACATCGAACCAAGTTTAATATTGTAAAACAAATTAGAGAGAAAAGTCTTTTCACCACCATCCCAGAGTCCAATACGATTCAAAGTGTTTTGAATGTTTTGTATCCGCATATTTTTACCACCAAAAATCAAGCCAAATACTTTTTAACCGTTCTAGGGGATAATATACTGCGAAAAAACGCCAATTTAATTTTTTTGGTCAGTCCCAAAATAAAAAATATCTTGAATGAGATTGACAGTATTTCTTATATTACGATTGGCTTCACAAACATCACCAATAATTTCATGACCAAGTATCATGAGAACCACTCATATGAGTCGTGCCGATTAATACAAATAAACGAAAGTTCTTCCGTGGAGATGTGGAAAGAAACGCTCAAAAAGAAGGGTCTGGACTTAATTTGCGTCGCGTCACACTACTCTAACCGTTACGAGAGCTCCGATAATTTTATTGATACCAAGGCAGACGAAGATTTTAAAAATTATGCGTACTATTTGAAAAACATGACACAGCAGGAAGTCGTGGAAAAGTTCGCGACTCGGTACTTTCAACCCGTGGTGGGGGACAATAAATCGCAAATTGGTTGGAAACACGTTCACTTTATGTGGAAACAATATCTCTCCTCTTTATCTTTGCCAAACATGATTTATTCTTATACATTGAAAAATATATTAAAAGGCATGTATGCGTTCGACGAGGCGTCCGACACATTTAATAACATTATTAGCAAATATCTTCCCGTGGAAAGTGACTTTTTAAAGTTTTGGGAATCTACCATTGTTCAAGAAAAAGAAGAGACGGAAACAGAAGCAGAGGCTACTTATGGGACGGGCGAACTGGAACTAGATGAAGTTTGTATGCTATTTAAAAGTTGGGTAAAATCACAAAAAAATCAGGACGATATTGTGCTGTCCAATGGGAACATCACCGAAGACACGGTTTTGAAAATAATCAAACATTTTTTCCCTACAGTAGAAATAGAAGAAGATAAGTATGTTCTTTCCGTGACGTGTTCCATGTGGAATAAATCCAAGGATATTGAGAAATCCATTCAGTTTATAAAGCAAGAGATTCAATTTGGACAAAATCTTGCTTTAATTTCATTTGACGATGCGTATCAATTATATTGTAAATTTTGTACATTGAAATCGTACAAGTACATAATTAGTAAACGATATTTTGAAAAGTATTTGGTTTTTCGACTCAGTGAACACATTGTTTACGATAGGTTTATTGAGACGGACTGGCTAATTAATCACATGTAACAATGGGAAAATGGTATTTTTAAAGTGATTCAGGGGAGAGAGCATACATTCCACCAGTCATATTACGTCTTGAGCCACGCCTTCTTCTTCTGCGGTGTGCCATAGTTCCCAACTTCACGTATCCAAACTTGCCCTTCTTGGTTCCGTAACCTGCCTTAACCAATCGGTTTTCCCTCTTTGCGGTGGAATGTTTGGCCTTCGAAACAACGCGGCCATGTTTATTCATCATGAGATGGCTTTTGGTTAATCCGCCGCTGGTCTTGTATGCGGTTCCGTGCCACACCTGAGCGCGAGAACCACTTAGTAATTCAAAGTTGTGTCCACTAACCACATATTTTCCGCTGGAGCTTTTAGTATAACGAGTCATCTTGTTTATATATTTAAGAAGAGAGAAAATATTTATTTTTGCTAAAAGAAAATATTATATTAGAAAATAAAACAATACTCAACGTCTAAAAACGATTTCTCAGTGGGGCTCCACTCCCACCCACTTGTCCTTCGACTTTGCCTAAATAATTAATAACTGGTGGGCCGTCATAGTTTCCGAATTGTGTGCCTCCCCCCACCGCAGAACGAATCGTTTGAGAAATCCGCATCGCTCTTGATAAGTTAGTTAACGTTGCTTGAGAGGTAAACTGTTTGTACTCATTGGTAACACATCCGCACCACACACCTCTTGCGTATTCCTCCAATATTTTATTATAATTATTTACTTTTGCGGAGTTAGTACGGTTACGTTTCGGAAACATTCTTTATTTATAAATATTCTCTCTAAATATATTGTTTTACTCTTTTCTCTCTCTGAATCATTTTTAGATTTCTATTTATTTAAAAATCATTTTTAAAGAAAAATGGAAGTTATCGTCGCAGATGAATTGGCTCAAAAGTACCAACAGAAAACGGACCGTGAACATATTTTGTCCACTCCAGACACCTATATCGGCTCCGTAGAGCAAATCGAGGATATTCATTGGATTCTAAGCGAGGATGGAAGCAAAATTATTTCTAAAACGATTCAAACGGTTCCTGGGCTATTCAAGTTATTTGATGAGGGAATCGTCAACTGCCGCGACCACGTGATGCGAATGTCCCAAGCATTGGCCAATGGCGCAGCAAACGCAGTTCCCGTTAATAACATTGAAGTATCCATTTTGGATGACGGTACTATTGTTATGATGAATGACGGTAACGGTATTGACGTCGCCGAGCACCCAGAGTACAAAATATGGATTCCGGAATTGATTTTTGGACACCTGAGGACTTCGACGAATTATGACAAGACTGAGAAGAAGATTATTGGTGGTAAAAACGGATTTGGGTTCAAGTTGGTGCTAATTTGGTCTACTTTTGGGTCCGTCGAAACCGTAGACCATGTACGTGGATTGAAGTACTACCAAGAATTCAAGAATAATTTGGACGAGATTTGTGCTCCGGTTATTAAGCCGTGTAAGACAAAACCATACACCAAAATTACGTTTAAACCGGACTACGCACGATTCGGCATTCCTGGATTGAGTCCAGACATTCTGGCCTTGTTGAAGAAACGTGTTTACGATATTGCGGCGGTAACGGACAAGAGTCTGCGAGTCAAGTTTAACTCTATCCTGGTTCCGATTCGCACATTTCAGCAATACATTGACATGTACATTGGCGCAGCTCCAAGAGTGTATGACAAAGATGGGGAACGTTGGGAATATGCGGTCGCATTGTCGCCTACCAATGAATTTATTCAAGTCTCTTTTGTAAATGGCATTCACACTTCCAAGGGTGGCAAGCATGTAGAGTACATTTTGAATCAGGTCACACGAAAATTGGTTGATTTTATTGAGAAGAAACGAAAGGTCAGAGTGAATCCCAATAGTATTAAAGAACAATTAATCTTATTATTGAGATGCGATGTTGAGAACCCAGCATTTGATAGTCAGACCAAAGATTACATGAATACACCTTCTGCGAAGTTTGGTTCTAAATGCGATGTTTCTGACAAGTTTATTGAAAAAGTGGCGAAAATGGGCGTGATGGATACAGCGTGTGCGATTACCAACGTCAAAGATACGAAACTTGCTCAAAAATCCGATGGAGTAAAGTCCAAAAACATTCGAGGTATTCCTAAACTGACCGACGCGAACTGGGCAGGCACGGATAAATCGAGTCAGTGTATTATTATCTTTTGCGAGGGGGATTCTGCGAAAGCGGGTATTATTTCTGGATTATCTTCCGAGGATAGAAACACCATTGGTATTTATCCCATGAAGGGGAAAATTCTTAACGTACGTGGAGAACTCCCCACCAAAATCTCGCAAAACAAAGAAATTACCGAAATTAAACAAATCCTTGGTTTAAAGATGGGCAAACAGTATACCGGAGAAGATGCGTTGAAAACACTTCGATACGGCAAAGTACTCTTTATGACGGACCAAGATTTGGATGGGTCACACATCAAAGGACTTTGTTTAAACTTGTTTCAGTCCGAATGGCCAAGTCTAGCCGAAATTCCTGGTTTTATTGGGTTTATGAATACTCCCATTCTGAAAGCCACCAAATCCGCGAGTACCTTGATGTTTTATCATGATGGAGAATACAATGAGTGGAAATCTATTACTCCTGACGCAAACACTTGGAAAATTAAGTACTACAAAGGTCTTGGTACAAGCACAAGCAAAGAGTTCCGCGAATACTTTCAACAGAAAAAGATTGTCGGGTTTCAACACAATGGCCTTCCTAGCAACGATGCGATTGACATGGTATTCAACAAAAAACGCGCGGATGACCGTAAGAAGTGGTTAGACGGTTACGACCGCGAATTGTTTTTGGATACGAACCAGTCTTTGGTGACTTATGAGTCGTTTATTCATCGCGAGTTGATTCACTTTTCCAAATATGATTGTGACCGCAGCATTCCTAACTTGATGGATGGACTGAAAACGAGCTTGCGAAAAATATTATTTGCGGCATTCAAAAAGAACTTGAACAGTGAAATCAAAGTCGCCCAGTTTAGTGGGTACGTTTCCGAAAATGCTTGCTACCATCATGGCGAGGCGAGCTTAAATGGTGCCATCGTCGGCATGGCCCAGAACTTTGTCGGCTCAAACAATATTAACTTGTTATTACCTCTTGGTCAGTTTGGCTCCAGATTACAAGGTGGTAACGACTCGGCCTCCGAGCGATACATTTTCACCCAATTAAATCCGTTGACTCGACGTATTTTTCCTGCCGTGGATGACCACATTCTGAACTATTTGAATGATGATGGCACCTTGGTAGAACCTCTGTTTTATGTTCCTATTATCCCAATGATTTTGGTGAATGGTTCCAAAGGAATTGGCACGGGATTTTCTACGGACATTATGTGTTATGACCCGTCTGATATTATCAAATACTTGCTTTTTAAATTGATGAACCCAGAGGTGATGGAGATTCCCGCTGAGCCACTCGTGCCTTATTACGAAGGATTTCGTGGAACCGTCACGCATATCGGCGACCAAAAGTTCTTGTTTAAAGGCATTTACGAAACGGTTGGTCCTGACAAGATTGTGGTCACTGAACTGCCCGTTGGGTTTTGGACACAAGATTTTAAAGAACATCTTGAAAATTTGGTGGAACCTCCCGCCAACAAGGAGGGTGTGAAACAGCCCGCGTTAGTACGAGACTTTGACGACATGAGTAGCGACACCGTTGTTCGTTTTACCATAACGTTTGCGAAGGGCAAATTAGAAGAATTGGAAGCCGCGCACTTAGACCATGATTGTAATGGGGTTCAGAAACTGCTGAAGTTGTTCAGTACCAATTCGACCACCAACATGCACTTGTTTGATGCCGAGGACAAACTGAAAAAGTATAGTAGTGTCTATGAAATCATGGATGACTATTTTGGGACTCGTCTACAAATGTACCAAACTCGCAAAGAATTCTTGGTGAATGCGATTCAAAAAGAGTTGGTTCTTTTGTCCAACAAAGCTAGGTATCTGGAAGAAGTCTTAAGTGGAGTGGTGGATTTAAGACGAAAAACGCGTGCCGAGGTTAGTGAGTTGTTATCGTCTCGTGACTACAACGTAGTTGAAGAAGATGGCGATTTTAAGTATTTAACCAAGATGCCAATGGACTCGGTAACTTCAGAAAATGTTACAAAGCTGAACCGCGAATTTCAAACCAAGCAAACGGAACTTGAAGTGTTGAAAATAACTTCGGACAGACAAATGTGGATTCAAGAACTTACTGCGTTAACAAGTGCGTATTCGGAATACAAGCAGGGTCGCGAGCGACTTCAAGCGGGAGCCGGTGAGGATATTAAAAGCAAGAAACGTTCGGCGACGAAATCCAATGTAGTAGTTAACAAGAAGGTGAAGCCTTTAGTAGATTTACTTTAATTTGTAGTGTTTTTAAATAAATATCTTATTGCTCATTTAAATATTATAGTATGTTAAATATATAAATGAATAGTTTTAAAGTTTTTGGAAGTAATGCTCCTACGTATGGTACTAGTAGTACCGTTATTACCGCAAAAGAAAAAGCCGCTGAAGCCAAGGCCGCCAAGATTGCAGCCGCCGAGAAAGCAAGAAAAGACGCGGAGGACTTGGCTGCACAACGTGCTAGAGACAGCGCAAATGTAAAGGCTGGATTAGTACAAATAAACGCAACACATGGGCTCGAGTATGACCCAAATACGCGTACATATAAAGGCGGAAAAAGAAAAAGACATACTAGACGCTCTCGTAAAAATAAAACCAAACGCAGGAAAACTCGCCGCCGACGCTAATTAATACTTAGAACCACGGCTTCAGTTGTAATTCTCGGTCCGAATTATTTGCCATGACTGGATGAGCAATTGGCACCACTAATGTGCTCGCGTCATCGATGTATTTCATATACCCTTGCGCTTCGGAGTATACTTGTTGAATACAAAAGTTCAATACCATTTTATTTAATTCTTCAACTTGAGAAGAGATATGCGCAGATTGATTCGCCGCATGTTGTAAAAACACACTTCGCATAACAGTTTTCAAGGAATCACAGTCCTGTTCGCCGATGGTATATTGGCTGTTGGATTTCTTATAGACACCGGCTCGTATTCCATTTTGAAGAATTCGAATGTTCCCTTGAGAGAAAAAAACCGTCGACAACATCGTTTCATCCCATAAACCAGCCGTGGGGTTTCTATAGGTAGAGCATTGATGAGCCGGAATCTTGTCGTACATTTGAAATAGGCTAGAAGTGTTTGGGCTCTTAATATCCACGCGTCCGTTGGAATAGTTTGTGTTGGCTCTCATGATTGTATAAGAATATATAGTATATTTAGATACAAAAAAAATAAATATATTTATTTTATATAAAATAGAATATATATATAATTAATGGAAGGGTTTCAAAAAATTGTGATAATTACTGCTGCGGTAATCTTATTGTTTTCGCTCGTATTTATGAGTATTGCTATTATAAATGGGTCTGGCGAGACGTGGCCACCGGTGACGGCAGACTGCCCAGACTGGTGGATCATTGATGGCTCTGGAAATAAGTCGACCTGTATTAATATAAAGGATTTAGGAACCTGTGCGTCACAACATACAGGACAAAATAAACACCAAACGATGAATTTTAATACTGGAATATACAGTGGCTCAAACGGAAATTGTAATAAATATACCTGGGCAAACAAATGTAACGTGAGTTGGGATGGAATCACTTACGGGGTGGAAAACCCTTGTTCTACCACGACCTAAATATATTCAAAAAATGTCTTCTTATTCTCTTCTCTCTCTATAAAATATTTAAAATCCAAAAGGATACCTTGATTTTTAATATTTGATATAATGTATATATAAAACATATATGATGAAACAAATTATGCTTTGGTATAAAAACAATAGGTCTTTTGTTTTACTCATTGTATTTTTTTTTGTAACCAGCATGGTGTATAGCCATTTTACTTCGTTTGAAAAAATAATTACCGTGAAAGAAAAAGACTCGATGAGAAGCGGAAAATACGGCCAAAATATTATCGCCGATACAGATGGGAATGTTTATACAGTTTCCAACTCTGTATTCTATGATTTTTTTACTGCGATGGAGTTATTTGCAAAAATAGAACTAAATCAAGCTTATAAAATTAAGGGATTCGGATACAGAATTCCAGTCCTAGGTATATACCCAAATATTATTAGTGCCTCTAAAGTGTAAAAAGTAACAGGCTGAGTTGTGAATTTATTTTTCTGCCATTAATATATATATAACATGTGTTGGAATGCGGATGTTTCTTTAAATACATTTATGTTTAGTATTTTTGTACTTGTACTTGTGATTTATAATAATCGTTACACGAAATATAAAATACATCATTTTAATAACGAGTGGTTATATGTATTTTTTGTGTTGGCGAGTTCTATGCAGCTTGTTGAGTTTTTTCTCTGGAAAAATCTAAAAAATCAATATTATAATAAAATATTTACAATATGTGCTTTTGTTCTAGTTTATTGCCAACCTATTGCTTCGCTTATGCTATTGAGTAACGTTTTGATTAGAAACGTACTTCTGACGTTATATCTTGGGTTTGGAATTCCTTATGTCTTTTACACAATTTATACTAAAAAGTTTGCTTCTTATGTCTCCAAGTCTGGAAACTTGGCATGGAATATCGACATTAGCACTTTTTCTTTTTCGGCTTGGTTATTTCTATTATTATTTAGTTTTGTTTATGAACAAAAATGGGGCTTTGTTTTATTTGCGATAATAACCTTTTTAATATTTCTTTATAAAGAAGTAGCAACTTCCGGGTCTGTATGGTGTTGGTTCATAAATAGTGTATCGGTTTACTTCGCAGTGTACTTGTTGTTTTACTTGCCATTTTATGAAAATAAACAAGTTTGTTAGAAAAATAAAACAAGAAATTACAATAATATGAATAATATTTTATTAAAAATATATTTAACACACAATGACACCGTAAAAATTTAAAATACTTATTCCCAGTGCGTGTCTTTTTTCCCGCCATCATATTCTTTGCCATGTCCTTCCCGAATCATTATGGTATTGATTGACTCCACATCCACGTCATTATAAACCGTGCCAAGCACTCGTCCGTATTTGTCAAAATCGCCGCAAACCACCCTAACCAACCCAGATGCGTTGGATGAAAGAAGCTGAGCAAGTCTCTGTTTGGCCAGCAAAGCCAATTCTTTCTCTTTCTCTCTATTTGGATTTTTTAAAGATGGTTTCATTTCGGGAGAATCGTATCCTAAACAACGACACTTCCACTTTACAATTTCATTTCCTTGTTTAAAACATATGCTAAACGTATCTCCGTCGTAAATATCGCACGGCTTCGCCGTGATGACCCGGCCCTTGAATGTAAAGTGCGGAATTGTACTTGTATCAAGACTACTTAAAGAAAAGGACGTTTCTTTTGTAGACAAAGATACTTCTTCCGTGTCGTCGCTTTTTGTAAACAAGCAACCCATTTTTGACAAAATAAAGTTTAATGATTCCTCAAAAATAAAATTCCATATCCGCGAATAAAGTAGAGAGAAACTTGAATGAATATATTTTTCAAATACTTAATAGAGAGAGAACCTGCGTCAACCTATTTTATAAACCCAATTTCATTATCTAATCTTTCCAAAAATGTCGGGTAAAACAGAACAAGTATATTTTCCTGACGCATTATGGTCAATAGTGAAATGTTTCCTTTTTACTCTTCCAGTGTGTATACTGTGCGCAACACAAAAGCCAAAGTCTCGTCATGACAATGTCCAATCTGGCTCCATGCTAACAAACCGGGGGAAATATTTGTGTAGATGTGTACGTAACTCAGACGGGTCATTAACATTTTCTTATGCGTGTACTCGACACTATGCTTTAAACAACCCAATGAAAATAAAACTGGCACAAAAGGAAATGTTTTACAGAGCTCGAGAACTGGTAACTCACTACAAAGTAAGTACGAAAGAACTAAGAATCAATATTTCCACCAATTTAACCAAAGAGGACTTAATGCGACTATTATGCTCTCGCAGAAGCAAGGAAGATGTCGGAAAAGAGGTTTTAAGACTATGTAAAATTGGATTGTAATTTATTATCGGAAAACGTTTAAAATTATTACTATATGTCATTTTAGTATAAAAGATAAATATATGGAGGTTTCTGCGTTACCATCCGACATTATTAAATTAATTAAATTATATTTGCCTAATCGTATTTTATTATTTTTAAATAAAACATACTACTTATCGTTTCACTATATGGTGAAAGATATATTGCTACCTTATCACCAATCGCAATACATTCGCAAGACAATTCGGCAGGACCACGAGTTTGTGTTTAAACAAATTATTCATGAACGATTTGCGGACTGGTTTTTACTAAAAAATTATCAATCTGGCACGACCATATATACGAGTTATCTCTATTTTATTAAAGCCTATTGTTTACAGCAGGATGCGCCAAAATGTTGGAAAACACTAAATGATTTCTTAAAGAAACTAGGTTTATGTCAAAATCAACATAAAAAGAATACAACTAGAAATGTAACATGGAAACCATAGATTTTAATCAAATCTTCCAACGTGAAGAAAAAGAATCACAAGTAATAAGTATTTTAAAAAACTTTGAACTCAATAAAAAAAATATGTTATTTAAGAAAGGTATTTATATTTATGGCGATCCTGGCTCAGGCAAAACTCGTTTCGTCATTGATATTTTAAATAAATTAAATTACGATATTATTAAGTATGATGCGGGAGATATTCGAAACAAGTCCATCATTGAGAACATTACAAAACATAATATGTCGGATAAAAATATTATGAGTTTATTTAACAATCAGGTGAAAAAAATAGCCATTATTATGGACGAAATCGATGGCATGAACAATGGCGATAAAGGTGGTATTAACACACTCATTAAGCTGATACGACCTAAAAAAACCAAAAAACAAAAGTTGGAAGAAGTAACCATGAACCCCATTATTTGTATAGGAAATTATCATATTGACAAGAAAATTAAAGAGTTGATGAAAGTATGTAATGTCATTGAACTCCACACGCCTACGGTATCCCAAATCTCTCTTATCATTGATAAACTTATCCCCACGGTGGAGGATAATATTAGAACCAAATTAGTTCATTATGTTCAGGGGGACATTCGGAAACTAACCAGGTTTTATCAAATTTATGAAAAGTCCCCCGACATTTTTTACGATAATATTATTGACAATGTGTGTCAACTAAAATCATACAATGACGACACAAAGAAAATAACGAGCAAACTAATGAACACGAATTATGGGATGGACAAACATCACATTGTCATGAATGAAACGGACAGAACCATTGTTGGGCTCTTATGGCATGAGAATATCATTGATGTATTTGGTAAAATGAGTAAAGCCGATTCCATTCCTTTTTACATTAAACAGTTGGATAACATGTGTTTTGCCGACTACATTGACCGAATTACGTTTCAAAAACAAATATGGCAATTCAATGAAATGAGCTCTCTCATAAAAACTTTCAAGAACAATAAACTATATCACGAGTATTTTAGTAATAACAAATACAAAAGTAATCCTGCCGACATTCGATTTACCAAAGTACTAACCAAATACTCTACGGAATTTAACAATTATATTTTTATTCAAAACTTATGTCAACTGCTGGGGATGGATAAAAAGGATATATTCTCGTTCTTTTCCGAGATAAGAAATAAATATGATGACGCGGCGATGGCCTTATTGTTTGAAAATTATGAAATCAACAAGTTAGATATTAATCGAATATATCGATACTTGGATAAATATACCAAGGCGGATTGTGCCGACGAGGCAGAAATAATAATTGAAGAAGACATAGAGTCCATCAACCTGGATTACCTACCAGAGGAATAATTTATTTGGAATAACGTTTCTTCCTTGTCCCCTTCCTCCGTCTTTTTCTTGTGGTTGCGATTCTTTTTCTTGCGGTTTTTCGTCGCTTTCCTCTTCTTTTTTTACGCGTACCTCCTCCTCTTCCATAAGGTTGGAAAACCTCAATTTGCGTGTCATTTTTTATACCTTTTGAAGCTATTGTCTCTTCCGCGATATCAGAAAAAAAACGTTGTCCATAGTTTGGGATTACAAACTTTTCAAACACAGGAAATTCTGCGTCTTCCAATTTATTAGTTATATCACGAAAAGTCTGATTACCACGAACTAAAAGCGTAGCCGTTCGTCCAGTACCTAGATGTTTTACGAAGAGTCTAAATTCTGGATACTGTCGGTGCATCTCTTCTAGTTTTCTTTCATGTTCCCGGCGTTCTTCATCTTTTGCACGACCACTCAAAATATGATGTTTCTCTGTATAAGGTAGACTATTTAGCAGGGCTTCATCTCCTCTTTCCATGACATGTTTTGCCGTCTCCGTAGTTTTTTCCCATTTGTCATTTACATAATCCGACACGTTGTCTTTTGTGTTTTGCCAACATTCGTCAAATTCTTCCTTTTTCTCTTCAAAACATTCTTTTACACCTGATTCGTCCACTTTAGCTCCCACTTCATATTTACACAGTTGAATCCCGTTTTTCATACTTTCCGCACAATCTTTTAAAACCTTATTGACTTCCGGAAATGGTTCTGGTCCGGATGGTTGCCTTAGTTTATCCAGGTAGGCCCCTTGGGCCCTTAGGACATCATCGGGCAAAATATTAGGATAACTAGGAACATAATCAATGGGCCTATACCGCTTAGGAGGCATAGGATTTGGGTTAAACATAAGATTCACCTGGTTTTATATTAATATACGCACATATTTTATATTTTTACTAAATATTTTTATCAATTTTCCTTTCTCTGCTGAAGATAATCTTCTCGTTGTTGTTGTTTTAGTCTCCATCTAAATTTGGCGTCATCGCTCACTACTTCCCCATGATGTCTCTCATAATGAGTGGGAGAATTATAAAACAACGTCAACGGTCCTGACTCGAACTCTCCTGTCGCAATCGTCACCTTATAGAACAAATCTTCATCCATGCTACCCACTATACTTCTGGTGAACTCGCCCGTTTCCGCGTTTTTAATATTTGAACCTTGTGAACTACTGGGGAATACCACAATGTCTTTTTCTTTTCTTCGTAACACTTGACACAATTTGTTCAATTTTTTGAATTGACCAAGAGCCTGTTGCTGGTACTGATTCTGTTCCATTAAATCACGTTCGAAATCCATCTTTTATAAATATTAAATTACTTATGTTTTAATATTTACTATTATTTGCTTCCCTTTATATTACATTTTTGAGAAACTATATTTCTTTCCTTTTTCTCTCTTGTATTTGAAGCTTTATAAGCGAAGACATTTTGTCTTCTAGATATTTATTCTTATTTTTCAGCAAATTATTTTCTACGGTTAGTTCTTGTACCAAAACAGTCATATCGTTCATTTTGCGTATCATCTGCTGTTGTTGTTCTAACTGTTGTTGTTTCTGATGTTCTTCAATCATGGCCGCTCGTTGTTCCTTTAAATCTTCAATTTGTTGAAGCACTTCCGGTTTGTGCTCTGGTCTGCCTGGTTCGTAGTCTTTTAAAAGTTCATCCACTTTTTCCATGAAAAAGACTCGTAATGGCTCCTCCTTGATAAAATCTTCTACCTTTTTATCTGACACACCCATAAACTGGTTTGGCGATTCCAATAATATCTTCTTATCAAATGAGTTATGGTCATGAGAGAAAACCAGAATCGATTTCACTGGGTCCAACTGCGCAAATGGAATGGTATACTCTTTTAAGAAAAACCGTTCCTCCGCGACGGATGCGTTATCTTCAAAACAAGTCATGCGCAATAACTCTCGGCGAAACGCAAACGTTGCCGCCGTGGAGTGATTCGGTCCATAAGGTCCAAAACGATACATCTGGCAAATATGCTTAAAATAAACATGCATTTCACTCGACCCCGCACACAATGCGTGAGGATTAGAACGTAAAACTTCGACCGCATGACTTACTCTCTCTGGAGGATAATAATCATCATCATCCATATTTACAATAATGTCCCCACGTGACTTCTCATGGGCCAAATTTCTTTTTCGACCCAACGTCATTTTCGTATCATATTTAAAATACTTAATTTGAGGTATATGAGAGACCAGGTCTTCGATTTTATCGGTGCCATCATCTATGATGATCCACTCCATCAGATGTTTTGGGTAGGTTTGATTTTCAAAGCACATTATCATATATTTAATAAAAGGTCTACGATTAAAAGTAGGAGTACAAATACTTATAAACGGATGTTTTTTCATTTTAAAGTTCATTTAAACAATCATATTGTAAAGTTTTTAAGTGATAACCGAAAAAAGTTATTTCCTTTTCTTAAGTTTTGACCCAACTCGTCTTATCTCTCGTACTAATCGTTTTCCACCGACTTGTACTTGGGAAAGCTCAATATTTCCGTCAGAGCCACCTCCTTCCTTGACACATGTTCGTACAACTGGTTTGGTTCCTAATTTGGTTAATGGGGATAAATTCGGGTCTTTGAATGGTGTAAATATAGTAAAAATTTTTCCGAATGCGACAAGACCCATTAGAATGGCGGATGGAATCAAAACATCTGGTTCAAAAATAGTGGCCATTATAGCAAACAAAATCAAACACATTAGCGCCGCAATTATAAATTTGTACGTGGTGACCACTTTCATGAATGTCTTTAAAGGCGTAATAGGATTGTCTTTTGTTTCTCGTCCGGTTTCTTTTCCGTCTTTGTCTACGGTGACGGTTACTTCTGTTATCGTGGCGTTAAAATATAATATAGTTAACATCGCAGAACACATCGAGAAAAAAGACAATAAAACAAACAGCCCTGTGAATAAACCAAAGAAGAATACCATACCAAAGACAAACAGTAGTAGCCATGGAGTAAAGGAAAACAACGAAGAGTCTTCCCATTTATTCTTAACCCGTTCTTTAAAAAACCACTTCATATTAGAGACCCACGAGTACATCGAGTTAAAGAATCCAAGTAGCACCATGACCAGAAAAAGAACAAAAAAGGTAACTGGTGGTCCCATAATTAAAATAAGTATTTCAGGAATTTGATTTAAGAAACTGAAATACAATCCCAAACAGGTCATATGAAACATCAAGTTATCAATAATTACACTTGCCGCGTACTGCCCCACGACACTTGAATTATCATCCTTCTTATAAGCCAACAACATGTCAAACAACTGATATTTTTTGTTTTGCTCATAATCCAAATGAAACTTTTCAGACATGTCTGGGTTGAAAATCCCGCCACTGGTAAAAATGTCTAATGTTACCTTTCCACTATTTCCCTTCTCCGATGGTTCAAACTTACCAATGTTAGTTGTAAACGGATAACAATTTTCTTTTGGCAACATGTCAGATTGACCTACCTTACAACTGAAAAGTACAAAGCCAGAAAAAATAGCATACACCAAAGGCACAAGTATAGTACTAATATACTTGCCAAATTTTTTAAATTTTTCTTTATCGGATTGAGAATCAGAACTACCACTTTTATCATCAATGGCGGAAGTATCGGACATTTTATTGTATAGGTTTCTGTTTTAATATATACATAAAATATTGTATCGAAAAATTTACTAAAGATGATTTTTTTTTAATTTAATATATACTGCTTATATATTAAGTTAAATTTTATGGACAAAAGCCATTCCTCTACTATTCAATTAGCTTTAATTAGCTTCCTATTATTCGTTCTAATATTTAAATGGATTCATTTCTTATTTACTAACAACTATGTTCGCGACAAAGAAGGAATGGTTTCCACCATTCAAGAAGACGATAGCACTACTCACACCGTTAATATGCCACTGAACACCACCGTCAGTTGTAAAAATATGTGCGGTCCTCCTAATAGATGCTCCATAACGGGTCAACAATGTATGGCAGACATTGATTGTCCTGGATGCGAACAACCTACCACGGAGACCGGCGACAATAAACCGACCCAAGAATCGGTAGGAGAAAATGACTCCGGCAAACTGACTACCGCCATGACTCCTAATTATTCTGAACTTACCTCGGATATTGGTTCCCGTGCTAGACTTATCACCGCAGACAAATATGAAAAATCCATGTCCCCTTATAGAGGCATAAATACTTGGAGTGCGCAATTTAATTTAAGCCGAAAATTATTCGACGACCGCTACAAACCTGCCGGACTAAAAGGCATGCCTTCCTACCGAAAACAATATTCTATGACTGGGACGTTCGATGAAGAGGGTCCGTTGGCATCGAATTCTTATTTGTCCTAAAAAGAAAAGACATCTTAAAATTGTTTTTTAATGGTTACTTCTTTGGCGATTTTCCGAATTATCTTGTTGGCCTTCTCGTCGTCGTTGTCTCCGGAACCACCCATGGCCTCGATTACCATATGGCTGTACTTGTCACTTAAATGAGAGTCGCTTCGCTTACAATCCGGGTTTTGAGTTTTCCAAACGGGAAGCATTTTAATGTTTTTATGAGCAATTTGTTTCAGGGCCTTTTTCATTTTCGTATTCTCCGCATCCTCCTTTTCCCATTTATTATCATCCTTCACGTACATACTTTCTCTCTTCAAATCACTACAATGAACAGGTCTTTCGCATTCTTCTAAATCATTCAGTCCATTAATGATTAGTTTGGAGAGGCCATTGACAAACCCTAGTTCCCCAACACTTTCCAAGTCTTCTAAATCTATTTGGAGAGAACTCACAAAATCAGTCAAATTCATGGCGTTCTTACACGTGTCATTCAAGAAAATTTGAAGATTAAAGGTTTTATTATGACTATTATTATTAATCGTATTGTTATGATTTGTGTTGTTTGTGGTGGTTGTATTTTTACACAGTTCTAGTATTTGTTTATGTAGTTCATTGTTTTGTTTAATCATCTCAATAATTAATTCAGGTGAAAGGTTGGTATTATTATTGTTGACTGGTTCGGAATGATTTATCTTTGTACACGTTTTTTTATGAATACTTAAACTTTGTCTGTGTTTGTATTCTTTTCCACACTCACAATAGCATAACTGGTGTGGGGTATTTGAGGCGAAATTAGGTGAAGTTGTCAACATTTTGTCAATATTTAAATGTTTACGTGTCAATAAATGGCGATTATAATCCTTTTTGTTATGAGATATGAAGTGACATTTATCGCAAATAAATTTGGGGGTTGGTTGGGGTAAAATTGTCAACATTTGTCAATATGTCTAGATATATAACTTGGACATTTTTATCTTTAAATTGGTTTACGAATTCTTTGGAAAAAAATTTATCGTCACAAAATATTTTATTTTATTTTTGGCGGGAGACCATAAGAATTTTTATGCAGTGGCAAATTCCTTGAAATTCACATCTACTCTTTTCACTAACAAAGTACTTAGGATTTCAAAATTGGACATTTATAAATGTCCTTTTTTAAAAAGCTGGAGAAAGTTTTCCCAAAAAAGAGTGAGTGTGTGAAAACCTGCGATGCCGAATTTTTAAATATATTGTTTATACATATATTTAAAAAGAATGAGAACGTTTGATATTATTTACATAGCCATGTGGTGTTTTGTTGGAGCGGTAATTTTGTGGGCCTATTTAGCCCCGGAGGGGAATAAGACGGCATTCTACAGTAATCCTTTTGAAAGATTTAAACACTTTATATTTCAATACGAAAAAGGAGTTGTTTACCGCGGTGGAAATAAAAAAAGAAGAAGAAGGAGAAAGACCGTTTAAAAAGTGCCCGAAAAAGTACCCATTTTAGAAATAAAGTATTTCATTAACAGCTCAATGTTTGAATCATGCAAATGAACCAGATTCTCCACAAAATTCAGGAATGGTACCGTAACCGTATTCGGTTTATAACGAATAATAAAATTGAAATAGTCTTTGATAATGTTTTTTTTATCAATATTGTATCGAAGACTGACATCATACAAGAAGTGAGAAATCTTTGCGTCTGGCTCGTGGTCCTTGAACTTTTGGGTTAGTTCGTCCCAAACTTCTCTCCCAATAATTTTAATGTTGACCGAATCAATATTACTAATGGCCACGTCCTGATTTGATTGCATAAAATTAATCATACTTCGGATATCCGATTTGTACAAAGACTGTATGTCTTCCAACGATTTATCCTCCAATTGTAAGTTCTCAGAGAGAGAAATCCCTTTTAAAAATCGGATGATTTCGGTTTTGGGTAGCTGATTGAACCGTAGCCGTATAAACTCATTTTGTAATCCATCATCAATTTTACTAATATAATTGCATATTAGACAAAAACGTACCGTGTTGTTGTGATTTTGTAGTAAATACCGTAGGGCCTGTTGTGCGTTTTTGGTCATATAATCGACTTCATCCAGTATAATAAACTTCATTCCAGTATGGAATAGTGAATTGGAGTTGACAAACACATTGATTTGGTTACGAATAATATCGATTCCTCGTTCGTCTGACGCATTCAAATGTATGACGAGGTTCTTATGTACGTGACCCGTCTTTAGTTGGTACGAATTAATTAAATTGGTTACGGTAGTTGTTTTTCCGGTGCCTGGTGGTCCATAAAATAACAAATTCGGGAAATTTGTTCCTTCAATTATATTGGTAAGAATTTGTCGGTTCAAAGGATCCAGCACAATGTTTTCAAACTCACTAGGTCTGTATTTTTCCACCCAAGGAGCAGATTTTAGATTGGAAGACTGATTCATATTTTTAATTCTTTTGATATATTAATTCAAGTTTGCGCATTTATCTTTAATAGGTTGTAAATATTAAAGATAACACAAAGAAGTAGATTATATATTATATTTACAAAAATACAATCATGAACAATATTCACGGAAAGTCTGGTTATTTGGAATTAATCATTGGACCCATGTTCTCAGGCAAAACCAGTAAGCTTTTAGAAATTTATAAACAATGTAATTTTTGTGGTATTTCTGTGACGGTAATTAATCATACATCCGACACACGATACGATGAACTGATGTTAACTACCCATGACCAACTTAAGATACCGTGTATTCAAGCAATAAAGTTGAGAGACATCATGGAATTGGCCACATCAGACGTTATTTTAATTAATGAAGGACAATTTTTCGAGGATTTATATGACGTCACCTTACAGTTATTAGAATCTCATAAAAAAGTATACATTGCTGGGTTGGATGGAGATTTTGAGAGAAACAAGTTTGGCTCCATTATAGATTTGATTCCAATGTGTGATGTTATAACCAAACTGACTTCTTTATGTTCGAGCTGTAAAGATGGGACAAAAGCCATTTTTTCTAAACGAATAACTTGTGAAAAACAACAAACCTTGGTAGGGTCGAATAATTACATTCCGGTATGTCGAACCTGTTACTAAGAAACATATTTAGTTCTCTCTTGTTTTTATTCTACAAATTAAAACATATATTAAAAACAATTTAAATTGGATTTATGCTATTAAACTATATCTTTTTTAAATAAAGAATGAATTTTAATAATGAACCCAATACAAATCCCATTACAAAACAAAAAAGAGGTCGCAAAAGTAAGTTATTCTTACAACAACAAAAAGAACAATTAAAAATCAAGCAATCACAAGAAACCTCATTGAGTTCTTGTTGCGAAAATCCAATTACGGCGGTAGGGGAAAATACCAATAATGAGGGTGACGATGACACGGTGGCCAATACGGTAGTTTCTGCCGAACCACAAGTGGCTAAAAAACGCGGCAGAAAACCCAAAGGCGGTAAAATCATTGAACAAATAGTTCCGTTGAATTTGGTAAAGGAGACCAAACCCAACATTATTCTACATTTAAAGTGTTCCTTGAAAGATTTACAAGCCGATACATTGAACTCGTCCACCTTAGAGAGTTATAATTTTGATTCGGGAGATTTATCCTACGAGATTATTAGTAGTTCTCCTACGCATAACCATAAAAATACACATAAAAGTTGTATTATTGAAGGATATGATAAAAACAATATGGCTAACCGAGAGTCCTCTAACTGTATTACCATTACAAATACACACGATAATCAAGTTTCCTCTTCCGAGTCCGATGAAGACACCTTAAAAAACCACGAAATGAAAGACATTTGGAAAAAATTAAAACAATTAGAGCATAATCTACACCATAACAATATTCGCGACAAAAAGTCGGCATGTTTTTGGTGTACTTATGAGTTTGACAATCCGCCAGTCTACATTCCAAAACATTTAATGAAAGGTATGTACCATGTCTACGGATGTTTCTGCAGTCCAGAGTGTGCCACGGCGTACTTAATGAAAGAGAACCTTGATACATCTACCAAGTTTGAGAGGTATCATTTAATCAATTATATTTATGGAAAAATATATGGTTATCAGAAAAATGTGAAACCTTCTCCCAACCCGTATTATATGTTGGATAAATTCTATGGAAATTTGTCTATTCAGGATTATCGGGCGTTATTCAAAAATGAGCGTCTTTTTTTAATTGTGGACAAACCGTTAACTAGAATTTTACCAGAACTACATGATGACAATGATGAGTTTATTATTAATAACAAGATTATTCCATCCAATACGTATCAGGTGAAACGAAAAATGGGCAAGAAAAATAACAACGCGAACAATATATTTCCACAAAATAACGCGTAAAAAATATTTTTAACATTTATCTTTTTTTATTTTTTCATTGTATTAATATATAATATAATTGTGTAATTAATAAAATGAATTTTTTTTTCGACCACCTAACCTTAAAGCATCTTTTTTTGTTTTTTATGGTAATTGTCATTATAAAAGCGGTGGACATAATAAATTATCACAATATGGTAATCTATTCGCCTTCTACCCATAACAAAAAAATAAAACGCAAATTTCATAAAAAGACAAGAAGACGCTAATAATCAACCTGAAACACCCCGGTGTTTGAGTACCCAGTCGTTTCAGAAATAAACCCTAATTGATTTGATATTAAACGAGTGGAATGATACATTATATCATGAGACCAGTGTGTATGTCCAGATATCCATAATGGAACATGACAAAGGTTTACTTTATCTAATATGTTTCCAAAGTCCTCGTTTAAAACCTTGAAGGGCGGAATTGTACCTTCTTGGGTCGGAGGAAAATGGGTCAATATTATTATTTTTTTATTTGTATTTTTATTAATAGACTCTGCCAAATAATCCGCGTCTTTATTGGATAAATTCTGTACAAAAGGATAATCAATTAAAATATTTTGTTTTTTTTTCTCAGAAAATTGTTGGATATTTAAAAAATCGGTAAAATATTTAGCCTCGTAACGGCTGAACCGCGGTTTGCTCCATAAAGTACTTCCATAAACATCAATAGTATCATTCAATGAGGCTTTGCCATTGTTAAGATAAAATATGTTTTTATATCTCTCCCCGATTCTTAAATTATATTCAAAATCCAATGTTCCGTGATTTTTTTTAAGAGAATAAAAATCCTGATTGCCGGGAACGAGAAAAACTTTTTCCCAACTCTTGGAACAGTAATCCAAAAAAGGGAAAAAGGTCGCATGACTTAACGTACATATATTTCCTGCCAAAAATAAATACTTGGCTTCTGGAATGATGGGTGGAATAGTATCTTTGGGATTTAGCTGATTCAAGTGTAAGTCTGAAAACACTTGAATCGTAATTTGTCTTTTAGCTTCTGGGAAAATGTCAGACATATTTTATATAATACATAGACACAATTTTATGTCTACATATTATTTTTTAAATATTACATATGGTTTCTTCTCTCACTTATTCTTTTTTTAAGGCTCTTTGGTTAAATTCGCGAATTCCCGAATCTAACTGTAATCGAATTTGACGATATGTTTCTTGATTTAGTGACGTGGGTTTTACTATTTTGGGTTTGTCATGAATTCCCAAAAAAGTTTTAATCACCAAAATGTGGTCAAAATGACAAAGTTCCAGCTGGGTTTGTGCCTCTGTTTCCGTGTAGGTGGTTTGTCTCATAATAGTACTAATTTTATCACTTAATTCTTGTTCGGAAGACATGTTTTTGTAATAAAAAATCCAATGAATAATTATTATAAAGTATTATTATTTAAATCATATTAAATGAATTTCATTATATTATATTACTAACAAAAAATGCAGAAATCCGAATCCGACCTCGAATCAGATTTGTCTGATGACAACCACAAGGAAACTGATTTTTCTTATTTGCCAGATTTGATTAGTGTGAGTGATGATGGATGCGGAGGTGATGCGGACGACATAAGCAGCCATACTTTTCAAATTTTCAACAAATTATCTGTTTTTAGCTCTGGGTTACAAAAAGTGACGGAGGACCTTGATAGTCTTAAAAAAGATGCGGCTGATATTACCGTATTAATGAAAAATTTGTATTTGCTGTTGTCCAAGCGTACTTCGAGCGGCGAAAATATTGTTCTTAATATAGAAGAAAACAGTGACGAAGGAGAACTTTGTTGCGAACATTTTAGCTCACCTCTGTACACCAAAATACCGAGTCAAGCAAAGAGATTTTATCTTGGATATGAAGAACAAGAGACCAATGACGATGACGATGAGGAGGCGGGAGATGAAGAGGTTAGCGAAGAAGAGGAGGACGACGAGGATAACCTTCAATTCAGCGAAGACGAAGATGAGGATCCGAATGGTTTAGGCAAATCAACTATTTTTGATTAATGTATGAAAAATATCAACGCATAAATATAATAAAAAGTTAATATAAAAATGTCTACTATATGCGGGCCTGCGCTCCTCTATTTAGTGTTCTCCATGACTCAAATACTTATTGATACATTTGAAGGACTATATAATACTGCGTTCATAAAATTTGTGGTCATGATTATGTTAACCTTGTTGTTACACATTTTGTGTCAAAGTGGATTAAGCGTGGTCGCATGGGTCATTGTATTTGTTCCTTTTATATTTATGACCGTTATTGTTAGCATGGTGTTATACGTCTTTGGCTTAAACGCCGCCACGGGCACATTTAACACGTGTTCCTCCTCCACAGAAACCAAAGAGGTGAGTAACGTAACCGTAGACTCAACTGGTAATATTATTGTCTACGACCCTTATTATGACGCAGTTCAACGTCCGGTATACTACCGTTATCCCAACATCATTGTTCCAAAGCCGGAAACTCCGCCGCAACCTCCGTCCGTTTGGTCCAGTGACCCCGCATATCAAAGTTAATATTAACAATAAATATTATTTTATCTCGAGTATAAAATATAACATGGCACTGTTAAGTCAAGAAGCTGGAATTGCGACTGGGTCAGTATTTGGATTTTTGTTAATTTTGTTATTTGGGGTATCTGTTTACGCAATTATACAGAGCAAAAAAAAAAAACCATTTGGAGGAGGACGAAGAAAACGCCCACGCTTAATAAGAAAAAAGCGTCGTTAGAAAAGTATTTAAACAATTCACATTTAATAATATTAAAATGAATTGTTTTAGCGAATTTTTAAAAGTAATAACTAGTTTTGGATACATGTTACTAATTAATGTCTCGTATTATGTCATCTACTGCTATACCAAGGTAGAAATTTACGCGAAACCCAAATACAAATTACTCAGAGATACGTTTCATACGAACACCCCCCGCGCAATTGAGTGTGAATATATTAAGGACGGCGTTATTAGTTCTATTGCCTCGTATGAGAATACTATTAAGGACGGCGTTATTACTTCTATTGCCTCGTATGATTTAATAGTTTACTCGGATGTCTTAAATAACGATTCTCCTATTGTCAAAATTATTAAACAAATTCCTTTACTTAAAGGAGAGAAACTGAAATACGAACTTTCCAATGAGAAATTTATCATGGTGGAATTAACCGTGAAGGACATCACTATATCCGTAAAGTTCTCTACTGACGAGTACAATTATTTTGTCGTTGGGAACATTTTTAACCACCAATTTGTCAAGTACTTTTTAAATAAACATCATGGAGATTTTCTAAAGAAACATAGTATTCGGTTAGACGAAATCAATACTTATCGCCTAAAAGTAATGGATTCGAATGTCATGTCTCAAGAGTTCAATGAGAAACAAACCATAGTTATTATGAAAAATGTATATTCTTATTTTTAAATACGTAATTTTATACCCCATGTCCACTAGGAGGACTACGCACGTGGATAACTCCTGTATAAGCTAATGGAAGTAAGACAGCCATAATAACAACAACAACTCCAAAAACATAAAAAATACTTTTATCAATGGTGGGAAAAGAATCCCAAAAATCATCGTAACTCCCACCGCGCATTTTTTTATGGGGTTTACCACTTTTTTTGCGAAGTACTCTTTTTGTACTATAAATCATTATGTATATTATATAATGAAATATAATATTTAAAAAAATGGTTCATTTTATTGAGGTTTTGATGACCCCCCGCCTTTGACAATATTTCCAAACGCAAACAGAAAAAGGACCGCAACCAAAAAAATAAACCCAAGAATTATTTTCCACCATTCACCTCCTTCTTCTTCTCCGTCTCCTCCCCGCATATTTAGTTTATTTTTTCGACCATATTTTCTGGTTTTTGTTTTATAAATCATTTTTTGTTATATATATAAGCGAAATATAAAAATCATTATTTCTATATTTCGCGATAAAACAGTTTAAATATAAATCTACTTTTTAAAAGATAAAATGGCCACCTCCCATGATCCGCAACAAACACACTCGTCTGGGTTTCACCTATTGTCGGATGAGTGGATTTTGTGGTACCATCCTCCAATCACCGATTGGAGTCTAGGAAGTTATGTTCAAATAGGGTGTTTAAAGTCTGTGGAACAGACGATTGTAACCCTTGAGTCACTTCCAGTGAAATTGATTATTAATTCCTCCTTGTTTATTATGAGGAAAGGAATTATGCCAATTTGGGAAGACCCTAAAAATAGGAATGGTGGATTTATTTCTTACAAGATTCCCAATGCGGACGTTCCCTTAACCTGGAGAGAGGTCGTGTATGCGTTAGTTGGGAACTGTATAAGTAGTCAAAAGTCCTTTATGAATTGTGTCAATGGCGCAAGTCTCGCGCCCAAAAGAGGATTCTGTATTTTAAAGATTTGGCAATCAAATTGTGAGAACCAGAACGCGGCTGTGGTGACCAACGCAATAAAAGGCATTAATGAAAGCCGAGCCAGAGATGGAGTATTGTTTTCCAAGTGGGCCCCACAATATTAACCACCAAATGAAATAATATAAATCATATCCTCGTTTTTATTAGATTTCATTTAATTTCAATGTTTCGTAATGTAATGTAATCTAATTTACCTTTTTTTAATTGTTTTTACTCGTCGGCGTTTCTTGATTTTCTTGCGTTTTTTCGTATTGTTTTTAGTTAATATTTTGGGTTTTCGTTGGGTCACTCTTTTTTTAAGCTTACGTTTGGGTTTCTTTGTGTGTTTGCCACCCAACCCGGTAGTGAAAGCCAACCCAGTTAAAATTCCGGCGGCAGTAAGACTTCCTATACCTAGCATGGTTTTTCCGGGATTTTCTTTCATCTTTGATAAAACTTTAGTTCCTATTCCTATTTTGGCCTCTTCTACGTTCAGATTGTGTTCGACTTCACTTGCTTGAAGGCCTTTTTGCAATCTTGTTAGTGTCCTTTTGTTAAGTTCGTTTTGTTCTATTTTTGTATCAATTTCTCGCTGTGGTAAATTTGAACTATTTTCTATTTCTACCGTGGTTTGTTCAATAAGATTTTGTGCCTCTACGATTCGTTTGCGTATCAAATCAATATCAAATTGGGACGCTTCTACTTTCGTTACTGGTTTTAAATCCTTGTTAACGGATAAACACTTTATGAACCATGGGGTTGGAATATTTTGTTTAATTAAATTATAGTTTTGCTCACATAAAATCCACCTAAATTCATCTTCAATTGTCTTGTGGTTTGATGACAAAAAATATGTTATTTTGGTGTGAATCATTGCTAGTAAATTTTTTTCATCACCAAGATTATCGTGCATTACAGCTTCAAACACAAAATAGCTTTTTACAATTTGAATTTCACTACTAGGACCTATAATAATCTCGTACGTTGAGTTTCCAAGTTTATCTGATTGAATTTTAAACAATTTGGAAATAGTTTCTTTATTCTTCTCAATATATTGAAAGTTAACTTTGCCCAACTTGCCAGGATTGATTTCAGCTACAACGGTAGAATACCTGTATCCATTTTCAAAATCGTCTACAAAAATAGACTGGTATTGTCTTACTATTAAATCAGATAAAAAAAACGCCATCAAAATACTTAGCATTTGCTCTGGGGTTAAATTTTGAATTTTGTTAAATATTTCGTTTTTCAACATTTCAATTAATTCTTTAGAAACTTCCACTTTGTGATGTTTTCCAGCAAATCTATCCGTGTGATTTTTTTTGTCCAGTAAAACATTAGGAGCGTTAGGGTTTTCTCTCTCATCAGTTATAGAAATAAAGTCAATTGAGTTTTGTATTTCACGTCCTACTAGTAAAATGATTTCGTTTGTAAGTTTGAAATTGGTGTCGTCACTGTTTGACTTTTCATGAATGATATTACTAAATATATTTGCGATTTCTTCAAATTTAAACTTCTGATTTTCGTTAATGGTTTTACCTTTGTTGGAGACTTCTTGTTCAAAATCTTCAAAGTTAAATATTTCTTGATATGTGTTACAGTTGGATAATGGTAACTTTTCTACTTCACGTGGGGGTTGACCTTCAACCCCGGCAAGTGTCATGAGATTATAAAATTCTTCTAATTCATCCGGGGTACAATTTGTGGTCATCTTTTATATATACGCTATATTAGTTTATCTCCAAAGAGTTACTTACACTTAAAGAGAGAAAATTGTTATTTTTTTTTAAACTCCAAAAACCATTATTTTCTAAAATGGAGCCGAATACTAAAAAACTTAAAAAATTCAAAATATTAAAAAAACCATCACAATATTGCCTAACTTGTCACAGGTGTGGGCATGAGACCAATGTATGTTACAAGTTAAAAAAGGAGACCAAGCGGAAAGAGGCGTCCCCGGATAAGGAAATGCTAATCTCGGAATATGTTTGCCACAAAGTGTGTGAAGTACAGTTTGGCTATTACGATTTACGAATGACGAATTATTTATTTGCTGAGCGTGAGGCTTTTGAATTGAAGAGGTCAGAATACGTAAACCATAAAATGTGTCAAGTACAATACAGCAATTATGACGATAGAATGTCTAACTATTTATTAAGAGTGTGTGATTAATTATATTAAAATTAAAAATGAAATATAATTATTGAAGTATTTTAGTTTGTAACAATCGAATTAATATCTTAAGGTATGGGTAGCGGTCGTTGACCTTTCTCAATCGCGAGGGGTTCTGGAATTAGTATTGCGGACTTTTCATAAATATTAACAAATTGATTTCTGGTTAATTCTGGAACGAAAATAGGAGCTGGGTTAACTAAATTAGTAGAATTTATTCCAAAGAGAAAAGACTCCACATCCGGAGCATTCGAGGATAATTTGGTCCACGGGATTTGCGCGGGGTTCAGACCATTCCCAGCCATTCGAGTATCGTAAGCGTCTCCATACTGTGAGTTGGGATAAAGGGTGTATCCACTAAAATCGGAATATTGTCTCTGTGTTAGATTATAGTTTCCGGTCGTATTTTTATTTCGGGTGGAGGCCATGTTTTTATACTTAAGTACAATATAATTAAGTATAATATATTATTTAATTGCAACAAATTTAATAAATCAATCTATTTAATAAATCAATCTATTAAATCAATCTATTAATTATTCGATTCGATTAGGTTCACCAATTCAGTTAATAACGGTTTATGTTTCAAAATTTGGCCAGTTTCTAATAACTCACTAACACATGGGTGTACTAAATGTAAGTAATCATAAGAGTATAACATCATAAACCCTAATTCCAATTGGGTACTTATTAATCTGCTCGCTAATTTGGCCATACAAGAGTTTAATTCAGGTATCGAGGCGCCGGAAACAATCGCGAAAAGTTTACCTACGGATTCGTGAATGGTATCGTCTGTGAAAAACTCGGCCTCTTCTTGAAAAAAAATAAACATCATATCTTGCTTATAAAGTAAGTTTCGAACAAACAGTTGTTCTTCTTTGCTAAGTATCGCCAATTCCCAGTCTTGAAATAAAGTGGGGCTCGGGCTCATATATTGGCAAACATATGTTGTATTGTACAAATTATTATTACTTACGGACATCTAATGACGATTCTTACATAATAAACCCTTTTTATATTTAAATTCAAATACTTATTAAACATATTGAGACCCCGTATGTTGTTTAAAATAATCTTTATCGCGGGTTAATTCTCTGGAGGGGACGCCACCACGTACCCATCCTTGAGAGGCCGCCCCTTCCACAAAGTTCGCAGGATTCGACATTTGCTCTTTTACGCTAGGTAGCAAAGGAGTTTGCGAGTATTTGACGTAGCTCTTCTCGCTCAAATTGTTAACACTTCGTTTATTGACGAGGGACTCGCCTTGCTGGATTTGTGCTTCCATCGCAGGGTTCACAGAGCCCCTTCCCAGAAAGGGAACGGTCGCAAAGGGACGATGAAATAAATCAATACGGCATTTTGGGTGGGTTTGAATGGTACCAATTTGTAGCCGAGAAGAGTCATCGATGTTACATCCGCCGGAACCCGTGCCATATCCCCCGCTATAAAATACCCCGGGTTGAGTCGTGGCCAATTCAATGGGGGTTTTCATACTACAGTCGGACGCGAAATAGTTTTGAAGCATATAATTTGCCTGACTCATATTTTGAATCGTGGTTTGGTCCAAATAACAATTGTCATTTCCGATTCGGGACATATTTTCAAATGTAAAAGAAGAAACGTTAGCCATTTATATATATATGTATATGAAACAAAATAAATTTTTCTAAAGAAACCATTTTTTAAAATTTTAGTATAAGGTATATCGAAAAGAATCCTTTTCTCTCTGTAAGTTTCCGGCAGCATTGGATTCTTTTGCGCTAGGCATGTCCCCATACAAGAACTTCCCGAATGCGGACTGGTCCGAGTTAACACGAGTGTTTGCCGTACTAAAAAACACACGATTCGATTGGTCTAAATTAAAATCTTCATATAAATCTCCAAACAATTGTTTATTTGTGTTCTTAATATCTGGGTTCATGAACTGAACAGACCGTTTCACATCTTTGGTGATTTCCTCATCCACATCAGGGTTAAAGCTTGGCTGCGCAGCTTTTCTATCTGGATCATCCATGATTTCTGTTAATAAGACGTTGCTAAAAGGATTCTTCTTGGTTCCGGCTTTAAACTCGGATTTTAAAACCGTTTCCAGGGTTGTCGGGTTGGTGGTAGTCGCCGGTTTTTTATTCTCATATAATCCGGTCACTTGGTTACCTTTTACTGTAAACGCTTCGTTCATCATTTCTTTGGTAATTTTTTGTTTATTGGATTTAAAGACGGCGAAAATCACAATAAGAGTGATAAACCCTGTAATTAAAATTTTGGTGGACGAGGTCAAAATGTATCCTAAAACAGATAAAAGAATAATGAGTCTGGCGATGGCGTTTGACTTTTGTTCATAATTCATACTAGTGGTTGGCCATAGTTCGAATATATATTCTTTCTTGAGTAAAATCGTAGGATCATTGAACCAAAATACAGTTGACATTTTTATATATATAAAGTCTTTTTATAAAAAAAGTTTGTTTTTAATTTAGGAGCACTTTAATTTCTTTTGGTAAAATATTTAACAAATGAGTACAAAAGAAACTACCAAACCCGCTGTCAAGGAACTAGAAAAGTTTATATTTCTCTTTATATATATACATAAACATGACTCAGAAAAGGAAGCGATGTGCGAACGGAACACGTTACAATAAAAAAAGTAATCGTTGTGACCCATTTGAGAGAAAAGGTCTGCGTTGCGAATTTAGTGGAAACCGTAAACGGTGTCAACGAAGCACACGGTGTAATAAGAAGACTGGAAGATGTGATAAATTTAATGGAGTAGTTGTTCAAGAAAGAGAACCTGAGCCTCCGGCTCGTAAGTCTCCAGCTCCCGTAATTTCCAGACGGAGTGAGAAACAAAATGAATTAACAAGAAAAAATCAAGGGAAAAAATTGAATCAGTTTATGCGAAAACATAATATCGCACAACAAAAATCCAAATTCTTAAACTCTATTTGTTCGGATTCTGGAGTATGTATTGCGTTTGGAGGTCGAGCCTCTAAAATAATAAAACATTTTTTTAAAGGTTTCACCGGATTCGATTATGTGGATTCCATTACTTCGATTGGTGGACAGTCAAGCAATGGATTTTTGTGCTCTGTTAACTACGTTCGTGAGTCTTACAAAGCAAATGCCGTTCTAAAATCTTCTGCTAGAAAAGACTCGGACAACTTGATGTACGAGTACGCGGTAGGAATGGAAATAAATAAGTTGTTTTATGATAAGTATCCGGTTTTTGTGGAAACATATCAATGCTACCGGTATGAGTCAGAAATGATATGGGAGGCGTATATAAGAAAAAAGTATCATCATCAAAGTTTGAAAGACGCGTTAGTTCCTTATAAAGAAATTGACTTTGAGGCTTCTTGTGCTGATGCTAAATTCATCTGTGTTTTGATACAGCATATTGATAAGGCGCCGACTTTCCAACACGAACTGCCAAAAATGAAGGTTTCCGAAATTTTAAATGTATTGTATCAAATATATTTTACGCTTTCCGCAATATCAACTAGTTATACCCATTATGACCTTCATGATAACAATGTGCTTTTATACACTCCGGTAAAGAATAAGTTCATACAGTATCATTTCCACACAGAATCTGGTGATACAATTTCCTTTAAAAGTTGTTATATAGTGAAGATAATTGATTATGGCAGGTGCTTTGTGAAACCATTTTCCAAAGACGCAGAGATTGAGGTATGTAATGCGCCGTCATGTCGTCCTGATTGCGGAATCCGAAGAGGATATTTGTTTAACGAAAAGTTGAGGGAGTATTCAATTGAGAGTTCAGTTAAAAATGAAAGTCATGATTTAAGATTACTCAAAACATTACAGGATGCCTTTAAGTCAGACTTTAGGACAAAAGGTACGAAATTCAATAGTACATCTCACAAGGAATTGTACAAGAACTTGTTAGAGAGAATCAGCTATGACGACAGATTTGGAACACCAGAGGAATTAGACAGTGGACTCACTAACCGTTTAGATACTACTAGAATTAATAACGTCACGGACGCGAGTACTGTTTTACAGGAATTGGTGTCGTCGCATGAAGAAGAAAACGACCAACTATATGTAACACAAACAAAGTTAGGTGACTTACACGTGTACTATGATGGTAGAAATATGGAGTATACTCCGGCCTAGAGTATATACCATAACCGTATTAAAAAAATAAGAAAGTAAAAACAAAATTTAACATAGACTTACTGCTAGAAGAAATAAAGAGACTTCCTCATCGCGGCAGGAAATAATGAGAGAATCCAGAAGACGCCTATTTCTTCTTTCCCTTTTTCTTCTTGTTAGAACCGGAAGCGACCGTTTGAGTTGGTTGTTGTCCTTTGGGAGTTCTCTCTACCTTTTCTCCAGTACTAAAGACTTGAACTAATTGTTCTTCGGTCAGGGCGGAAGAGGTTGTTTGGGATGGTGGCACAGGAGGTGCCTTGGCTCCGACTTTGGATTTCATGCGTTCTCGCATTTGAGCTGCTTTCATTTGACGTTCCATTTGGGCTTCCATGGCGCCCATGTTCATTTTCGCGCCCTTACCTCCCAAACCAGACATTCCCATTTTGCTTAACATAGACTGAATGTTATCCATCCCGGGCATATTTTTCATGTTGTTCATAATGTCGGTGGCCTCAGCGATTAATTCACTTTCTTTTAACTCGCCGGATTTGATTCGGGAGTCCAATTTGGTTCCTACATTTTTCACCAAACTCATTAATTTGGTAGGGTTCTTCATCAGTTGTCCAAATACGTCCTGCATGTCCGATATATTTTCCCCATCCAAATTCAATTCCGCGGCGGTTTCTTCCGCAATTTCTTTGGCTAGTTTTCCAATCTTTCCATCCAACATGTTATTCAAATGACTATGTATATCGTCCGCGTTGGGAATATTGGGTTTGGAAGAAGACGACGACGAAGGATCATTGTTTGCCTCTTCGGTTTCATTGTTTTCAAACAAGTCCTGCATTTTGTTCAATGCTTCTTGTAATTTTTCCTTAAAGTCATCTTCATTAATATTATCAAATAACTTTGCCGAATCGCCAAAAGCCTCCCGACTCTCCACGCTACCAATAATAGAAAACAAAATGAGTTGAAGATATTTCCATATGGTCTCTCTAGTCTTGGGAGTAATATCTAGTTTCCAAAGAGTTTTAAAGTGAATATGCGGCAAAAATTCCGTATCTAATACCGAGTCGTCTTCAAACATTTCGGGGTTCTGGTACAAAATATCAAAGAAACGCGGAGGAAATTTCCTCTGACAAAAAGTAAACAAAAATTCCACGGTAGTTTTATGATGGTCTGCGATAGCTTTGTTTCTCTCTTCTACTTCACTAATATAATCAAATTCAGAATCACCTTTGAACCATCGGTCGATTAAAGGAGTAACCTCGGGGAAACTGACTTTGATGTCCTTGACAAAATCGATAACGACCTTGCTAAATTCTTCCGTCGGTTTACTAGTATTTTCGGTCATCTGTATTATTTAATATTTATTCATTAGTGTTTAAATTAAGTTATTTAAAAAACATATATATAAATTTTTTATATTATTGTTTTATTTTTGTTATATATATATATAATATGTCGTCGTCCGAATATTCAGATAACGAAATTGTTTCTAAAAGTGACAACATGTATGACACTTTAGAAGACCGTATCACGAGATTAGAAAAGAACGTTGACTTTTTAAATAAAAATATGTTTTTAGAACCAGACACTCTCGTAAGTAGTGCAAGAATAGATGAAGCAAGAAAGAAACTTAAAGAGTTACAATTTAACCGACTAGTTAAAGATTCTGATTTCTTACCTAAACGTATAAGTGACGAGGATAAAGAACTTTTGGTACGTAGTGGTATAAAAATACTACCAAAACTACCAAAAAAGGAACCAACACAGGAAGAAAAAGGAGGTGGTAAAGGAAGACGAACCCGGCGCTTATCTAGTCAAAAACGGCGTCGGGTTCTTCGTCGTACTCGGACCAAGCGATAAGTATTTTAATTATCGCTCAAGTAGGATGTTAGTTTTACAAAAATGTTGATAATGTCCAAGTAGTAGTCGACAGAGGCGGTGATAAAGTCTCCATAGTAATTTCGTTGTAATATTTGATTCGTATCATAAACAATGTAAAGAGAGAAAATTAAAATACCCACGGCCATTATCGTCTTGTGGCTGGCCGGAACATTGTAAAAGCGAGCGAAAAAATGAAACAACATATAAAAAAGTAAACTAAAAAATAAAAACAGTCCCCACTGATAACCAAGTTCAATTCCGCTTAGGATAAGCAATAATCCGATGGAAAACATACTGGCGAAAATAGCTCCCGTTCCTAACAGCGCGAGTTTAATAATGTCGGGGCTAATGAATAATGTAAGGTAAGACAATATCACTCCATAAGAAACCGATAAAATAGAAAAGCACAAAAGTCTTTTCCAACTTTCCATAGGTAAAAAGATGCAAGTAATAAGCAAAAGTTGAAATAAAAGTAATCCAATTAATTTCAGTAAAATCATTTTATCCTGTTTTTCCTTTTTTACTTTCGTGTGTGTCATGACATAGTAAGTAATTCCTAACTGAGCAAGAAGGTTGGCAAAGGTAGCCACCATGAGATGCTTTTTGCTATTTATTAGAGCGTCAATCGATTGCTTAGGACGACCCCCGGTCATTCCACGTGTTAAGGTATTATATAATGCGGTGTTTACCATAATATAATATTAAACAATATATAAATTTTTAAATTACTTGATTTTTGAAATACTTAGTTTGATTCATATAACGCAGATAGTTTGGTTAAATTTTGGATATATTTCATGGTTTTGGCTTGGTCACCGGGTGTCATTTGTCCAATGGGTCCTCTCAGGCGATTAATTGCCTCGATTATTTTGTCCGAGTTTTCCGCGTAAATCAAGTCGGTCGCATAATCCTTGTTAATAAAAAAACCAATGTCTCCGCGGTTAATTTCGTCCGTATATTTTCCCACGATGAATGAGTTCCAAATTTTCACAATCATTTTTGGATTGGCCTTACGAATCGCCAAGAGAGAGTTCTTGGCCATGGTGATGTCGTGATTTTCAGGGAAAACGCGTTGAATGTCCTCGATAAATTCGGCAAAGTGGTCGTTGAATGCGGTTAATAAGTTACTCGACATCTTTATTTTTATTTTATATGACTATTGTTCTAAATATATTTCAAAGTATAAATATATAATTGGGTATATATTTCAAAGTATAAATATATAATTGGGTATATATTTCAAAGTATAAATATAAAATATAAATTATTAGATTTTGGGGCCCCTGCGTTCCCCCGTTAATTTTTGAAGGTCTTGGTCTCTTTGCGACTGTAATTTTTCCACGGTTAATTCGCTAGATAATTTGTTGGAACCTTTGTAATCATGGTCATCCGCCGGAGTATTGAATGAATCCACATAATTTAAATCGACATAATTATGCATCTGTCGAACTCCTCCGTTCCCTTTGGCAGCTAAAGAGTCCGCGTCCATATCTAAAAAACTATACTGGTCCGAGGTGACACTTCCAAACCCTCCACCCCCGAAGGCAAACGCCATGGGTTCTAAATTATTCTCGGTGGCTTTTTTAACTGCGACTTCTTGTTTTGGTTTTAGATGTTGTAATATAGATTCCCCATAAAGGACCTCATATCCTTTATTTAATAATAATAATGCGGGAACACGGTTTACGTTCTCTGGCATGACAATTTTTTGCCCGTTCTCTAAAACAATAAAAGTTTTGTTCTGTTCTTTCACTCTTTTGTCGATGCATATGAAATGAATTTCTTGACTCACCCCCGCTTTGGAAATTATTTGTAATAATTTTTTAGAATGTTCGCAGAAATTACTATAATATAAAATGGAGCTCATTATTTATCTTATAGTTAGTTAAAGGTTTTATTTTTTTAACTCATTATTTTTATAAAATAAAAAATCATTAATTTGTAAAAACGCTTGAAATTATATTCATTACAACTAAATATTAAACAATTTTTAGTTGTATCTCTATTAAATACAAAATATGGAACCCTTAATAAAGAACGCCCCTGAATTAAACTCCTATGATGTCACCACCTTCACTATAAGTGGGTTGGATGTTAGCCTTGCCAACGCAATCAGACGAGTCATTTTATCGCGTATTAACACTATTGTTTTTAAAACCACCCCGAATGAAGTGAACACGGCCGTTATTAAAATCAATACCTCTCGGTTTAATAACGAGATAATCAAGCAAAGACTCAGCAGCATTCCAATTCACTTGAACATTGAAGACCATCCAGACTTTGGTTATTATTTGTTGGTGGTAGAGGTTAGCAACGACACGACAGACATTATCAATGTCACCACGGAGGATTTTAATATTTACAATACCAAGACAAAACATATGGTTAGTAGAAGCGCGGTTCGACAAATTTTCCCGCCCAACGTTCAGACCTCTGACTTTATCACCTTTTTAAGACTTCATCCAAGAATGTCCGATTCTATTCCGGGGGAACAAATAAGTCTTACCTGCGAATTTGGTGTCGGGAATGCGATGGAAAACGGCATGTACGCCGCGGTTTCCACGTGTGCCTATGGATTTACTCCCGACTTGGAGAGAATTCAACAATTGGAAATGGAAAAGCGATTGAAACTAGAGTCGGAACAGAAAAACGACGTGGAAATCATGTCGGAGTTGGCCGATTGGAGATTACTCGATGCGTTGCGAATTGTAATTCCAAATAGTTTCGACTTTACGATTGAAACGGTAGGGGTCTTTTCCAACAATGATTTGATACGAAAGGCCTGTGATATTATCATTAACCAAATTTTGATTACCCAAAAAAGCATTCTCCAGCAACCCGAGCTCATCAAACCGTCGGAGAGTACTATGAGGAATTGTTATGATGTTACCTTATTAAATGACGATTACACAGTCGGCAAAATATTGGAGTTTATGGTTTTCAACAATTACTACAACAAAGAAGGTCTTTTAAGCTACTGCGGGTACAACAAAGCTCATCCACATGACGCTGACAGCACGATTCGGGTCGCATTTAAACAAGAGACTTCCGTAGAAGAAGTGAAGATGCTCATGACAGAGTGTTGCCGGCTAGCGGTAGTGACGTTTGATAAGATTTTATATCAATTCAAAAAGTTTGATAGAAAATAAGTTACTTGTATATCTAATTTAAGTATTTTTTTGGAGTAATCTTAAATACTATATATTAAATAAGGAACCAAATAAACACTAATAACAAGTATTATCAAATTCAAATTTGTGCCGAAAGAGCTAAACAACGTCAGCAACAAGCAAGAGCTTACCATCATTAAGCTATCTGCGAATAGAGCTAAAAATCCTCCCTCCCCACCATAATTCTTAAACAAATCAACAATCAAACTTTTTCCTCGAGGTACGGATAATATGAACTTGTAAAAGGACAAATCATGTATAATTTGTAGAAAAACGGCCAACAAAATAAATTTCCATAATACAAACTTATCGAAAATGTATTTATACAAGAATCTAGTCAAGACGATGACTAAGAATATTACTAATACGTCACAAATAACCGCACTTAAATTCAATTCCTTGTACCACGCGCCCAATGTTTTTGAATTAATTATCCCTACTAATAATAAAATGATAACAAGGATGTCTGTTATTAATACAGCGTTAAATAAAGGCAAATAATCTGAATAATTTTCAAATCGGCTAATATCGTAATCAAAGTTTCCCATTTAGATAACAAAATAAAATAAATAATATGTAATTTATCCAATTAATTATTATAACGTGTATATATAATATAAGATACAATATAAAAAGAAATGGCAGGCAGACCCAGAATAGTTAGATGTAAACAATCTTACGTAAATCACATTGACAACAATACCTTCTCCGGACCTATGAAAATGGGCACGAGCCCAAGTATAGGAGTCACCCGCAACTTTTGGTACAATTATAAGACAAACTGTAATCAGGACCCGAACGCGGTCAAGAAAAGCTACAACAACATGGTGTTTTTAAATACGAACCCTGCTCAAAATGTAGTACCGAGTGGTTTCAAACCGACCGTAAACAACGCTTACAGTAGTACCTTATTTAGCTAAGCTATAAACATGCGCCGTTTAGAATCGTGGTCAGTATGGATGGATGTAACTCGTCTACGAATTGGGCCGTATAGGCGCGAGTTATCTTTTTGTGTTGTAGTTTATAAACACTATGGAGAGAGTACAATGTTTTCTTTAAATGAAAAAAGCAGTCTTTTGGCAACTTGGTCCGGGTAATAAAACACGCAACATAATTATCGTATAGGCAAGATGTAAAGTTGTCTATTTCTTCTTTAAATTCCTTGAATAATTCCGTATGTTCGGGAAAATGACCCAAATACTCGGACTCCTTCCCACTTTTACGCAGAACCAAATACTGGTATCTTAGTTTTGGTTGGTTTCCGCGCAAATGTCGAACTCTTTCATAATTGGTATTTCGAATTTTGGTTCTCTCTCCCGTCTCCAAATTTTTAATCATAACTCCAAGGAAATTAATATCCCTTTCGTTTTCAAACCGTTTTATCAATTCATCCCAAGTATCCAACTCAAAAATCACGGGGAGTTTTACAGCACCAAGATAAGACATACAAGAACTCAGGTCAATTACTTCCACCGTATAAGATGGGTTGTTAATTTTGTATACTTGGACCAAATATAATCCGGGGGTCTTAAACCCAACAACAATTTTGTTTTCTGGATGTTGTAACACAAAACTATAACAAAAGGCCTTATTTAAGTCTTCCAACTTCAGTCCGCATTGTTCCGCCGCCTCTTGAAACATGTCGAAAAATGTTTTGGGGTTGGGTGGTTGATAAAACTGGTTTTGAGCTCCCACCGCACTACGTGTTGCGACCTCCCACCCAACTCCATCCCAAAAAACGTTAATCATCGTGCCTTCCACCATTTCTTCCGCAATCATCGTGGGTGTTTTAATCGGATATTTTTCTAGAAATAAATTCAACGCCATTGATTTGGGAGGCGCAAAGGAGACTATGTGTTGTTCCTTGTTTAGGATTACGGACCGGCAGAGCCCATATGTAGAAACGGTTTCCGGAGTAAGCATTTTTTTATTGTATTTTATGACGTCGTATGTAACGTCATTATATATGGAAGCTCTTTTCTGACTCTTGTACAAAACAGGGTTCTCCGAAGCCGTGGTACTTTCCAATGTTTTTATAATATTGGATAAATCATAGGTAAACGTAATGAATTCAGACATGTTTTAAAAATACATATGTTTTTGTCTTTATACTTTTATTTAATTCTATTAAAAATATGTTTTACACTTAAGCATAAAAATTTCTAGTATAAGTATAGAAGACTCCCTATTTTTAAAAATCCAATGTCTATGATACCACCCGAAGAAATAAACGAATCACCCCCCGACTCGGAACAAATAAAAACCGACGAACCTCAAAAAGAAGAATTGCCAACAAACGCCACTGATACAGAAGTCTCTCTACAATTAGGAGACATAATAGGTATTGAAGACCCCTCGGATGAAAACACCAATAATCAACAATTTTTTATCAAGTACGTGGATTCGAGTAAACTTAAACTGGTAAATATAAAAACCAATGACACCATCGTGTTACCAATACATCAAAATAAAATTATTGGAGACGGAACCATAACCGGCATTCGATTATTATATCGTAATCAATATCCAGAGTATACGAAACAAAACAATTTGTCGACCAACGATTGGCTAAAAATAATTTTCCACGACACCCTAATCATTGCTCAAATTTTAAACGTGGAGGGCGACATGATTGAGTTGAGACAATATCCAGACAATACTCCTTTGTTTATTAATTTTAATTATCATGGCATTCCAGAAGAACTTGGAATCGCCGCCATTGAAATGGTACAAGACCCGACCATTCGAAAAAGACTAACAACTTCTTCGGGGCAAGACTCTTCCTTGTCCGAGATTTTATCAGAAGATAAAGAGGACCATCGCAAATCAATGAACCGATTGATTGATGCGACGGACAAAATAACTTTTGGAAATGAGAATAGTTCAACGTCTGAATCTAAACCCCACAAACTGTTTGACATGGAGTCATTAAGAGTGGAACTAGTTAATGATTTCCTTTCTAAAGCAGGAGAGAGAAACCTAAATATTATAAATAAAACAGTGGACCGTATCATTCAATTAACGGAAGAATATACGGTGGTGGATGAGTACGGAAATATAAAAGGCCCCAAACAACTAGGATTTAACTACAAGCCTTTAATTCCTTTTTTCAAATACTTTCAAACCAAATTACCGTGGATTTTACCCGTCGTAATCAATAAGAAAATTAAAATGACTGAAGAAGCGACGGATACTACAAACGAAACCAATATCTATGATTGGGTTCGTCGTATGAAACAAATGGAGCAATCTTATAGAGAGAACCCTCAAGTGGGCGCCGAGTTTACAAATAAATACAAAACGTATGTCTCAGACATGAATTCCCAACTTGTCCCTTTTTTTCAACCCGACAAAAATTCCTCGTCGGTTTCCCTGCTAAATACACAAGACATTCATACAGTTACCGCAGGGTACGACGTAAACACCACTTACTCAAAAGACGTAACCGACAAATATGATACGTTGGACTTTCCCGCGTTAACGACCGTTTATACTACGGGGTTGGACCCAGACCCATTGGTCATTAATTCCATTATTACTTTACCTAAACCAGTTATTCAATTCTCTCGTTCTGTTTTAAAAGGAACAGACCAACTAGTAAAGTCCAATTTGAATATGGGGTCAGCTTCTTATTCTGGAATCCTGAAGCACGTCAAATTAAATGAGGTGGTTATTGACGTCAATGATATAAGCAAGGTGGACCATATTACACTCTTAAATAATAGTAAAGTAAATCACTATATTCTTAGAAACGACAACGTGAACAAAGGCGAAGTACTGGATGACAAAACAAAACACGAAAATTATGTCAAGTTTTTGAATAAAATGGTTCCTAACTTGAATGACTTGCTGGAGACAATGAAATCCACGTCCGAAGGGCATCTCAGTCTATTAAGTATTTCAAAATATCTTGAACCGTTTTTAATCAATGAAAACACCATTACTTATACGCAGTCCAAGTTAATGAAAACATTTATTCAAAAAGAAATCGCCAAATATTCCGAGAACTTTCGCGCCAATCAGACGGCCGTGAAACAGATTAAAGACTCTCAGGAAACACCGAGACTATTAAATGATTTCTCTCTCATTCAAACTTTGGCAATCTCTCAAAGACAAGAAATACTAAATTCGTATCATATCGATGACTTGAAAGGAAGAATCTTTTCTAACTCGGAGTTGTATTTAACCTTTTTAGGTTCTGATGCGGGAGTGCTTTTTTTTGACTCATTGTCCAAAGAATCGATTGGTCTTCTCTCGGATGGGTTCCAAACGACTATTCAGGAAGACTTGTTAAATAATCCACTTAGCGCAGAAGTCGCAAGTAACGCATGCGAAACCATTGTGATTGCGAAACAATATTCCAAATTAGAGGACCTCGTCAACGATAATCAAACAGACAAGGTATATTTTGACAGTGCGTACGATAATACGAATTACGGGTTTCTGGGTGACTACGAATCCGAAAGAGCCAGTAAATCGGAATCCGAGTTTAAACACTTTTTAACCCAAGAAATTGGAGAGAAACTTGGTATCACGGAACCCAGCGCCATCGAATATTTAATTCAAACTCTAATGTCTGGCCGTAAACTTGTGTTGAATGGACAATATGCGAAACTAATTCCCAATTTGGGACCGTCGGTTAGTAGCAAGGTGAGTTATTATGTTCGAAAAAACAACAAGTGGTCTTTGGACAAAAGCCCCAATTTATCTCAATTAGTTATGGATGCGGATTCCATGTGTAATTTACAATCCAGTTGCGTGGAGAATTCAAAAAACGAGTGCGTTTCCACCCAAAGCAATAAGAAAGAACTTCAAGCCCAATTATTAAAACAAATGTCGGATGAGTTTGATAAAAAATACCAGATGGCGAATGACGCACTAAGATTAAGACTTGCGTTTGATTATTCCTACAGCTTGTCCACCCTGCCTTTAAAGCTTAATATTGCGAGAAACCAAAAATTAAAATATAACGCAGAGAAATATAAGTTTGCGATTTCTATACAAAGAGAGAGAGAATCCAATATCGCGTTATCCTCCGCCATGTTGCTTGAGACCTCTCCCTTTGCCGGAATCTTAAAAGGAATTTTAAGTAATAAAGACGAGTTTACCCGAAACCAAAACATTGTGGAGTTTACACATAAATTTACGAGGCCACCCCAGAGTACGGAGAATATGGCTTATTTATATTGTAAGGATTCTAACCTGCGCTTATTACCAAGCTGTGTCTATGAGGTGGCCATGAATTATGTGGAGTTTTTGGACAATCGGGAACATTATAATAAATCCGTGATTGAGTTAATAAAATTATTAAAGGGCAAGCTCAGCGAGGATGACGAAAACTATATTGTGGATCCAAATACCGGCTGGAGACTATACCCGGCGGCCTACTTGTCAGAAACCCACGTGGAATTATTATTAAAAGACGAAGAAGAACCCAAGGAGGAAGAAGAAGAGTTGGATACGTATAGCGTCGATTTAGAAGACGACCTTAATATTATTACATCCAACACCATTGATTGGCTATGTCATGCGGCGCATATTACCAATTTTAAACGCGAACAGAAAGAGATGGCCATCAAAATTGTCTCGGACCGAGCCAGTTTTAAACATAATTTACTTTCCAAAAACCTCTTGTTTATTATTTTGGGTGCGTTTTTAATAGCTGTACAAACCAGCATACCTTCTATTAAAACCGAAAAAACGTTTCCAGGGTGTGAAAGTTCTTTTTCTGGCTACCCATTAGAGCAAGTCGACACGACGAATGTATCTGGGTTAAAGTATGTATCGTGTATCGCAGTTAAATCTGCGGAGCATCATCGCAAGAAACTACTATGGAGTGCGATTCGAGTAAAACATAATAACAAAAACACGACGAAAATCATGTCCGAATGGGACGTACAAAGCCTCATACGAGCCGAGATTGAACATTTCAAGAAAACCGCGATTGTTCGCAACAAAATCAACAAGAAAATACGATACAATATAATAAATGCTCAAAAACAACTTAAAAGACCTTTTAAACCCGAGGTAGGAATGTTGCCGCCTCAGGTGATTATTAAATTGAATGGAATCTCCAACGTTTCCAGTGAAATTAGGAAGGATGTCAGTTTGAGACCCGAGATTATTTTTGTCTTAAAGTCCAAAATACGATTATTCTCTCTCGCTATTCAAGAAACAATACAAAACGTTTTAAACACCCATACATCGAGATTGTATGCGGATGAGTACTTTGATAAACAAACCACGGACACGATTCGCGCCTCCGACAGTGTCGTTGCGGATTTATCAGAACACTTGAACCAACTAAAAACATTAGTTACGGCGTCTACTCTGTTCGATAAACCAAAATTGTATCCACAAACATGGAATTATTCGTCTGATTTAAGCCAAATGACTATTTATACCGCGTTTGTTCACTTTTGCCACTTTAGAACCGATGTGTCTTTAAGTGAAGAACTAAATATGTTTTGTGGAAACAAACCCACCGATATAACCCGAAAAAATACAACCCTCGAAATTATTCAAAAAATGAAAGTCGCGAACCCGAACTTTGACAAATATAACCTAGACAAACTTCAACGACTACTCGCTCACATAGGTCGACAATATATGTACAACGTATTTGATACCTCCATAATTACCGTAACCGTTAAAGAAGAAGAGAGTGCCGAAGAACCCGAAGAAGTGGACCAGCACAAAAAACAAGAGGAAGAACAAGAGCTCGCTATCGAAGCCAGGACCAATGATAAAATCATTCCCTTTTTGTACAATATTACCAAGTCCTCGGGGAAAGAGGAAGCGACAACCGATTTATTCCATTTTTTATATTTTCAAATACCAGAATTAATTAACAAAATATCGGATTTCATGGAAACCACGGATAACACAAAGCAATATCGTGTTCAGAATTTGAAAAACCTGTTGTTTTTTAGCCCGCAAGGGTCCAAGATTGGTGAAGATAATTTACACAAAATGGCCTATTTTTTACGTGCGGCCATCGACAATATCGCAGGAACTTATGTGAACAGAATAATAAAGTCCTACTGTTATGTTACCACAAGTGGGTTGTCATTCGTAAACGAATATTGTTCCAAACTAAATCCCTTTTATGGCATGGACGACTTAAAACAACTAATTTTGAGTAAAATATTTAAACGTTGCGAGTACTTACTAAACCTGAAAAATAAAGCATATTGTTACAGTGAGTTGAAAATGAAACACTTACCCATATGTCTCTTATTGAACCAGTATTACTTTTTAAAAGTGATGGAAATGTATATTTTAGTCTTTAAGGAACAGCATGCGTTGACAACTGACTCCAAAAGAGAATTAAATAAAACAGAGTTAGTTGACCTTTTGAAGACATTTTTGGTCATGACGGAAGCAGACAAATCCGAGGTGTTTTTCAAAACATTTAACAAAAATCACCTAGGGGGGTTAGAGACGGAGATACTAGAGGCAGAGAACAAGCGTCAAAGACCTAACTTAAGTAAACGTAAATTAATATTCAAGTACAAAGAAGAAAATGAGAGAGAAACGTCGTCAGGTAGTAGTTCGGATTCCGATTCCGATTCTGGTTTTTATTCTAGTTCGGATTCCGATTCCGATTCTGACTCTGATTTTTAAACACCCTTGGCTTAGATATTTTTAAATTACTTTTAAATTTAAAAATATTAATAATGTATATAATTACACCCATTCTTTAAATAAAATATGACTGGACATTTATTTAGCAGACAATTTATTAGAGAAAATATTCCGTTGGTTTCCGTTATTTTATTTGTGATTCTTTTTGGAGCCATTCAGTTTTCTAAACCAAACTTTCTTTATAATACAAACGGGAGCGTTCGTGAATTTGGAATCGGGTACAGAAACAAAACCATTTTGCCCATTTGGCTTCTCTCTATTGTTCTAGGGATACTTTGTTATTTGGTAGTGATGTACTATGTGGCTCACCCTAAAATCTACTATTAAAGCGTATAAGTTGTTTCCTCCAATTTGTCCTTGTTGGCTTGAGCAATCGCCTCCTCATCGAGGAAGGCTTGATAGTCTTTTTCCATTTGAGCCACATTTTTGACACACCCTCTTGTAGCTATTTTCAGTTGAACAATCGAAGTTACCAGAATACCCGCGTATATATACCACATGGACTCCCCAATGTTGTCACGTGTAACGACTAACTGATACAAATCATTTTTTAATTTCTCGGTTTCAACAATGTTATTTTCATTCTGATATTTAGGTTTCATCAAAGGAGTAAGAATTTTCCAGTACCCGGTAAAGTTCTCGGGAGTAATTTGATTTATTAAGACGGACATGTTGCCACAAATTTTGACAATTATTTCGGCCGCATCTTGTAGCTCTTTCGACCCTCCTCCTAATTGGTCATGAATTTCGCTGGTGACATTATTTTCCCCACTTGTTGTCTCGGGGGTTTTTGTATAAGAAGACACCGTACTTACATTGTTATTTTTAGACATGTCTTTCATTTCAATACCCATGTCATCCGTATTCGTGTTCGGTAAAGCCAGAGGGGGCGCAGAGGCTCCTTCTATCATTGTTGGAGCGTTGGAGTTTGTCAAATCTTTCGTCTCCGCAGGAGGAGGAGGCGCAGGAGGAGCCGATGGTTCCTCCATAGTTGGCTCCCCCCCTTTGTTCACGGCGTCTTCGACGTCCTTATTAATAAGCAATGTCGTGATGATTTCATTCGCGGCACTAGATATGTAAAAATAACCTATTACGTTCGCAAATACACTCTTAAACCCCGGATACAAAAGCAAAACCACCACCATGATTCCAAATATAAATAACCATGGCATAAAAGTAAACAAAGCGGCCGGGCCGATATTTTCCATGATGTTGCCACCACAAGTTGATTTTATAATCGAGACATTGACAAAAAATTGAGTGAGTATAATCACCATCAAGTAAATCGACAAGTATACATATCGTGTTTCCTTGTACTTTTGCGCTTCGTCACGCTTTAAAGTAAGAGTTGGTTTCAAGAAATAATATAGAATGGTAATGATGACAAATGCGATTACATTAATGTAGGAAGAGTTGCCCATTATTCTATGATTCCTAGTGTTATATATAGTTAAATAATAAATTAAAATACTTATTTAACAGTTTTATTCATTGTATTGTTGATATTAAAATACTTATTATTTTATTATGAATGCTTGGTCTGAATACTCCAATCCGTGTTTAACGGAACCCGGGATTACCTACTTCCTAAATGAGTCGCTCAAACAATGTCATGTGTATCGAGATAATTACTACAATACTTTAATTAATTTAGGCTTATTCGCCGGGTTTTTAATTTTGCTAGGCGGTATTTTATTATATAAATACAAAGGACGTTTAACCCCCTTAGAGAGAGAAAATCAAAATCGAGAAAAACAACAGTACATTTTAGAAAGAATTAAGAATTTTAATGAATCCAAGAAAATTGCTCATCAAGAGTTAATTAGCGGCCTCCCTGAGTGGTAAATAAATAATAATGTTCATACTACATGGTAAATAATTCTCAAAATCTTCTTTAAAGCTAGTCATAATGTAGAAGATAAATTTTGTATGTTTAATTGTGTAAATTACGTATTTTAATCATCTATAATCGTCGTCTTGTATGTATTGCTTCTTCCTTTGAGCAACCCGATGCCTTGTTTTCTTCCGTAATAATTTCTACTATTTTATCAATCGCGGCACTTTTGAACCACTCGCCACATAGTGTAAATTCAACTAAATCTCTATGTAATTTCTTTTCATCTTTGGGAGATAAGTTTGGATACCAGCAAAGTAAATTTAGGTCTTCAACGCTAACTTTATTTTTTATTTCATCTGGACGTTTACAAGAATAAAACCCTCTGTGTGCTATTCTGCTCCAGGCGTTTTGTTTACAATAGTGTCCTACTTTAATTGCGTCCATGTATTTTGACTTGTAAACATATACTCCCATTTTGCTTTTTTAAATAATAATGAAAAATAAAAGCAAAATAAAAATTTATTTTTAATTAAGCTTTAATATATAAATTAAAAAATCTTTTTTATGTGTTAAACCAACACGTCTTTTGTATAATTATAATCGTTTAACGTATTGGTACCGGTTAACACGCACTGACTGAATAACTCAAACTGTAATTTTTTGATTATCGACGACACTCCATAAAACCCATATAATACATTTGCGTAAATAATGGGTCTGCCAACACCGACAAACTCGGCTCCTTTCGCATAAGAGGTGAGTATATCTTGTCCGTTTCTAATACCGCCATCTTGCCAAACGCCGAAATTTTTATTTACCTTCTTAACCGCCATGCGAACTTCAGTCACCACATCTAAAGGAGCAATGCTATTATATAAAAATCTGCCACCGTGATTAGAAACATATATGCCATCGGCCCCACTTCGCTGAGCATCTAACGCAAATTCTTTGGATGTACAGCCCTTTACGACTAGTGGCAGTCCCTTATTAATACTTCTTTTAGTATACTTACACATAGATTTCTTCGCATGGCAAATTTTAGATACATTTTCAACAGACCAGTCATATAATTTATCCCCTTTTTTACTTGTATTTGCCAAAGGGAACCCGCTAACGACTAGTTCTCTCGCATATTCAAATGACTGTTGAAATTTGTATTTCGAGTATAGTTGTTTGGAAGATACATTTAAGTATTTACTAATTTCATTAATAACTTCCATATTTTGGGTTCCTATACAATCGTGTAGCTCATAACATTTTATATTAAACACCGGGTCAGTCAGCACAATTCCATAACAATTATTCTGAAATGTCATGTCGGCTTGGTTTTCCAGTAATTTAATACCTCCATGATTATTTGTTCCTGCGTCAACGGTAACGATAATAACAGACGCCCCACATACCTTGGCTCTCTCTATTACAGAAATATTAATTTCATTATCTGAAGTCAAATATAACTGAAACATATGAAATTGTTTATTATTAATGGAATATTTTTTTATGATGTCAGACATGGTCTCTATACTATACTGCGATAATGTCGGTATGGTCATGATACTACCTGTTGTAATCGTACCCATTATAGTGGATATTTCGTCCGATAGACCTCCATACACACATGGAGCCCCATATGGGGCGGTAAAAAACGGATTTGGAGAGGTTAACTTTGTGGTGCCTAATTCGTTGGAGTGAAAGGTTAACTCAACATCAAAAGAAACTTCTTTATTGGATGATAATTTTTTAGATGAGAATTTTATACCTTGATATGCTTCAATCGCCTTGTATGTACTGTTTCCAGCCGAACTCGTATTTTCGTGATACCAACTGTATATGTTGGGGGGAATTCTGTCCAAAACTTGCTGACGAAGAACATCAAAATCCCAAGAAACGTTGATTTCTGGGTCCGAAGTACTCGGTTTATGCATCAGTATTTTTTTATAATACAAATTATCCGCCTCACGACTTGAGTTAACAATTTGAAGTTGTTTTTTCTTTGAAATTTGTATTAAAAATCGTTTGTGATTCACTTTATTCAAATGTTCTTTTTGTTTAATCGATTTAATCAAATTTTCGGTAATTTGTTCGTTGTTTTTCGCCGTGTTATTTTTATTTTTGTTCGATGAAATACGGATTTTGTTTTTTCTCGTTTGTTTTTTCATGGCGGCGAGTATGTCTCTTTATTAATATTAACCATTTTATTTTTTTATAGTCGAATTAATATAATACAATAAATAATCTAATTTTTCTGAATACCACTTTTTATATTTTCTAAATATTCGTCTATTTTGGTTTCATCCACATACTTTAAATCATGATTTGCTTCTTTTATAGTAAGATTATTTTTCAACGCATGGTTGGATAATTCTGCGGATTTACTATAGCCAATATACGGGGTTAAAGCAGTCACTAGCGATATGGAATGTTCCACGTTGTTTTTATTTTGTTCTGTGTTTATTTTAATGCTCGAGATACAATATAGTGCGATATTTTTAGAAATATCTGATAACAAATGTAATGATTGTATAATATTATATGCGATTAAAGGTTTACACATGTTCATTTCTAATTTACCTTCGGAATTTGAAATAGAGATGGCTACATTATTCGAAATGACCTGTATGGAGGCCATAATCGCGGCTTCTAATTGACTCGGGTTTACCTTACCAGGCATGATGCTCGATCCAGGCTCATTCGGATGAATGGTCAATTCGGCAAATCCAGACTTAGGACCCGAGTTCATTAAAATAATGTCGTTCGATATTTTGATAATATTCGTGGCCAACATTTTCAACGAGTCACTGCATTCCAAAATGGAATTATGCGCGGTCATCAAGGCTATTTTATTTTTTGCGCTGATAAACGGCATTTTTAAGTCTTTCGCAATGTATTTGCACACTGACGGTCCAAATGATTTCAACGTATTGGTACCTATTCCTATGGCCGTTCCACCCAAGCCCAACAAATATAAATTACGCAATGCTTTTTTAATACACTCCATCGAATATTCGAGTAAGGTCACATAGCCCGATATTTCGTCTGAAAATAAAATGGGGACCGCGTCTTCCATATGGGTTCTTCCTATTTTAACGATATGTTTAAATTCGATTTGTTTTTTTTTGAATGTTTGAATCAGAAATGACAAGTTAGGGATTAAATTTTTATTTAATAAAATACAAGAAGCGATTTGAATCGCGGCACCAAATGTGTCATTCGTCGATTGTGATTTGTTTACATCATCATGTGAATCTACTTTTAAATTATTTCCCAATATTTTACTGGCAATATGACTAATGACCTCATTGACGTTCATGTTTGTGTAACTACCACTTCCTGTTTGCCACACATGCAATGGAAAGGTCTCATCGTGTTTTTTATTTAAAATTTCATCACACGCACTGATTATCGCGTCCCTCTTTTTTTTTTCCTTTAATAATCCAATGTCATAATTGGATTTCGCCGCATTTTTTTTTATAATCGCATAAGCATAAATAATTTCCATGGGCATTAATTCTTTGGAAACCGTAAAATAATGGATGGCTCTCTGGGTACTCGTTCCCCATATTTTATCGCGCGGAACACATACCGTTCCCAGAGAATCTTTTTCAAGTGTGCTGTCTGATTCGCACGAAACACCCATAGAGTCATGTTTATGGCTCTTGTTTTTGTGTTTGCGAAGACCCATTTTACGAGTTTGATGTTTATTATTACTGATTTTACGAGTTCCGAGTTTCATTTATATATATAATATATAAAATATTTTTTATATTGTACTAAAAAAGCCGTCGTCGGTTTTTTTATAAATGTTTAAAGAGAGAAACGAAAATTTCATTATTTACAAAACGCATAAAGATTAAATATTTATACATTATAATATAATAATAATATGAGTGATTCGAATATAAAGATTGTAAAGACCGACGTGTCTACCTCCAATTCTGGAGAAGAAAATAAAAAAATAAACTTTTCTTCTCTCCCTTCTAGTGAAAAAAATCCACTAATTAATGATGAAAACGATTTAGTCGAGTTTAATCCGGATGACCTGCTTGAAGAAGCGCCGATAACAAAAGCAGTAGAAGAAGAAACCAGCCCACCAGAGGTAGACATAGAGTCGGAGCAAGAAGATAAAGAGGAAATCGAAGAGTTGGGAGCTGCTCCCGACGCGACTGGAGATGAGCCCGTAGAAAATTCCAAAATCTCGGATGAAGAACTGAATCGTGTGGTAGAACAATATTACAGAAAAAAGTCGGCTTACGACCAAAGTGTCATTGCGATGAAGTCGAGTATCATGTCCAAATCCAAATTGCGATTTAAACAAAAATACGATGAAATGAGAAAGGCCAAAGCGCCATGTGTCAAGTGTGGCCGAGCCGTGGGGAGTATATTCAAAGCCACTGGACACTTTGAGACGGAACAGGAACCGTACAAGTGCCAATATCGGGTTCTGGAAGCAAAATGTGGGGACACTCAATCTCCATGTAAATTAAACGTGAATATTGAGTTGGGCTGCTACCAACTTATTCCAGACATTATTCAGTCCGATATGGGTAAAGTGCAACTTCTTAGAAATGAAACTATCAAGACCAAAAACGACTTGTTATACGACGTCATTACCTCGGAGGATGCGATTACTAAATTCAACGAAATCAAGCAAAATATGGATGTACTGAATAGTGTATTAGATTTTTATAAGACCAGGTACTCTAATATTCTGAATAACAAAGAGTCGGAGGAGGATATGAAACAGTTAATTCTGGTTTTGTTTGAAGCCGTAAATAAAAACCGAGAATTGTGTGAAGAGTATGATAAGAATAAAACCATCGATAATTTAAAAACGGTAGTGGAAAATTATCGGGCGATCGTGGAACCTAATTTGTTAAAAGTTCGCAACATAAAGTACAGTTTTTGTCATGTGAATTTCGACGAAGAAGACGACACTTATTCATTGGTTCAGTACAAAGTGACGCCGAAACAATTAGAATGGAACTCGGATATTTTTAGAGATTCTAGTGTCAAGAAGAGAGAATTTTAAAAGGCTTTTGCGTACAATACAAATAAGTAACCCATCATGACAACCGCGCCCATAAATAGAAGTGTTGTATATGAAAATGTTTTTCCCGTAATAACCCTTGATTCTTTGTTAGATTCAGGCCAGTGAACCTTTGTAAAAAAGTCTTTTGTTAGAAGACCTTGACCGAACAAAAATAAACAGGCTGCCAAAATAAGTACCACCGCAATTAAAATTCTCATTCTATGTTTTTATTTTTATATATTTACTAAATAATAAAATTAAAAAATACACTACAAAACTTTACTTAAAATTGCTTAAAAACATTTTTTTGTTATTATACTAATAGAAGACGAATGGATAAACACTACGACAAAGATATTTATGGTATAATGTGTATTCGAGAAGACACCCATTCCTCCGGAGGAAGCATTATGTTTGACTTTAAGTTCAGGTCGTTTGGCGAGTCTGAGAAAACACAACTAAAAGAAAAGTTGGATAAAACTGATAATTTAGGCAGTTGTAGTTTTAAAGTACTTAGGTCGTATTGCTCTAATAGTTCAAAAAAGTTGTTTTGTGCGAATTGGGACGAGTCGAGGTCCTTTGTCTGGGCGAACGCAACGGTGGATTATATTATGGGATTATTGTCTTAAGAAACAATTAATTAAAAATAATAAATATATATTGTATATACACACTTAAAATATGAACTATGACCTCATACGCGACGGCATCACTGTAGTAACGTGTCCAGTTGTTTTTGATTTAAGAAATTTCACCACAACTCAAAAGGAATTCGTTGCCTGCTTAAACGGCGAGGCTCCGAGGCAATTAGCTTTAGGGGGGTTTGGCGCAATGGGTACGCCAACAAGTTTTCACCACCCGTTAATTCGTAGTGTTCGAAAACAGTGTTACGACCAAATGTTCCCCAGATTTATGAGTTGGCACGGAGGTAAAAATCTCGAGATGATGTTTGACCGTTTTTGCCAGAGGCTAGAAGGGTCGATTTTATCAAAAGAAACTTGGCACCGGGATGTAGGGCCGCACGACGAAGGGGACATTATATACGGTGGGTGGGTAAACCTTGACCCAGCGGGTACTCCAAATCAACGATTTTCATGTGTTCCTGGCAACTTTTTAAACCCGGACCGAGAGTATGAGGAGGGATTTGTTAGGTTTGATATAAAAAATAGTGAAGTTATGAAAGACCTAGAATCCAAACGAGTCGTTGTAGAAATACCGCCAGGGTATTTAATTATATTTAATCAGACACTTGCACACGAAATTGTAGGAAATAAAGTAATGTTTGAAAGTTATCGACTTTTTTTTAATTGGCGAATTACTGATAAAAAGGAAACTATTTATGACTACATTTTTAGGAATTTTAAAAAGAAAAAGAGTAAAAAGGTAGAAAATAGTGAACCAGACCCTATGACATTAAAAGAAATAATTGAAAAACAAGCGTGTCCCAGTCTTGGAAGTGGTCAATTCCCACCAATGTTTGCCAGACTGCATTTGACAAACCACAAGGGAAGTATACTGGTTCCGTTCTCAGATACCATTATTCCAATTTATCGTAGCCGGAACGACCCACAAATAATAAAAAGGTTTTTGCCTCCATTAAGTGAAACCGGTATGATGTGGCCGCCGTACTCAGAGGAAGACATAAATGTAATGTTGGTGCATCCTTTAACAGCCAGTAATATGCCTATGCAGGTGGAAGACCTTAATGATACGTTAGATATAACACGTGAAAATCGTATGACACCATCTTCGTCAAGCTCGTCGTTTTATCCATTGCCTAAAAAACACCACGCGTCGAAAAATAACTCAAGTCATGATGACAACAGTTGGTCCAGTTCTGATAGTGAGCCAATATTAAAAAATTTCCGTTATAAATCATTAAGTAGTAGTAAACGTAAAAACAAAACTAGAAAAGCTATTGGAGGTCCTCCGGATTGGCCTCAAGGAACTTTAAATCCTGACTGGAAACATTCATCACATTCCAGTAGTAAGAGTAGCTGGAATGAGTCAGACAATGAGCCAATATTAAAAAATTTCCGTAACAAATCATTAAGTAGTAGTAGTAAACGTAAAAATAAAACCAGAAAAGTTATTGGAGGTCCTCCGGATTGGCCTCAAGGAACTTTAAATCCTGATTGGAAACATTCATCCAGTTCTTCTCCATCACCGAGCGTAGGACAACGTCATAAATCGGGACCTGTTGTACATGACCTAACTGTAGAACAACCTCATAAGTCGGGACCTGGCCCGAGTGACATTGTGCATGACCTGACTGATTTTTCTTAAAATATATACACTTAGAACTAGTTACTTCTATAGTATATATATATAAATGTCGTCAAGCAAACCCGTTATAGCCATCGCCGTATTTGACGGTTCTTCTATTAAAGGAACGGTTACTTTTACGGATAATCTTGAAAATAACAATGTAGAAATTGAAGTCAATCTCAAAGGGTTGAAAAAGAAAAGTCTTCATGGGTTCCATGTTCACGAGTCGGGTGATTTGAGTGACAAATGTGAGAGCATGTGTGCCCACTTTAATCCGTACAATAAGGAACATGGATGTCCAGGAAAAAAAGTTCGACATGTAGGAGACCTCGGCAACTTAGAGACTGACGCAAGGGGAAACGCGCACTATACATTTCACGACAACATTATTAAGCTTAGAGGAAACAAGGCCAATATTATTGGGCGTGGACTAATTATTCACGCGGACCCAGACGATTGTGGTGAAGGAGACACACCAGATAGTCTCAAGACTGGAAACGCGGGAAAACGTATCGCCTGTGCGGTGATTGGATATTCAAAAAGTAATTTTAAGTAAATTGATGATATTTACTGGCTTTAAATTATATATATACATAAAATATAAATGATACTTCATTACATCTCTTTGCCCGTTTTTCTAGTTAGCTTCGCCGTTGGCATGTTTTTTATTTACATATTAGGTCCAGACACCAAACGCATATTTATTTATCCTAGCCCTGAAAATGTAAATAGTGTTTTATTTAAAGATGTAGCAGATAGCTGTTTTTCATTTAAGCCAGTTGAAGTAGAGTGTCCAAAGGACGAATCAAAAATATCGTCTGTGCCAGTTCAAACACTTTCTTCCACGCAAGATTAAAGTACTTATAAAATAAAATATGTTTCTCTCTATAATATAAAACTCAAAGAATGTATCTGGGTAAGTTTGTACATACCGAGACGGGTAAATATTTAATGTCTATATTGTTAGGCTTTGGTCTGGCGTCTTTGTTTAGAACAGTTTGTAAGGGAAAAAACTGTATTATTTTTCATGCGCCTCCTTTAGAACAAATTGAAGAAAAAATATACAAATACGACAACAAGTGTTACAAGTTCACTCCCGAGTCTAGTAAGTGTGACTCGACTAAAAAAATTGTGAATTTTGCGTAATTTACATAATCAATGAATCTATTTAGTAGTTATAAAAGACCAAATATAAAACATGTCCGATACAACTAGCATTATGGATTTGCCCATGGACCCTACTGGCGGGGGAACCCAAAACAACATATCCATCTCATCCAGTGAACCGATTCCAACTAGTAGTAACAACAACAACAACATTAGCTTGGATCAAACCACGATAAGTCAAATTGTCAACGGACTTCAACAAGCCAGTATTTCGGGAGCAACTCAGTTACGTTCCCGAGACATTTCTATGACGACGGATGGTCATACGCAAGACCCGTATGTCCAGCCAAACTATGTGCCCCCTGTACCGCAACCAAAGGATTATATTAAGGATTACGATGAAACCAACGAGGAGATTTTAAATAGTTACAACCAGAGAATGCTTAATTCCAACAATTTGGAGGACATGTATAGCGAAATTCAACTGCCTATTTTAATGGCCATTTTGTACTTTCTTTTTCAACTGCCATTCTTTAGAAGAAATCTCTTTCACCTACTTCCCTTTTTATTTTCCACGGATGGCAACTACAACATTAATGGATACTTGTTTACCAGCGGTCTGTTCGGGCTAATATTTTATATGTTAAACAAGATTATTAATCACTTTAATAAATTTTAAGAAGAGAGAAAAGAAAACTAACGATAAAAATTCAAATACTTATTTATTTCGTTTCTCTCTTCTTTTTCTGGGAAAGAATCGTAAACTATTCATAACATTTTTATATGAATATTTTATTTTAAATATCTCGCTCGTATGTTTCATCCTTACGTGAATAAACTGATTGAAAATCTCCCGGACCAAGAAGTGAAAACAATGAAAAGGCTGGACCTAGTCCTCACAGGATGCTTCCCTTTTAACAAACAATTTTTAATGGGTTCACTGCTTTTCTTAAAAGAGATGGAAACACGTGGCTACGTAAAGGTTTGCCGAATCTCCGGGAATGGGTTTGGAACCTTGGCAGGCCTATTGTATTTTTGCGATTCGATTAATACATTATGCGATTATGACTTAAAGACACTACCCGAACTTGGTCGCCTGTTAAAAGATAAGGTCCCCAAAAACATGTTGAAAAACAAATTGTTTATTTCTTATTATGATGTCGCCTCGTGCGTGAAAATAACAAAATCCAAATTCAAAACCCCTGCTAAATTAATGGACGAGGTCATCAAGTCTTGTTATTTGCCATTCGTGGTAGATGGAAACATTGCTTATAAAAGTACTTTTGTGGATGGATTAAGCCCGCACGTATTTGATGTGAAACGCGACCGACAAATATTCTACTGTAGTCCTCTTAATTACCCATATTTACGGGTATTAGGGAATGAGACCTCTAGAGTGTTAACGGGTATCCTGGATATTCACGGTTTTTTTATAATAAAACAAAGTACTGCCATGTGTAGTTATGTCAACGACTGGAGTTGGTTTGATAGAAAAATAGACATTTTAAAGTATATCGTAGAGAGAATCGTCGTTTATTTAATATACACCATGTTCATGGTAAAACCCTATGTGCCGGATTTTATTTTAGAAAAACTAACTACGAAAGTATTTGTTTAAATTAAAAATATGTTTTATTTAAGCGATAACATAAAATCATTCATATTTTGTGTTCTCATACTAGAGTTACAATTTTGACATATCGGTTTTAAATTAGACACTATGGTTTCCCCGCCTTTGGCGTTTGCGACCACGTGGCCACAATGAAAAGACATTTGTGTAATGTCGGTTGTTTTACAACACAAACATTTCGACTTTCCAATTTCTTCCCCAATGTTAATGTTCCAAACTAATCGTTTCATGGTGGACGAAATTGTATTTTTATTACTACTTGGTTGCTTTTCTGAACAAATGCTCTCTTCGGCAGGTCTTTTTGTTGATTCAGTCGCGACCTCTTCTTGTTGGATATTCGGCGGAATATCAACCGCATAAAACAAATCCTCTGCGTGTGCTATAATACGGTCTTGAAATTTATTTTTATTCTTAGAAAAACCACAACTCATTTCACTTAATGTTTTAATTTTTTTGCTAAGAGCTTGAGACTGCTCAGGGTTTTCAGTTGGGTCAACTTCACAATATTGTCCCTCGATTTGACATCTTTTATAGTCATAAAAATCGTACAAGTTACCCCAAAAATAAAGTCCCACTTTGTTGGTTTCATTGGGTTGTTCTTTCCACTCACCTGTTTTGTTTTTCCAAAACCATTTTTTGGAGGAAAGAGTTTGGTTTCTATCGGTGAAAACAACATGACTTCCAACCAATCTCTTTAGCATTTGTGCGTGTTCAACATATATACTTGTTTCCAATTTCCAAATTTCATTTGCTTTTTCCAGAATGGTATCAATGTAATCATCCACATCACTTTCGCAAAGCTGTCGTTTCATTTTGAAAATAATGATTTACACATTTTATAATTTGATTAAATAATTAAAATAAGAGAGAAACGAAAAGAACCCCAACAATATTCAAATACTTAACGGCTATTTCCTGTTTCTCTCTTATTTTATAATCCAAAAAAGTTAATGGAATGGATTCCAATTTCCAATTTCCAATTTCTAACAAACTTATTCCAATAAATTAAGAGAGAAACGAAAGAATCCCAAGTAAATTCAAATACTTATTTATCGTCGATAAGACTTTCTTGTCTTACGACTTTTCTTCGATTTACGTCGTAGTTTTCTTTTCTTGCGAGAACGTTTTCTCTTACCACCCCATGCTAGGTCGCTCGGTTTGCATTCATTCATTGCGTATAATAATATCAAAAAAAGTCTCACTTTAAACGCTTCGTCTCCCGGCGCATTTATGTCCATGATTGTAAATCGTCTAAATAATTCTTCCAAATCAATCATTCTTCTGTCAGCAAGAAGTGGTTCTAGTAACTGCTCATTCGCCTGCTCACTATAATCATCATTAGCTATTTCAATTTGTGATTGTTGAAGCCATCCTAAAAAGTAACGTAGGTTAATTGTTTTTCCCTCTTGTCGTAATAATCGGATAATTTCTTCCCCGATAACTTCACTACTTTGGCCACCAAAACGATTTGTAATTTCCTTGCATTTAATACTATTGAGTCTTAAGCCCGAATCTTTACTGGCGGCCGCGAGCGCGCCTCTGTCTTCAGGACCCAACCAAGGATCTACATTGGATTTTATGACTGGTTTTGTCATGTAAGTATCTTCTAATTTAAACGACATTATTATTAAATTAAAGATAATATATATATTAGTTAGATTAAAATTCGAATCCTAAACATTGTTTAACCATAAAAAGTAGAGAGAAACGAAAACAATATCCAAACACTTATTTGTTTTATGGTTAGTAATACTTGTGTTTTCGGGTTCTCTTGTTTCCCCACAAGAAATTTCCGTACTGTTTTTTAGTTGGTCTGTAATGTTTTTTTCTTCTCATGTTTTTATTTTTCTTTGTACTTTTCAAATACTTAATGGGTTTATCGTTATTGGCGGGTTCGGTGATATTCTTAGATGGGGTCATATTGGGTTCTTTATGTTTAGATTTAACGTCCTCGGGTTTATAATTCAGAAACCATTCTTCAAACTCCGGGGTACCACGCTTATCTTTCATTTCTTTAAATTTCGCCGCCTTCTCTGCTCTTATTTCTTCCACGGTTTCCTGCTTGCCGTAACAAGTAATGCTGAACCGCTGTAATAATCCGTCTTGTTTTAATCTGTTTTTATTTTGAACATCAAATAAAAATTCCGACATGCACAAAATGCGGTTACTATGATTACTAAAGTAAGGCCGATTCGAGTACAAAAAGGCCAAGTAAAAGCTGAGCATGGTATCAATCGTCGCGATTTTAACATTTTGGTTTTTTATTTTGATAATGTTGTAGCTATGACACGCCACCGGTTTATAAATAAAGGCGACGGTTCTTGCGCCTACTTTAATTTCATAGTGTAAAGGAATAATTTCCCCCACGGGTTCTCTCTTGATTATTTTCGCATTATTCACCTTAATATCTTTCAAACGTTCTACCAGAATCTCTGCGGTGGTTTCTGGGTTTAAAGATATGACGTCAAAATACGAGGATTCGTGGATTGGGAATTTTGTTTTTTTTTTATCTGGCATATAGTTCACATATTGGGAGATGGCAAACCCGCCAAAGAAAACCACCCCTTGATTAATTAATGTGTCTTTGACCACCTCCACAAGTTCCTCATTATTAGTAGTTTCCTCTTTATTCAAAGGTTTTATGTTTTTACACGCGGACCGGTCGATTGGGTAAAATTTGTTTATTAAGGTCAAACGCTTCATGACCTTCTCCCACCTCGAAGTATCCCCCGCGGGACGACTAAGTTCCAAATACATGGACATTCTTAAAAAATTAGGGTCGACATGAGAGATACCATTGACACGGACAGACTTCTTTTTTATTATATCGTATAGGTCTCGAGGCAAACTAGTAATGTCGGCCATGCCTTGGTAATTCACAAACACCTTATAAGTTCCGTGGTGTTGTCCACTACGTGCCTCCACGTCACTGTACCCAAGCTCATGATATAGGTTTGCTAAAGCCTTGGCGTCATTCAATGCGTCGGGAGAGAAGAAATCATAATCGGGTAAATCCACATCCTGGTTGTAAATTTTGTGATCATCGGGTAAAAGCGCATTAATACTGATTCCTCCATAGCAAACAAGCCCTTTTTGTTTTATAAAATTCTCGACAATGGTTATCATTTCTTTGACTTCCGGTGAATTCACGACAACCCTGGCAACCTTTTCTTGTGCCTTATCTACTTGCATTCGTAGAATCGCCAGCTCGCACTCGCCGAAATTCATTTCTTTGGAACAGCCTTTATCCTTCATAATTTATATAATATGTATATGTATATTTAATAGACATTATATTTTTTATTAAAAATTCCCGTTCTTTCTCTCTCTCCAAGTATTCTTTTAGGTATCAAAACTATAGAAATCAGTCGTAACATTACGAGTTTGATAAGACAACGCGGGGTCTTGTGGTATTGGGTCGGGAATGGTGACAATTTTATAACGCAATGGCTCGGGTTTTAAACTAAACGCATATCCAGCACGGTCAAACAAAATTTTGTTCATTTCGAGAAAATTGTCCACCGTCTGATACCGCATGGCAATCATTTGACAACCTGCGTCTCGACAAAAAGGTCCACTTGGGTTAGGCGGGTCAGGCCCTTGGTCTGGAAATACGATGGACATGAATCTTTTATTATATTCTCTTAGTTCATTTAAATCCGGATTGTTTTTCACATCGCTATAAGTAAGCGCGCGCATGAAAATGGAACTACTTGTTAAATTCACATACTCGAGTAACTCCTCATTATCCAAAAACGCAATACTTCCTGGACTACCTCGGTCTACAATGAGAATAATTTTATTTTGAAAAGATAAAAGAGGCTGTTCTCCCAAATTGGTTCCGGCGTTTTCAAAACTATACTCCTTACCAAGCATCTCATTGTCATATGATTTAAAGACTTCTACCAAGTTTTTATACATTTCTGCGTTATTCGACATAAACCTCAAGTGTATTAAAATAGGGTCCGATGAGTTGGGTGCGGTGCTGCCAGAGAACGCATAATTTTTTATGGTAGACATCACATCACTAAAATCAACGGAATTATATGTCTCTTTGGTATAATAATTATCGGAAGTGCTTGTTGCGACGACGGGTCGATTGTCCACCGAATACACCTCAAAATCCAGACATCGCACTCCTTCTTTTATTACGGCCTTGAGATTACAAATATTCACAAAGTCGTTTTTGTAACTTCCTCCAGAACAAGCATTATAAGCGGTTTTAATGTAATAATCATTTAAATTGTAACCACAATCCGGGTCATTGGCACTTATCGAACGGATATTTGGAGCAATGGTGCTATATAATGTATTCATGTAGTCACACTCTTTGTCTTGTAGCTTTGAAATATAGATAGCATACAGAATTGCTAAAATAACAACCACGAAAAATCCAACGGACGCCAAATACACGATGAAGTTGTTTTGTCTTTGTAAATCAAGATTGGGTTTGGGTAAATTGGTAGACATTTTATAATAACTTATTATTTTTAATTTTTTTGAAAAACTTAAAAGGGCTTCTCTCTATTTTTTTGTTTTTGACTTTGTTTTCGATTTTGTTTTTGTTTTCGAGTTTCTTTGAATTCGTTTAAGATGTTTTTGGGTTAATAGGTGGTTACGCTTGGTCTTCGAATTGGGTTTTGAAACATTCGGATTGTAGTCAAATTTTTTGTAAACCCCGTTCAAATATTTCGCATCAAATATTTTGTACTTTGGTGTTAAGGACTTGACAGTTTCATGAATGGTCACCTTAATTTTCGGGACATAATATTGCGGTAATTTATTGATAAAGGTAACCTTTTTTTCATTCGAGGCGTCGTTATAATAAACAAATTCCAAATCGGTAATATTTAACAAGAGCTGCGAAGTGGTTCGCACAAATTTCAAATGCTTACTAGTAAGCGTGGGGTTATGTTTTTTGGTTAACTGTTTACTTCTATACGGATGAAACCTTGGATCAATATTGGAATAGTTTTTATTCATCACAGACAATAATTGGTCGTCGTTTTTTACTTTTTTCAATTCTTGTTCGACTATTTTTTGTCTTAAAAAAGAAGAAACCCCTTTTTTTCCGGTTCTGTACCCAGCGTCTGTATCTTCTCCATGATTACTTAAGACTACATTATTTTTGTGATTTGGTTTAATCGAAAACTCATCCTCGGTTTCTTCGATTTGATAACATTTCCCTTTTGCGACCAGTAACGTGTGCCCTTCAATCATCTTAAAATAACGGTCTTGTTTGAGAAAATTGTCGATAGATTCTTTTTCACACAAAATATTGTGAAACACGTTTCCCTTAGTGGTATGATGTTTTAAATAATCTGGGTCTTCTCGAACTCGATGCCTAACCGAGACCGCATTAGGATTGTAGAGAGAAGAATTCACCATGGCGGTTCCTTTTTCGTTGAGGCCTTCCATCCAATTTGTTTCCATGTCCTTAAAATAAACCATTTCAATTCCATTCACAATCTCATGTATTATTTGTATTTTCGGCTTATAAGTACGGTCACGGTTCTTGGCTAAAATAGTTTTACCGTTAAGTGTTGTATATAAAATAACGCACATGTTTGTGTTATATATTACTAATATTAATAATTTAAAATTTAAATAACTGATTATATTAAAACCAGATAAAAAATGGCAGGCGGTCTAATGAACTTGGTCTCGGAAGGACAACAAAATATTATTCTGAATGGAAATCCTAGTAAAACCTTTTGGAAATCGACTTACCAAAAATATACCAATTTTGGAATCCAGAAATTTCGCGTAGACTTTGAAGGAGCTCGTACACTTCGTCTCACAGAAGAATCTAGATTTACCTTTAAAATTCCAAGATATGCGGATTTATTAATGGACTGTTATTTGTCTATGGAACTGCCTAACATATGGTCTTGTATTATGCCTCCGCAATTGACGACCAACCCAGATGGAACCACTTTTTACACCGATTGGGCTCCGTATGAATTTAAGTGGATTGACAATCTAGGAGCGATTATGATTAGTGAAATATTAATTACTTGCGGTAATCAAACATTACAGCAATACTCAGGACAATATTTACTGGCGGCGGTTCAGAGAGATTTTAGCGCAGACAAAAAAGCGCTTTTTAGTGAAATGATTGGAAACATACCCGAGCTGAATGACCCTGGCAACGCGGGAACCCGAACCAATTCCTACCCAAACGCCTACTACACGGCCAATCCCGCAGGCCCCGAACCATCTATTCGTGGGAAAATCTTATACGTTCCTATCAACGCATGGTTTGGAATCAAATCGCAAATGGCATTTCCTTTAGTATCGCTTCAGTACAATGAGCTACACATTACCGTAACCATGAGACCAATCAATGAAATGTTTCGTATTCGCGATGTGTTTGATTATGTCAACAATTTTCCGTATATTGCTCCTAATTTTAATCAATTTTACCAACAAATGTACCGTTTTTTACAACCGCCCCCAGACATCGAATTGGGACCTACTTCCTACGTGGATACACGAACCATTTGGAATTCGGATATTCATCTGAATTGTACCTACTGTTTTCTCTCGAATGATGAAGTACAATTGTTTGCTAAAAATGAACAAAAGTATTTATTTAAACAAGTTCACGAATCGGTATTCTATAATGTCACGGGGGCGAATAAAATACAACTGGATTCGATTGGATTAGTCACAAGTTGGATGTGGTTTTTCCAGAGAAGCGATGCGAATTTACGAAACGAATGGTCCAATTATTTTAACTGGCCTTATAATTATATTCCGAATGACCTGGTACAAGCACCGACGCAAGGCACACTTGTCGTACCGAACTGGAATGCGCCTCCAGATGAAGTCAGCATAGGTCCGGGAGTAAACCCAGATGGGTTATTAACAGGCTTAATGATATCTAGTGATTATAGTATGCAAAATACGAAACAAATTTTGTTAGTTCTTGGCATATTATTAGATGGACAATATAGAGAGAATTTACAACCCGCGGGGGTATACAATTTTATTGAGAAATACGTGCGAACCTCTGGAAATGCGCCCGACGGATTATACTGCTACAACTTTTGTTTACACACGTCTCCTTATGACTTACAGCCCTCCGGGGCGATTAATATGAACCGGTTTAATACAGTGGAAATGGAATTCACTACTATTCTACCGCAGCTCGACCCGTTGGCCCAGGTACTCACGATTTGCGATCCGAATAGTGGAGACATTATTGGGATTAATAAACCTACCTGGCGAATTTTCGATTACAATTTTAATATGTATTTAATGGAAGAACGCATTAATGTGGTTCACTTTGTAGGGGGCAATTGCGCGCTCATGTATGCGACTTAACGCCGAGGTTTTCTTCTTGGTTTACGTTTTCTTTTTCCGCCGACACCATAATCATCTTCATCTTCATCCCCTTGGTCTTCAAACTTTCTTTTTCCTCTGTAGAGTGTGCGGATGTAATAAATCACAAATAATGCTCCCAACACTATGAAAACCCCCCAAATACCATCAAAGTTAAAAGCCATTTTATTTTATATATAAATTAATAGATAAAATAAATCTTCTTACTTTTAACGGCGCTGCTTTTTTCTTAGTTTGCGTTTTCTTTTGCCGCCCGTTACAACGGTTGATGCCATACTATCAACCGAACCTCTAGCTGTTTTTAATCTATCGTTATCAAAATAAGCCTCGTTGCCGTCTTTCCCGATACTTACGTTTGTAGGCCTTTTAAGACCTGAATCCACTTTGCTATAAATAAAATATAGGCCTATAATACCTCCAATACCTCCAATAACAATTAGTAAAGTTACCCAAGGTTTTGAAGCCAGTTTTATTATTGTTTTAATATACATAATTTAAATATAAAATTAAATCGCTTAAAGAAGATAATCATTAATTACAGAAATGCTAAAAAACGACGTCGACACGGAATGGAGTCAATTTTTACTCACCAATGCTGCGGAGGACATTGATAGTGAATACTCGTCCGAGGAAGACGAACCTTCTTTTATGGGGTTTCCCAGTTGTTCTCAATTGATATTTGACAGCGATTCGTCTCCCGAAACTCCTAAAGCCACTCCCATCTATATATCAACAAAGACCAAATTGGCTTATTTAACCAATCCAATTAATTTGAAGGAAACCTTTTGGAATGTGCCCGTCATGGACTACTGTATTCCACAAAATGGAGTAATTAAAAAACAAATGAAATTCAATTCGTTGGAACCAGAAGAATTACAATTCATAGTCGCCAAACTAGCAAATGAGAACCACTACGATGAGCACGTTATTACCCACATTGACAATCCGTTTGGAAGAGTAAAATTTAAAGACATTCGCAAATTAAGTATTGGAATTTGTAAGAAAGACCTGATGAGTTATCGATGCAAGCAGAAGAGCGCGTTTTATAATTGCTTTGTTTTGATTTTTAGGATTAAAATTCAAGACAGTTTTAAGGACTTTCATGTCAAGATTTTCAACACGGGCAAGATTGAGATTCCTGGTATTCAATCAGAAGAAACATTCCAAATTATCTTGAACATGGTTTTAACCACCTTACGTCCATTTTGCGGACAAGAACTCAGTTATAAGCCCGATAACATTGAAACCGTTTTAATCAATTCCAATTTCAATTGTGGGTTCTACATCAACCGAGAAGTTCTTTATGACACCTTGCGATTTAAATACAATATTCAGGCCATCTATGACCCATGTTCGTATCCGGGTATTCAATGTAAATTTTATTACAATCCGGAAGTAGAGCATCAAAGCGGGTCTCAAATATCAGAGGCCAACCGCTCCATTTACAAGAACATTATTGAGGTTTCTTTCATGATTTTCAGAACCGGAAGCGTACTAATCGTTGGCAGATGTGATGAGAATGTGCTATTTTACATTTACGAGTTTTTGAAAATTGTCTTGAACAATGAGTTTCGCCATATTTGTCAGAAGAATGTCAAAATGAATGGAGAGGTAGACCTGAATTCATTTCAAAGTCACAATAAAATCAAACCACCCAAGAAGCTTCGCCGCAAGTGTGTGACAATCGTGACCGATTGTGTTTAATGAGTTTTTTTTCACGCAGATGTTGAGGTGGATGTGGTGACTTGTTTTTTTAAATTATGGTAGTTTATTTGTTGTTGTTATTAAAATATATATTTAATTTATTTTTAAATAAAACATCGCGTTGTTTAGCGAAACCTAACCCGAATCTTCTTTAGATTGCTTTAATTAAAACACTATTTATTCTATTACTACTTAAAGACTTTTATAATAATTTTTAATATTATAAAAACATGTCTGAGACGAAAACTGATACTTACCGATTGCCCGCGGAAATTACACTTAAACATGCTGCTAAATTAGGAATGGTGGAGGACAAACCTATTATGCTTGATTACTGGACCGCCTCTTTGGATAAGAAGGCCCTTATTGGTGTGAAGGACAATGGCGAGAAGTTGTTGGTAAAAAGCGAAGATGAGTATACTAGTTCTATTTCTAAGTTTTACAAGACAGGTACGGAGTATATTATTATTACCGAAAACTCTATTTATTTGGTGTCCAGCGACATTCCTACCAAGAAAATTACTTAAACACTTATAAACAAAAAAGAACTTAAAGCGCAACCAGGTATTTAATACATTAAAATAACGTCATTCAGTAAGTAAATTATTTTAATATGTACGAGGAAGATGTTTTCGGAAGATATGAGAGAAATGCTTCCATTTATTTTAACTGTATAAAATGGAACAAAGATTGTCCCACTTTATACAAAAATGTTTGTTACTGTTGCGACGAGGCCGCGGTGTTTCCAGTGACCATTGGTTGTCAAGATGTAAAGTGCTCCTTAAAAGTTAAAAGTTATATTCAAATTGGAGAACCGTGCCCGATTTGTTTAGAATCGATTCTTACAAAATCCAACGCTTATTTAACGTCATGCGGACACTCGTTTCACCGAAATTGCTTGTTTAAAGTAATCGAATCCAAATTCAAACAAAACCCCTTGAGCAATGTTCGGTGTCCGTGTTGCAGACGCGGAATAGGTCGTGTAGACTTATCCCAACGGTATAACTTTGATGGAACGGCGTTGGACCGGCTAGAAGATTTTTGGTTGTCCAAGGACCTGACCATACCAGAATACTGTAGAAATAGTAATCATTTTATTGGAATGAATAAAGAATGTGAGAGTTGTATGGAGTATCGAAACTCGTAAAAGTTAAATTGGTTTATTTGTTTGCTAATATAAAATAAATAAAAATGAAATACGAAATGCTCTCCTTACTTGCGGGCGTCAGTTGTAAATTGTATGACGATTTAGAAGATAATGAATTACTTTCGTCTTTTAAAACCCCTTTTATATTAGAAGTGTTGAAAGGGTTTCATTATGTACTATTTACGTGTGTATCGTTACATAGCGCGGTCTTTTTTTATTTTAACTATTTTTTGAACTTTTTACACCTACTTACCAACAAAAATGCTTATAGCAATCCATACGAAAAGTCGGTGATTTTTTCATTTGGAATTTTATTTTTCATCTTGAATAAAAGTGAAGTATCTGTCGATTTTAATATTCATGACTCGGTGACTTTCCTTTTTGGATGCTTACTAATGTACACAGAACACTTAATTTGTCCTGACGAAATATCAACTAAAAAATTATTATGCCGAGTAATATTTTTCATCCTTTTCCCTTTGGGAACTCTTTGGCTGTCATGGGTACAGTCGCCCGCGATAAAATATTCGTGTTGGTACCAAATTGGATACGGAATCATTTCCGTCATAGTCCAGTATTATTCGTTATTTGTATGTAAAAAGCCGCCCTTGGTCCCCGAGGAAAAGTCCCCCATTGAAGAGAAGCAAATCCCTGAGGAAAAGCCACCCTTGGAAACTTCGCTTCCAGTATAAATTGGTTCTCTCTAACTTGCTTTCAAAATATTCAATATAAAAAATAATATGTTTACACCTTTTCTCATTTAAAACGCCTATTTTAAAAATTGAAATAATTAAAAATTGAAATAATTAAAGATATATATTATATATTATAAATAAACAATGTTGTTAATTGAATTTGAAGAACATCTAATAGATGGGTTAAATATATTAAAATATAGAAATGTAGAAGATAATAATTGGTATTATGTATATATAGATATTGAAACTCTTAATTTATTGGTGACAAACTTTGGAATTATATCTACTAAAAGGTTTCCAACGCAAAATATTTGTATTGACAATCCTTCAACATCTAAACATATTAATATAAAGTATTGTGGTGCGTCTATTGAACTTTATTGTGGTAATAATACAAAAATTTATCTTCCAATATTAGAACAAAATTACTAAAAAACAATAGGCGTTTTAAATGAGAAAAGGTGTAAAATTAATTTATATTATATTATTTTTTATTTTTCATGCTAGCCAACATTTTATCTGCCTTGACGGCTTCTTTTAAATACGCGCACTGCGCACTACTTTTATAATTCTGCTCGGCGGCTTTGGCTAGTTTCGCAGTAGATGCTTCCTTTTGAAGGTACCGTTCTCTTTCTCGTTGAGCGGCGTCTTGTCTGGCGTTTACGGACTGCTGTTGTAACTTGACGGCCGCGGAGTTTTCCTTCCTACCAGCCGCAACATTGTACCCTTGATATCCTGGAGAAAATGCCATGTTTCCCCCGATACAAGTATTGCCTCCTGATCCGTCATTATTTCTAGCAGACATTGGCGTGGAATTATACATGTCTGGAAATTCATTCGATTGTTCATAAATGCCACTGGCCGGATTGTACACCATGCGATTCATGTTTGTGTTTTTTCTGTAAATAATGATTTTTTGACAAAAAATTACATTTCTCTCTCTTCATTTAATAATTATCTTCTTTTACGATACGTTTTTCTTTTTTTATTGTTTTTTGTTTTTCTTCTTCGGCCTCTTGTTTTTCTTTTACGAGATATTCCACCCATAATAGAACACCTCTCATCTGAACAAATAGTGTAGAAACTATCGTTATACAAACCATCGTTTTTACTTAATTCTAACTTCTTGCCATCTGCTAAATTTATACGAATGACAACTCCGGCATCTCTTTTTAAGCTTTGCATCGTACCAGCCTCCAATGATACGCGTTTCACCCCAAGAATTCTACCGGATACTTCTTGTTTTGTAACTGGGTTGTGAATACTAACAGTTCTTCCAATGTAACTACCTGCAGCCACTATATCAAAAAATTGGTCTTTAGTTAGGTTTGTTGAAGGGAATCTTTCGCCCACAGTGGTCAAAAAATCTCCGTAGACGTCGCTCATTTTTATGCCTATATATACTGACAAGCAAATATTTTTAGTTTTCTTTATAATAATTCTCTTAACGCATTCATTTTTTCTTCCGATAACTTCTCCGGAAAATCCACGTGAAAATGTACCAATAAATTACCCGTATGACCCTCTCGCGTCAACCCCATGTTGGGAATCACCTTTACGTACTCTGGGGGGATGATGTTGCCACTGCTGTTGTTTAGGGTGTAATTTTTGCCGTTTACGTAGTGGAGGTCAAAGCTAAACCCACACAGCGACTCTTTGAGGGAAATATTCTTATTCATTATCAAGTCCAATCCTCTTCTCTCAAAGTTTGTATTATTGTTAATCTTTATAAATATCTTAATATCTCCTTTGGAGTTTTCGTTTTGGACATTTCCTTTATCTCTTAACATAATGATTTCGTTATCATCGATTCCCTTTGGAATATCCACATAAATAGTTTCGGTTTCAAATATTTTGTGGCCGTGTTCCACAATAAATCGCTCAATCTCTACCGGGATTTTACCACCGGATAAAACAATATCCATGGTTATCGTAATGGTCTTAATAATAGGGGTCGGCTTTTGTAATGTGTTTTCAAAAAACATACCAGGCATTCCTCCTCCTCCTCCCCCAGCTCGAAACACGTGTATGTTTCCGCCGCCAAGAGGGACTCCTCCCCCAAATCCCCCGCCAAATATCGCACTCAATATATCCTCCATATCTTGAAAGGGCATTTCTTGACAACCACTCATTCGCATAGACTGATTTTTACCCATAAAATCGTATTCCGCCCTTCTTTGTTCGTCTCCGAGAGTTTCATATGCTTCACTAATTTTCTGAAATTTGGTGATGGCTTCCAAATTGCCACCTGTTTTATCGGGATGAAACTTTAATGACAAAGACCTATAGGCCTGCTTAATTTCCTGTCTGGTCGCGGTACTAGTAAGTCCTAAGACACTATATAAATCAGACATTTTTGATACTTTGTTATTATAATATTATTTGATTACTTATACTTAAATAACAATTATCAATATAAATTAAAACACTTAAAAATTTCTAAATACCTAAAAAAACATGGAACACACTCTGCCGGATAGACTTTTTATTGATAAGTTTCAACCTATTTATTTTAAAGATTTTGAGATTGACCCTGATTTTATCAAGGTATTTGATACTTTAATTTCCATCGATAATTTAAATGTATTATTAATTGGAGACATGGCGTCCGGTAAAACGTCTTTATTAAATGCCGTAGTCAAAGAGTATTATGGTCCCGAGGTCAATCACAAACAAGTTGAGAACAATGTTCTCTACATTAACAGTCTCAAAGAACAAGGTATTAATTATTACCGAAGTGATGTGAAAACCTTTTGCCAAACATGTTCCTCCATATTGGGAAAAAAGAAATTTCTGGTACTAGATGATATTGACTTGGTGAATGAACAAAGTCAACAAGTATTTCGTAACTGTATTGACAAATACAGCCACAATGTTCACTTTATTGCGTCCTGTAGTAACCCTCAGAATGTCATTGAAAGCTTACAATCCAGATTTATCATCATCAAGGTAAAACCTTTACAAATCTCGCAACTTGCCAATATACTAAAAAAAGTAACGAGCGCCGAGAATATAATTATGAATTCCGAGTCGGAGACTTTTATTCTTCATATTTCCAATAACGCCGCCAAACTATTACTTAATTATCTTGAAAAATTCAAGCTTTTTAATGAGCCAATCACCTTCGAATTGGCCAACAAATTATGTACCAATATTAGTTATTTAACCTTTGAACAATATACTCGTTTACTTATACAAGGCCAATTGAATGAGGCAATACAAATAATATATGCGGTATTTGACAAGGGTTACTCCGTCATGGACATCCTGGATTGCTACTTTTCTTTTGTTAAACATACCACAATACTAAATGAAAGTCAAAAGTATACAATCATTCCTATTATTTGTAAATATATTTCCGTGTTTCATAACATACATGAAGATGAGATTGAGTTGGCTTTGTTCACCAATAATTTATTTCAGAATCTTGAAAAGGTATCTAACCCGTCCGTTTAGCCATATAATTTAAAATAAATGTGTATTTTTTATTATACATTTATAGTAAATTGAAATTATGTCCAGCCAAATATTTAAACACAATATTTCGGAGGAAATCTTATTTGAACTTCTTGAAAAAATATGTGATAAAAACGAGAAAAAATTTTTTGTTTTTAATAACGCTTCATTCAAGAAAGGATTATTTAATAATAGTTTGGCCGAATTCATAGAGGTTTGCCGCCCATGCTATCACATATCCAAAGTAAAATATTTGGATCGTAAACTGACCTATAGAGTATTTACCACTATAATTCGACAAATTTGTAATAGTAATCAAATTACTTATACCTCCAAAGTTAAATATGATAAATCAAATTATGAAATTGTTTATTACATTTACAGATAAAAAAGTGGTTGCTTATCGACTGTTTTTTTTCGTTTTTGAATTTCGGTTAGACGTGCGTTTCGTCTGACCCCTCTTAGGTTTTTTTGAGGATTCTTCGTCCTCTTCATCAAAGTCGTCATCTAATAATTCTTCTTCGCCAAGAGAAAAATCGCTACCAGAGTCACTTTGAGAATCGGCGTCGTCCTCATCGGCGTCGTCGTCATGCGTTGTTTTATCCGAGTTATACATAAATAGTCCTAAACCACCAATAGCGAAAACGGTGGTTGCGATTAACAAAGTATTTAATTCACTACTATTACTCATTTTTATATTCATTGATTATACTAAATTAATAATAATTATACACATTTCTTAATATATTCAACATTCTTCTTAATGTCTTTGCACTATACGCTAACTTGTCATAGCCACACAACTCAGTGTCCTTGGTCGTCTTTTCGTCCAACATACCAAAGCTAATCTCGTCCGAATTATCCGGCAAATGGGTAACTGTATACAGCGTGTAGGACCACAAATTTTGCTTACAAATCACTGTACTAAGAAAATGGGACAATTCCTTCACATCGTCACAATAATAGGAGTGGGTGGTCCAATCGTTTTCTCTCTTTGCACGAATAATAAAAGTTTCGTTATTTGAATCGAACAATACAAACATGGTAGTGTCCAAGCTCTTGCTATCGACATCCGTCTCATCAATTCTTAGCACTAGGCAATCCGTCGCGGGATGGGTGGTATTAAAAGAAGACATTTTTTCTAGATTATTTATTATAAGCCGACTTGTTTAAGTATATTTGTTTTATTATTTTATCATAGTTCAGCGTTTAAGTTTTTGAAAAAAAAACAAATGAAACAAAACATGCGACACTAATGAATACCCATACTATACCTTGATTTCGACCCCCCAGTATTGCTTCTAGTTGATTATTATAAAAAAAGGCGGCCACAAATGCGAGCGCAAAAAAAATGAATAATATTAGCCAAAACACATGCGCATTAAATTCAATTTGTCCCAAGCAAAATATGGAAGTCATCATCAAGGGAGGAAAAACTAACCACATAAAAGCCGGCAATTTTTCTATATCATCCGAAAAATAATATATTATACCCAGAATAATGGCCGCAAGAACGATAATAAGTCCCTTCCAAAATATATCCGAATAAGACTCATTCATTTTAAAAAATATAAATTATATATTATATATTATTTAAAATGTTTACTAAACACCTCCCTAAGAAAACTATTTCACATAAAATGAAATCAATACTATTCCAATAATCCCGCATATTAGCATGATTCCATTCACAGGTCCCATTAAGTTGTTTTCGTAATAGGACCTCATTCCATAAGTTGCAGTACCACCTTCTTTTTTCTTATTAAAAAAAATGAAGACTACCACAAATAAAGATACTGTAGATTTATATTTATTTTATTTTCCCGTAAACGGTTGCCGTTGAAGGTTATCCCCCAAGTTATTCGGTTTTAGTCCATACAATCCAGGATAATTAGGGGTTTTCCAGAACCCAACCCAATCGGGGTGATTTTCTAGGGGCTCGAGAATGTTGCCTTGTTTCCCTAAATTCACTAGGAAATAATTGCCTAAAATAGTATCTGACTCTAAAACTTGTTTTTGACTTAGTCTCGAGAACCACTCATACTTACGTCGGCTTTGTATTTCTTTCGCCGGAATCCAAATACCATACGTTTGCGGGTACAAGTTCAAATAATGATTCGACAATAAATCTTCCAATTTGATGGGCGTATCTTCTACCGTCTTGACCCCCACGTAAATACCCGATATAGAATTCATTTTTTGATGACGTATTTTTGTGTTGGCCCATCGGTCAAAGTCTCCCTGAAATTGGCTTTGAGCCGTGAAGTCCTGGGACGAGGTTCTCTCCATGAAGTCAATCAAATCTTTTAGTACACGATTTTCCTTGGGAGCTCCGCAAAAGTCGAGGGACGGATAGAAGTCAAAGTTCGCGGATGTCGTATTCTTATCGAGATTCTCGCACAAAAACATTCGGTCATGATTCGTTCCCTTCTCATATAAACCTTTTAGGTCTTGGAAACAAAGAAAGGAGAGAGGACAAACCAAGCCCCCGTATTTATAAAGTAATTTCATCATTCCTAGTTTGCGCACATTCTCAATAATAGGACTGGAGATTTTGGTCATGTCCACGTGCCAGTCTGGAATAAGTTTTTGAAAAGATTGGTCGTCAATCATACAAATCGTAAAACTCTTGTCACACTTTTGAATAATCGAACGAACGGTTAAAAATAGGTACGGCTGATTTAACTCCATGGATGTTCGTGAGCCAAAAGATAACCAGTTACTCGAATTTAATTCGTACGGAATGTGGAGCCATAAAATGGGTTTTTTGCTCTTGCCCAAAGTGACATCATCTAATAAATAATTTTGTATGGCCTCCGCAGAATATTGATTTTCTTCTCTCATTCGTTTATCTTCAAATCGTCTATACAAAAATCCTAAACCAAACAATACTATAACTAGGATAACAACGTTGCTTGCCGATTTCATATTTTTTATATATTACTATATTTTTAAAATTCAAAGAAATCATTATTTACAAATGTATCGCGGTCGTTTTAGAAAAAGTATGAACCCCCTAACAATAATTTCAGTCACACGTTCAAGCTGCTAAAGGAAACTCCAGCTTCGTCATCAACAACTTCCTGGAGCAATCGTTTTTTCCATTTTTGCATACTTTTTTGTAAATACACTCTGTATGAATTTGCTTCTTGATCGTGTTCAGTAATGGCCATACGCATGTCATATAACACTTCTATATGACAAAAGCCAATACTTTTGCGTAAAATACGTTTTCCTCCGATTCGACACGTGTCTTCTTCTTTTGCAGCGCGGTTCCGCCATACTGTCAGTTCGTTGTTGACACATGTCTCGTATCCAATTTCTTCGCGTATCGCATGCGATGCGACGGTGCCATAACTTAGGTAGTAAAGTAGAATTTTATTTTGGATACTTTGAGGCAAATTAAAAAAAAAAAAGCTTAGTTTGTCTTGCGCATATAAAAATAATTCTTGGTACATATTTGAATAAACAAAATAATGAATAATAAATAACTTTAAATAAATATATTTTTATGAATACGCATATACATCTGGTCATGTTTACCATTCTACAGTTAAAATCCTACAATTGGTTTGTCCGCGACTGTCACAAACATCTCTGGTTATGCTCAGCTCACAATCCACTAATGTTTCTTTAAGCGTACTAAGTATCATGCTGTCGGGGAATTCCTTCAACGGTTCTGGCCTCATAAACCGAGGCGAATCATAAATCTCTCGTCGAAGTATGGTTTTATTCATCTTTGCGGAGAACACGACATCTCGAATAATTTCGTCCAATGCGCTTTGAAGTCTTTGCCTATACATCTCATCTGGTAGTCCTCGTAAATCCTCTTTGTAAATAATTGCTCCATTGGAAATAGTAAGCCATAACAAAGCCAGAGATAAACTCAAGAATAGTGACATTGTTTTTTTTTCTGTTAAAATAATGACTTTTTCGGTAAGGATAATATTTTATTTTTTTTATTATGCGCGGAATAGAGAGAAAAAAATTCTCGGAAAATTCCGAAAACTTAATTTTTCAGTTTTAATAAAGCCCCCCAGAAATCCGTTTGTCCTCGATTCGAAATTTCCAATTGTTGAGCCAATTTAAACGCTCTCTCGGTGGACTGGATTTCTTCATGTCTATTCTTATTGTTTAAGTATTCCTGCGCCTGTTGTTCGCTCAACGGCGTCATATCTTGACCGCTTCGATGACTCATATAAGAATCGAGATTATTGAACTTCGGAACCATATTGTAATCCTCTACGGTTACGGGAATAACGGATTCAACATGCGCCTTTCTTAAATCCTCGTACTGTAAACTGCTAAACAGACCGGAACTATAACAGTCGGGCGCATTTCCAGTCAGGTCGTACCCTTCAAAATTCGAATTCGAACTTGATTCGTTTATTCCTCTGTGAACAACCAAAGACCTTACATGCTGTTTTCTTTTTTCAATCTCCTCCCCCATTTGGGAGTGACTTATTTTTATTTCTTCCTCCACGTCCTCATTCGATTTTAGCCAATCTCCATAGCCTCTCTCTTGTTCTTCATTCAAAACACGTCCTTTTTCAAACTGTTCATTGAACCAAGTGTTAAAATTGTCTCCTTTATTAATTTTATTTTTCCTTAAATAATCTTTTAAAATAACCTTTTTATCATCCTCCACCACAGAGGGTAATATTTCTTCGTAAGACTGATACTCTGTCGGGTCCTTGGACTTAAATTGCCAGATAAAAAACAACCTTTTATACGCTTTGGTGTAAAAACGAAAATAGTCAGGCGGTAATCTCGACTTATCCGGGTGAGTCATCAGTACCATTTTCTTTGCCCTTTGTAAGTCTGGTTCCGTGAAATTCTTTGGGATGGAAAATAGTTTTAGAATATCCTCTAAATCATAATTTTCAATGTTTAAATCCAAGTTAGAGCTCATTTTTATTTAATATATAAAAGGTTTTAATTTTATATATTTTACTAGTTTTTTTTTAAATACTTATTAGAGAAACAATCTAAAAACAATATACATAGTACAAACATAATAAAACATATATAGTAATGACGACTGACCCATTTGCCTATAAGCTGAAACAGTATATTGATAGTCTTCAAAATTACCAGTTTATATTTGAAGTCACCAAGCTTTGTGGATACGGAGAATTCATGACCGTTTTTAAGAATCAATCACTCTTGGACTTGTACTCGACCATTTCTTATCAATTTGACAATAGAGAAATTAAAGAACTATTTTTCGTAAACGATATTACTGGTCAAAAGATTATGGTCCCAATTAGTAGCAACATTCGTATTAAGGATTTTATTTCTGGACTCAATACGGGGGGTAACCTCGCAATTAAACCAATATATCCAATCCCGAATAAAATTGTATACCGTCTTTACTTTGACGACGGACACGTACACGGAATGGTTCCATGCCATTTACCTCCAGGGCCACCGCCTAACCCAGTTTAATCGGCATGGGATACTTTTTAATCGCATCTTCCAAATGATTCCCGCATCTCTTGAAAAACTCATGTAACGCCGTTGGGTCGCTCCCCGTCACAATATCATCCGGAATGTAGGTGGCGTTCCCTTTTTTATAACACAACAATGCGGGTATTCCGTTAACCATTTTTTTACTTTTGAGCAACGCATAAAAGTCAAAACTTACGTCCACATCAATGTCCCCGCATATCACCGTGTCCGGAGAGGTCGCAAAAAACGCATTCACCACATCTTTTATTTTGTGGCATGGTCCACACCAGGTCGCGCCAAGTTTCAGAATAATTAGTCCTGTGTTGTTTTGAAGCAAGTGGAAAAAGGCGTCTCGGCTAGTGATTTCGGTGATAACACTTTTACTCATGTTTTTTATTTTTTTATTACATTGAACATTTATTTAATTTACACCCATTTTAACTAAATTAATTACCCTTGTACTAAAAAAACTGCTATTTTTTCGCCGAATATTTAAAAATACCTAACGCCGTTTCCACACTTCAAAAAACTTATTGTAACATGGACCCCACCCCCCGCTCTCTGCGTAATCCACACGAAATCCGTTGATTTGCAAGACATCGTCCACATAATTTTTATGAAGTATTTCGTTATAATCATTTTCCATAATAATTAATTTAATATTGTTTAATATTTCAGGCATGTCCATTAATATATAGTAGAAAGCACCTTCACAGTCTAGCACAAGCGTGTCAAATTCGATTTTGTACTTGGACTGGAGTTCAGCCCAAGAAATGATATTTACATCTTTATAACCCGGCAATAAAGTATCGCTTGTGATTGTTTCCCAACCTTTCTGAATTAGTTTTCGGTTGGATAATGCGGAACGTTCAATTTGAAAGGACATTTTGTTCATGTAACGGTTCTCGCTTAACTGGGTAGCAATCCCTTCGTCACACTCTAATGTCACCAACTGGTTATTCTTATTATTTGCTAAAATACTGCTAATCACCAAGGAATTTCGTCCTATATTGCCCCCGATTTCTAATACTTTTTCATTTCCACTTAAATACCTTACCACCATTTTTTGTTCGGGCAACTCTTCCTTAAAACTTCCGTATTTGATATTCAATCTTGAGTGTATGCTGGCTAATTTATTGTCGACATTTCTACAAGTGGTAAATACATTACTTGTATTCCGTACATCAATCATGATATGTAATGTCTCGTCATAAGTTGACAATGTACCATCCTCGCTTTTTAAAAATACTTTCTTTAACACTCCTACTAAAGGGTCGGTAAAAAATTTGGCCCGGTTTACATCTCCTGCCGGAATTGTAATTACGTTATTTTTAAGTAGTTTCGTATAACAAATACCGGTCACATCAATACTTTTATGAATCGTACCGTAACTAATTTTAATCATTCTAGGTTCAAACAAATATTATATATGTATGTGTATATATTTTAATCAACGTTATATAACAAAAAATATATTTTTTCACTAAAGAACATTATTTCTAAAAGTCAGGGTCTTCGTCTACATACTGTTCCCGCATACTTTCAATATAATTTTCGTGTTCGTCCATGCGACGGTCCGAGATAAACTCTCTCTCACATAACTCGCCGCAAAAGTTCGAAGTAATCGGCTCTGGCATTTTCAGGTCACACTGATTACAACGAGTTCTTAAATTTTCATAATATTCATGTGTTTGACAGCATTCTTCGGAACAAAACTCGGTTTCATCTTCAGTCATAACTGGTTGGTGACAATAAATACATTCTTTAAAACAATACAACACCTCAAAATCGTCAAAGATTACGCGACACTCGGCCGAACATACATCCCTGTCCGAACTTTCGGATGCGAGAGTCTTATCGCATACAACGCAATATTTTATTTCTTCTGGCGGAACAGGATTCATAATATAATGTCTTGGGGCAAAAATAATGATTGTTATAATAATAAGTAATAAATAATTATGTATTATTGTGTGTGTTTATTATATTACAAAAAAGTATGAAGGTCGCATTAATAAACAAAAGATACACAAGTGGCTCATTATTTCATTATGCTCACTTTTTAATTGATTGTGTATACCCAGAGGTCATAAACGAAATTTATAAATACGATACAGTAGTACGAGTAAAATCCATTGACCAAACATTAGGAAACTTTGCCGGGTTCTATGAGAATATAATGGGAATCAAAACAACCGAGATACCAGAGGCCGAATTTAATAAACTTGATATAAAACCAATTATTTTGCCACCCAAAGAACATTATGCGGATATTGAAAGTTTAACTAAATTTAGGAACTACATTTTTGGTAGATACGCGATTAACTCTCCTAACGGCTCGCATAATTACCCAAAGGTTCTATTAATTAAACGCGGTGGTAGAGTACAACTAATAAACGACCCTCACCTACAAAAATTAAACACAAACGTCACGACTGGCAAAGAAAGGCGGGAAATAAAACAAATTGAACGAGTCGAGCACTTTTTGAACGCGAAATATGGGGCTGATTTCAGAGCCGTTTATCTGGAAAATAAGACATTCGAAGAACAAGTAAATTTGTTCCATCACGCACAATTAATTGTTATGGCACACGGCGCCGCAACATCTACAATATTATTATGTAAACCATATACGGTTATCCTAGAGGTAACGTGTGGGATGAACTTCCCTTGGTTTAATAAGTGTTTTCACTTGCTTCAGATTAACTACTTAAAAACGGTCAATGACCCGGAAATTATTATAAATGGTTTAAAAAAAATAAATATCTAAACAACGAAACGAAATACGATTTTATTAATAATAAAAAGTAGAAACTCTTCTCAGCAATAGTTGACATATTCGGATGGCATCTTCATGTTCAAAATACACATTGGTCATTGGGTCCTTGAGGTGTCTTAGAATAAAATAATGTTCGTTAAACCCATGGTTTTTATTGGTAAAGTAACCCGTTGAAGTCAAATAAGAATATAAACCTGTCGTCGAATAAAAGGTTTTGTGTATTTTAATGCTATTTTCAGGCTTTAAAACAACATAGCTAATCGGACATAATTTTCGGCCACGGTCATTTTTACCATTCGTGGATGGCTCCCTAAGATTACATAATTCATACTGAATTATGGTTGATTTTGGAAAACGAATAAACGTTTGTTCCATTTCTAAAAAATGATTTACTCTTCAATATAGTAAAAACAATCATCAAAATGTCTACTTTACTCAGATTCCGTAATTATAAAGTCTGTTATTTTTTTGTAGTCGAGCGGGTTTTTTATTTCACAGACTTCGACAATATTGTATAGACTCGAAATATATCCAGACGAGAACAACATTCCACCGCTTAAATTATTGTTACTCATATAGATGCGGTATTTTTGAGGGGACCGTATGATTTCAGTAATATGTAATTTATTTATTACGGTGGTCGTTAGATTAATAAATTGTTTCATTATTCTTTTTATTTTGTCATACTTAAGTTCTTTTATAAAATATTATTTGGTCATTCGTGAGAAATTTCTGGGAAATTTCCAATGTGTGTTTCTACTTTAAAGTTGTTTTTTTTGTACACTAGCATTCTGAGCAATTTTCACATATGTAACCTACAATGTCACGTGTTTTATCACGTGTTTCTGGCTCAAAAATCTCTTGACATTGGATGCACCTTCTTTCTCTTCCAAAAAAGATTCGCTTCGATTCATACCACCATTTGTGACACTCATTACACCTTCCTTTTTTATTCTCCAAATTCCTCTTGTTTTTACACTCATACATGGGACACATGTCTTTTTCAAGTTCAACTTCAACTTCAACATCTTCTTGTTCTTCCGTCATTTGTATAACTAAAAATATAATATACTGTTAATATATTTTTACCTATTTTATGTAATAATGAGGAGGAGTATATTTTAAAATTGTTTTTTAATCGTGACTTCTTTGGCAATTTTCCGGATTATTTTGTTTGCTTTCTCTTCGTCGTTGTCTCCAGAACCTCCCATGGCCTCGATGACCATATGGCTATACTTGTCGCTTAAGTGAGACTCGCTTCTTTTACAATCCGGATTCTTGGCTTTCCAAACAGGAAGCATCTTAATGTTTTTATGGGCGATTTGCTTGAGAGCCTTTTTCATTTTCGTGTTTTCCGCATCTTCCTTTTCCCATTTGTCATCATCTTTCACATACATACTTTCTCTTTTTAAATCACTACAATGAACGGGTCTTTCGCATTCTTCCAAGTCATTCAAGCCATTAATGATTAGTTTGGAAAGGCCATTGACGAATCCTAGTTCCCCCACACTTTCCAAGTCTGTTAAATTTATTTGGAGAGAACTGACAAAATCAGTCAAATTCATCGCGTTCTTACATGTGTCGTTTAAGAAAATTTGGAGGTTAAATGTTTTATTGTGACTATTTATGGTGTTATTATTGGTGTTATTTGTTACTGTTGTGTTTTTACATAGTTCTAGTATTTGTTTTTGAAGTTCATTGTTTTGTTTGTTTTGTTCCATTAACATTTCCTTAAACTCACTATTTTGGTGAATAATATTAAGAATAATATCAGTATTAATAACTGGAATTAAAGGTGAATTAAGCTTTGAAATACACTTTTTAGTATGTTTCCAGAGGCCCGAGCGAACTTGAAACACTTTTTCACAATTTTCACACTCATAGTTGATATTTGAAGTTTGAACCTGTTGATTATTTTTATTTTCCATTATCTGATGCTTTTGCGTTAATAAGTGTTGATTATAACTACTTTTTTTATTCGTATAGTATTGGCATATTTTACAAATATGCCGGTAATTCATTTATTTTTTTGTTATATGTATGCGTAATATTTAAATATTTTGTTAATAAATATAATAAACCATATTGTTTTTTGGTTTCCATTTTGTTTCCATTTTCCAATATGATGCGAAACTACTACAACTAATCGCCAAGGACCTGACCACTTATGTGAACAAATTAAATCCTTTCAGGTAGGAGCATATTTTTTGGTTCCAAAAGTTTCCATAAAAATAAATGTCCATTTTTTTAGGACATTTTCGGACATTTATTTTTTTCGTCTGAAAATTTTATGATAACAAAATATTCGTACTTTTTTTCGGTCGCAGACCATAAGAATTTTTATGCAGCGACAAAATCCCTGAAATTCACATCTACTCTTTTAACTAACAAAGTACTTAGGATTTCAAAATTGGACATTTATAAATGTCCTTTTTTAAAAAGCTGGAGAAAGTTTTGGCAAAAAAGAGTGAGTGTGTTAAAATAAAACCGGCGCGTTTCTTGTTTTAGAAAAAAAATAGAGATTCTTTCCCGATGTTTCAGCAAAAGTACGTACGATTACGGTACCACGGTTGGGTAATAAATAACGATTTAATGCCGCATATTTAGTAATTAATTTGTATAACCTTATTAATAATAAACAGAAATATGAGTGAGTCAATCCAAAGTCTTGTTCTCTCCTTACCCGAAGAGTTGAAAGTGTATATACTATTGTTTGACCGCCGATTTGTAATGCGGCACGGTAAACTAATTACCATAAACAGGTTAGACCTAACAAGGCATGAGAATTTATTAAAAAAGAGACCACCTATTTGTTTAGAGGATTACTGTGACTCGCAAGTAAAAGAATCCACTGTTTACTTTAGTAATCCAACTTACAAATTATTTTATAACGTACCTTGTGAAAAGATTGTTTTTGAGAAGGCGACAGAGAGACGCACTATTTGGTACATTTATTATTTGCGATAACTGATGTTTTCACTCTCTCTTTTTTGTTTCTCTCTAATTGCGAAAATGAAAATGAAACCATAAATATATTTAAAAAGTAGTCCAAGTCATTATTTGCTAAAATGAAAATCGAGTTACCAGACATAGTTGTCTTTCTTGTTTTGTTTTTCTCCGTCTTGTATTTCTATCTCGAAAGATTCGGAGAAATTAAGTATGCCGTCTTGGAACACGCCCCCCAACCAGTCAAGAAAAGAAAACCAGTTGAGGTTCATGAAGAAACAATAACGGATTCCCCTTTGGATATTGAACTACCAGAAAATATCGAAGAAGAATTTGTAATAACAAACACGAGTGACACGGAAGTAAAAGAAGAAGCTTCCAACATTGATTCTATTAAAAAAGAAATAGAATCAACTTGTAATTTTTCAACCACGGAAGAAGGTATCGCTGCGCTAGGTAACCCTTCGGAAATCACAAACAGGTTACAAACTGGATTTGACATGTGGGAGGAAAGAACCGGCAAGAAGGAAATGAGTTACAGTCAAATGCGAGAATTGTTTGGTTAAATATTTAAACTTAAACATAATCGTTATAATATGTTATTTATTTTGTTATATGAGTAATCTTTTTAAGATTTTAAATTTTTTACCAATTGAAATAATTTATATGATTATTCCTTATACATACCAAACGCAAAGTCACGCGTTAACGTCTGATATTAAAAGCTTTTACACTACAAGAACAATCGCACACGAATTTTACTATAAACGATTTATCATTGATTTTGGTATGGCAGACCCTAGCGACAAAGAATGGTTTGTCAATGACCTTTTTGGGTTTTCTAATCAACCCTTTCCTACGACGAATGGCTATGTGGATAATTTTGTGAACCTGTTAATGAGGAACTTCTCCTTAAAAACCAAGGGAGAAGTGCTAACCTATATTCAGAAAATCGAGTTGCGCGAAGTCTCCACGCAAATAAATATCTTTTGGGGATTATTTACTTTGGAAGAGAGAAACGCCTTTTTGAAAGTTTTTTTTCCAGAAAACATTATTGCGTAAAAAATGAATGATAATAATTCGGATCATGAATATGATGAATGTTCTTTTATAAGAAACGATTCCCTGAAACAAGTTCGGGGATTATTTGACGAAGAAGTCGTCCTGGACGACGAAAGCTCGGACGAGTTGGATGAAGACTATTTACCTTCGGCAGAGTTAATCGCCCAGAGATTACAAGACTATAAAATTACTTTTGTAGACTTGCTGAAAGCATTTCTTTCGGCGACAGATGAAGACTATACTAGCGACGTTAGCATGATGATTGCGGAAGGCAAAGTAGGCGGCAAGATATGTGCGATTAAAAAAGAAGTAGTAAAATAAATATTATACGTTTTTAAATTCTTTAAGTACACTAATTTTAATAAAATATATAATTAACATATATCTAAAAATGCTATCTGTATTAACATCACCTAAAAGAAGCTCTACTAAGAAATCAAACATAAAAAGTTCCAGAACTTCTTCTAGAAGAAGTTCCAGGAGAAGTTCTAGAAGAAGTTCCAGGAGAAGTTCTAGAAGAAGTTCCAGGAGAAGTTCTAGAATAAACAATAAAAATATTAAAATACTACAAAACATATTTAATAACCCAAGTTATCATGTAGAAATACAAGGAAACCAGATAAAAATGATGGACCTGAGCAAAGAAACTCATAAAAATGAATGTTTCAAACTAATACTCAACCAAGATGAAAATAACACAATAAATATTGACCACTTAAAGTATCCTAGTCAAGATAATTGTATACTAGATGGGCCAACTATATTAAAAAAGTTAGTACAATTCGCCCGAGAGTTACAGTATAATATTTATGTTGGGTATGATGCGTCAAAACTAGTGTTATCCAACCCCAAAAAAACACAAGTTGACCTGGCCGCGTTCAAAATATTATTGGACGGCGAATCCTTTTACAATAAACACGGGTTTCGGTCATACCAATACAAAGAAGAATTAGAACATAATAAGAAATTAAGACATAGCCGCGTTAGAGACCCAGAGAATTATTTTTCAGATGATATAATCAAAGATATCGAGACAAATTTAAACATAAAAATCGACGAGGACACTACTTTTATTGATATTGCCAGTGTTATCAAGTCCAAGACTCAAAACAAACAATATTCTGATGAAGTTGCTATGGCAATTCTAACGATTGTAATATCTTTTAAGGACTTAATTTATTATCATACGCATGATTTAAACTACAAAGAAAAATTTAATTAATTGTACGACAAAAAATCCTAAAACCTTATTTATTTGCATGATTCAATTAGTTCATTAAGATACTTCATTTGACTATCGTTTAATTGAGGGTTTGGGTTGTCATCACTTTTAAAAAAATGACGAAACGCCGTCTGTACATCTTGACGAATGATTTTTTCATTGCCACTGATTGGCGTATTGGTATCTTTAAACATTTTACACAAAGGCGAAAATAATTCTTCTATTTTTGCGTATTCTGCTTTACTTTTAAATGATTTGAATGACCGCGCCAAGTTAGACGAATTACTAAGTCTCTCGTGAGACGATGGCCTGTAAAAAGTAAAGGACGAAGAAGAACGCCGTTTTGATGAGGATGAGGCAGAACGCCGTTTTGATGTCTGTGAGTGTGAAGCAGAACGAGGTTTAGGAGAACGAGGTTTAAGAGTTTTACGAAGGCGTTTCTCAGTTGGTAAATGTGATTTCATCACCTCATAACTTTTGCCCATGTAAAAGTCGTCGCCAGGCACAGTTAGTTTAAAAAGTTGTTTTTCGTAATAAGGTATTGCTTCTGGTACAGGATTTAAAATAATATTGTCTATTTTAGCCAAACTCATGCTTTGTTTTAATAGATTTAACAATTTAGTGCCATGTCCTTTTGCCATTTTATTATCAGCATTGCTACAAAAAGCAATTACCTCTAAATGAGAAGGCTCATTGGGTATAATTTTATCTACCTTAAATACCAACATCGCATAAATTTCTGTAATGGTCAAATCTGTCTTTTGTTGTTTTACCGAGAGAAGTGTTAACTGATTTTCCGCTTTACCTAACAAGTAATTGGTACTCATATTTTTACAAAAAGTATACTCACTCGACCCAGAATTGATAAATAAATCTCTAAAGTAACGGTGTTGTTTAGAATGTATTTTTTTTACTTTTAAATTCTTAATCATAGTCTCCGCAAGTTCAAGACCGTCGTTGTTTTTAGGTATTCCTTTAGGAATCCAGAGCAATATTTGGTTAATGGTATTCGACATGTACACTTTGTATGTAATATGTCGACAAAAAAACAAAAATCGTTAAAAAATTACTTATTTGCACGACTCAATTAGTTCATTAAGATACTTCATTTGACTATCGTTTAATTTGGGGTTTGGATTGTCAGCACTTTTAAAATATTTAGAAAAATCGGTCTCTACCCTTTGAACGATTACTTTTTCATTGCCTTCAATTGGTATTTTTTTATCTTTACAAAATAAACAAAAAAAGGAGCATAACTCTTTTATTTTTGCGTATTCTTTTTTACTTTTTGGTGATTTGAATGGCCGTCCCAAGTTAGACGAATTACTAAGTCTCTCGTGAGATGATGGTCTGTAAAAAGTAAAGGACGAAGAAGAACGCCGTTTTGATGAGGACGAAGAAGAACGCCGTTTTGATGAGGATGAGGCAGAACGCCGTCTTGACGTCTGTGAGTGTGAAGCAGAACGAGGTTTAGGAGAACGAGGTTTAAGAGATTTACGAAGCCGTCTCTCAGTTGGTAAATGTGATTTCATCACCTCATTACTTTCGCCAAGGTAAAAGTCGTCGCCAGGCTCGGTTACTTTAAAAAATTGTTTTACGTAATAAGGTATTGCTTCTGGTACAGGATTTAAAATAATATTGTCTATTTTAGCCAAACTCATACTTTGTTTTACTAGATTTAACAATTTAGTACCATGTCCCTTTGCCATTTTATTATCAGCATTGCCACAAAAGGCAATTACTTCTAAGTGAGAAGGCACCTTGGTTTTATCTACCTTAAACACCAACATCGCATAAATTTCTGTAATTGTCAAATCTGTTTTCAGTTGTCTGACCGAAAGAAGTGTTAACTCATCTTCCGCATGCTCTAGCAAGTAGTCGGTACTCAAATTTTCACCACAAAAAGTAAGTTCACTCGACCCAGAATTGGTAAATAATTCTCTAAAGTTACTGTAGCTTTTGGAATTTATTTTTTTTACTTTTAACTTCTTAATCATGGTCTCCGCGATTTCAAGACCGTCGTTCTTTGTTCTGTTTTCGTAGCCTACAGGAATCCATATCATTATTTGGTTAACCGTATCTGACATTTGTACTTTATATGTACTATGTATAGAAAAAAATATAAATAGCGTGTTTACTTGTGATGAAGTTTAATAAATTCGGTCAACTCTGCTACATCTATATCGGGTAGTTCTACGTGCGACTCCCAAAAATACTTACAAAACGCCCATACAAAGTCGCAATTAGTATTGTACCATTCTGGATGACTCGACATAAGAGCCTTGTATAACGGCTCGGGTAATAATGTCAGACTTTGCTTCGGCAGTACGTAGCATAATTGAACCAAGGGACTTACGGGATTTGGCGGCACGCTTTCCATCAGTACGGTATCCAAACTGGGAATGTACTCGACTAAATCTTCCAGTAAAGGCGGATAATTGTACTTGTAACTCCATTGCCAATTGGGACAACCAGACGTATAATATTTCATTGTCCACTCTAATCCCTCTAGATAATTAATCGATATTTGCGCACGACGTGTGTCATCCAATTCCACCTTAAATAATGCCTTGTAATATCTCTCTTGCCACTTGGGTTTAAAAGGGTTTATTGATTTTTCTAGTTGCCGTTCATAGGTTGGAATCGCGTCGAATTTTTTGAGTTTATTTTCGGGAGTATCCGAAGGATAAAATTGTTGAGACCGTCTGTCGCGTAACTTCATCTCACTCTTAAAATGTTCTTCTTCCAACCTTGCGAGATGTTGTACGAGTTTTTTCACATTTTTCCAATAAATTGTTTTGCCATCAGTGAGAATTTCATTCGTACCGCCTATGGTGGCCTTATACGCATTCAACATTTTATTAATGCCACCGGTTCGAATGTTGACAGACGGAAAATGAGGCATAAAGTCGTTGCCCAAGAAAAAACACAAGAAAATATAGTCATAGGTTCGGTTCATTTGTTGTGGAAGCCCGTTGTTCATGTCATCCGCAATGACGCGTGCCAATTCTGGAATATCAAGTAAATACGTTTCGTTGGGTTCCAAGGAAGAATCAATGGACTGTATAAAATGAGGTGTCTCTCTAAACAAATAAATGTTTTTACAAATGGGAAGATGGTTGATACACAACATGATGAGGTCCGCGTCCAGGCCATAAATGACTGTGGTAAGGTCCGTATGATACTTGGGATTGTGCCGGATAAAATCAAATAACTTATGTTCACCTTCGCCGAAACGGTCGCTCGCCGAAACAATGAAACTCTTAATCCCGTACTTGGCGGGGTCCTTGTAATATTCTTTGATTTGGGTATTTAACAAACTCATAAAATGAGTTCCCGGAGTAATCGCCGTGGTGTTCCATGGGTCCGTCGCACTGGAATCGTTAAAGATTGTTTTCGATATTTGATTTTGGTATAACGATTTGTAGCGTCGTTCCCGTTGTTGCGCCAATTTTGCCATAGGGGCGACCCCGTCAAATGCGATAAAAACAAAATTATCAGGTTGTATTAAGGAAATATGTTCATCGATTTTCTGCAAAACACAATGAATAATTAGGTTCGCATTCGCATCGTAATTTGTCAAGTTGTCGAAACGAAGGGAGTGCGCCGCATCATAAATGATGGAGTTACAGTCCAAATACAAATTATTAATAGGAAACAAATGTTTAGTAGTAAGTTTTTTAATTATATTGGAGTGATTTTTCACAATATACGAAAAGTAGCTCGGGATACCCATGCTTAAATATACATTTATTTATAAGAATCGCTTTATACAGTTTGGTTTGTAATATAAATCAAAAACGCGCGCGCTTTCTTCTATTTGTGGGGGTTTAATTACATATAAATAATATTATGTAATTAATATATAAATATGTCAGCCGCTGTACCTTCTAACCCAACTCCTTCCAAATTACCGGACGCTCCGCTGTTATTTTTTCAACCGTTTAATATGTTGGTGTTCTTTGCGTTCTACAGTCCATTTGTCATTGCGATCGTCACCGTCTCTCTATCCTTTCTTTTTCAAAACTGGAAAGGACTTATTTACTTGCTGTTCTTAATATTTGCGAGTACCATCCGAGGCTACTTTATTGGACTACATGGCGGAGACGTTATGAACGGTTCAAACAAACAAACCGCAGACATTTGTACATCCATTCAGTTTACGCGACATGGTAACCAAACATACAGTTGTTTTGTTTTCGCAGTTACCATTATGTACATGGCAATACCCATGTTTGCAAATACAGAGGTGAACTTTTTTGTTTTCGTTGGATTAATAATGTACGGGATACTTGATGTAGCAATTCGAAAGTACACACACTGTATTGCCCCAGGCTTTAACCCAAACATCGTATACGACGTCTTGTTCGGCGCATTTTTGTCCACGGTTTTTGTTATTGGAGTTATGCACAGTGGAAATAGCAAATTTTTATTTTTCAACGAAACGTCGAGTAACAAAGAAGTATGCTCGAAACCATCCTCCGAGACATTCAAATGTTCGGTTTATAAAAACGGTGAACTACTAGGAAGTACTACTCCTTAAAAAGTGGTTTCTCTCCTTTTTATTTTATGAGAAACTAACTCGATTGGTATTTAGCCAGTTTCTTAAGTCTCGAACTACTAATTGGCGTTGAAAGGCCTCCGCCAACATTTTCATGTTGCCTCGTGTGTTGTAAACCGCCACAAAGTTTTTAAAGGCGATTTGAATATTAATTTGCTTATACTTGACCATATTCATATGGTTGAACAGTGGTTTTTTCTTTTTTACGTTTACCATGTTGTGAAATAAATACAGCATATTAATAAAATCTTGTTTGGTTGAGATGGTGGACATCTTGACTGTATTCAAAAACGTGGTTGCGTGCTGAGAGCAATCTGGGCAAGGTAGGACCGCACATATTCTTTTAATCATCCCAAAGAGTTGAGCTGATAATCTTGGGTAATCGGTTTCATTTACTTTTTCTGCTAGTATATGCAACATTGTCCATGTCGGTGGTCCCCAAACTGAGATGCCTGGCATATTTTTTTATAATTATATTACATATTATAAAAAAACATAAAGAATGCGCTGATATTCTATAGATATAGCCATTTTACTAAATAAAATACTAAATAAAGAGAGATATGAATATGAAAAAATCGTATAATACTGGCGGAATTGACTTTTATGCGGAACTCTATAAATCACTGGACGGGGAAGAAGTCGATACACAAAACACGTGCTTAATTACGGATAATATACTGACAGATAAACATGTGGTAATGGAGTGTGGTCACAAGTTCAATTACCTACCACTATTCAACGATATTCGCGCACACAAAACAAAATTTAATTCACTCGAGGCGAATCATGTAAAGATTAATGAAATTCGGTGTCCTTACTGCCGTGCTCGTCAGAAAACATTATTGCCTTATTACCCTGAACTGGGACTGCCCAAAATCATTGGAGTGAATAAAGAACAATCGGCTCCGCCTCAACGAGTAGTGGGAATATGTCAATATGAAGCATGCTTAAACACACAATATGTGTGTAAACTTGAGTGCGATGGAAATTTATACTGTTATGCGCATTACAACATCAAACAACGTGCTTATCAAAAAGAAGAGAAACTGAAAGAGAAAGCCGCAGAAAAACTAGTGAAACAGGAACAAAAAAAAGAACAAAAACTACTAGAAAAGAAAGAAAAGGAGGAAGCAAAGGCCAAAGCCAAGGAGGACCTGAAAAACACGATATTGAATGTTACCGTAAACGGTTTACAAGAAGAAAATACGATTGTTGCGAAAGCCAGTTGTTCAGAAGTCTTGAAGACCGGATTGCGAAAGGGCCAGCCATGTGGCGCAACGGTGTTTTGTTCAGGCTGTTGTAAGAGACATTACAAAGTACCAGAAGCTTAAAATATTATACGTTAAGTAGCTTTACTATAATTTGTTTGATTTTAATATAAAAATAATTAGTAGTATTATATTAAAAAACGACTATGGAAACCAAAGAGCAACTAGTAACTAATATCAAGGAGTGGATTAAGATGGACACGGAAATATCTAACTTTAAAAAAGAGATTAAGGAGAGAAACGATAAAAAGAAAGCTTTAACGGAGGATTTAATGAAGGTGATGAAATCGAACGCCATTGATTGCTTTGATATCAACGGTGGAGCCCTCGTCTTTAAAAAGTGTAAAAGTAAAAAACCAATCAATGCGAAAACGTTGCTCGCCGCTCTTCAAAGTTTTTACAAAGATGATTCTAAGACGGCCGAAGACTTAACCAAACATATTTTGGACAGTCGTGAGGAACAAACCAAAGAAACTATTAAACGCAAAATAAACAAATAAGATATAATATAATTTATTATATATATAAAAATGTCGTCAATTAGAAAAAAAAACAGTCCTACTCTAGCTGAATTACACAAAATATTTCCACCGCATGAATCGGTGAAGAAATACTCTTATAGCGAGTTATTAAAATTATATCATGAGTTGCAGCGTCGCGAACTAGTTGTACCCGAGTCGACTGAATTAATAGACGAATATAAAAATTACCTAGAAAACTCGAGAATGAGTGGCGGGAATAACAACCATAAAGTTAACACAGAAGACTTTGTGGAAGGGAAATCGTATAAATATGAAACGGATGATGAAGGAACCATATTTTTAGTTGACTTTGGAACACGGACCGAATTAACCAATGGAACTAAAGGTAAAGTGTGTACATTTCAATACATTTATTCATACGATGAGAACTATGGCGAATTTATAAATTTAAATCAAAACGACACAATATTGTTCGATAACGTACCTGGAACTGACTATTATGAGGTAAACACAACAGACCCCATTTTTAAAAAACTGAAAAAAAAAATCAATGAAAATAATGGGATTGAAAATACAGACTCTTTGAAAAGTTACAATTTATTTAAAAAATACTCTAGTTTTAAAAGTATTGGTACTGACAGTTTAATTAGTCGTGCTCCAACTTTTATAAGAAGATGCGAAACACGGCTAGACGATACCGTGGAATCCGATGAGATTTATGGAAGTTCTCATTACCAAAAATTGAAAGCATTGGAAAGTCACAAATATATTTTTGGAATGCAAAATGTACCAAATAATTGTAAAGAATTATACCAATTCATGAAGTACTTACGTCAAGACAAAAAAATTAAAAGATATGCTTGTTTACAGTGCGGTCCTGATGAGGAAGATATGTGGAAGTATGTTGGGTTAAGAGTTGATGGTAAGGAGGATACACTTTTTTATAACCGACAAATCGAGGATTATACTTCCTATACATTTGAAAACGCCATGGCAATATTAAAATTAATTCATGATGGGAAAGATACGATTGTATTTCACTGCACTGCGGGTTGGGGTCGTACAGGGTCCGTGATGTTTTTGATATTGTTATATTTTAGTGCGAAACACAACATAAATGTTCTAAGAAAGCCATTAACAAGAAAGACTCACTTTACTGACTCTGAACTTGAGGCTACCTTATTGGCCAAAGAATATTCGTCCGAGGCTGCAAAAGAGTTTTATGAATTAAGAGGTATCAGTTGTAAATTAAGGTCTGACCGTATGAATATTGCGTACCAAGCGGTGGCTCATACGTTGAGCCTCTATGACGATGGTAACCCAGAAATCGCCTATGTACAGTACAATGATTATAACAATTTGGAAGACCAATCTACTATATTTACTGAATTTGTTTTACAGGATAAAAAGGATATTATTATTTTAGCAGACGGTGACGGTAGATTAAATTCAAGGAGGTCTAGGATATCCAACAAGACTATGAAGTCTAATAGGTCATCAAATAAATCTATAAAGTCAAATAGGTCATCAAGAAGAACTTCTAGTAAATCGTCGAGAAGGTCTAGTAAAACTACTAAAAAATCAGCTGGATGGTTTAGCAACCTTATGGGAATAGATTAGCCGAATACCTCTTAGAAACTTTTATTTTGTTAATATCCATTTAAAAGTATTTCATCCAGTACAACTTATATAAAAACATATAAAACATGACCGAAGTAGACGAAGACGACCACGTATACTACCAATTCAGCGGGATTGAAAAACTTAATTTAAACCCTAGCACTACGTTTACGTTATCCGATATTAATTCTAAGAAAAATGAGATATATTTGTGCGGGTACACAATCAATAATAAAAATATTATACCCTTTAATCAATTTTTACTCTATAAAACCGCTGAAAATACGCTCGTATTGCCCAAATTCGTAGTCCCTAGAAAATCCCCCGCGAATATTCTGGACTTAGCAAACGAATATATATTTCATATACTTACTATAAAGGATTACGCGTATAAGGGATATAATAAGTACAATGACTGCGTTTATCTTTACTTTGATTTCACCAAATCCAACTTAAATGTAAATACCATTTCTAGAGAGAAATCTACCATATGGTACGCCTTAGTCGACGAATTATTGAATATAAAACACGTGTGTGGATTACCAATTGTTTCAAGTGTGACGGACTATTTTAATCATCACTTGGACTTGTTATTCTTGAAAGGTTCGACCCACAAAAGTTATGAAATACCGATGATCGCCTACACGAGCGTAAACAGTCAAATGTTGACATATACTCACGCTTTCGGTATCAAGAAATCACCTCATTCTCTCCTTGGTACTCATTATTACTTTACCAATTATGAGAATTGTTTAAAAGGTGAAATGGATGGGTTTTGTCGGTTTGCGTTGTTTACACAACGCATGTGGGTTATTTTGGATAATTCATTTGATTATAATGATACTTGGTCAAATATGGCGGACAGTTTACAAGAGGTTTCTGGCCAAATGGTCGCGATAAAGAACCATAACCAACAAGTTCCCTTGAGTTATCACGAGCTTTAGTAAAATATAATATGTTGTATAAATATAATATAACAAATATGACAAATATGGCAACCATTCAGTGGAAAAGTTGGTCAGAAGTCAATAGTGACCCCGAGTTGAATATTAATTTATTAAAAGGTGGAAAATTAGTACGAGGAGATGTATATTCATTTTATAGTTTAACTTCCTACGAAGGACCAAGTGACCCTAATAAACGTTTTCAAAAGATTACTGGTACATTTGACAAACTTAATCCAAATAGAGAGGATGAAGCGTATTTTGTTGATTGTGTAGATGAAAATAACAATCCAATAGGAGAACGAATTGGATTTACGCGGTTTAAATTTGAAAGGTCAAGTGATAGCCCAAGAACAAAACTATTAACAGACTTTGACTTTGATTCTAATTCGAGACCATACTACGCAGGTACCAAGAAGCGCAGACGATACGGAAAACAAAAAACAAAACGAAGAAGAACACCCAGTCGAAGAAGAAAACTCAACCGAAAAAGAAACCCCAAACGTTAAATTAAACCCAAAAGTTAGGCTTCTCCAACAACAAACGATAAACTTGGTGAATTATTTTATTGACTTATATAAAATAATTCGAAAATGGCATTTAGTGACAATATAACAATGATTGGCTTAAGCGTTATTATATTTTATGTGATTGTTCAAATACTTACTTTTTATGGAATAGGCCCAGAAGTCTATGGGTATTACATTTGTTTTTATATATTAATGATGTTATTTGTGGTTACTTTGCCCAAACCTACTAATTTCTTAGAAAATATTTCCACATAATTTGTTTTAAATGAGAAAAGGTTTAAAAGATAATATATTAAAATAAAATCATTATTTCAACAATCATGGAAAATCGTTTAAATAAAATAAGTGCCGAATACGTGGCTCAATTTAAAAATAATGTAAAAAAAAAATCCATTGACCTGGGAATCGAGCACGACGCGGCCGAGTTGGTTCAATATGTGGCTAATTATGGAGTTTTAAAATTCGAGAAGGAAGACTTGCTGAAACGAAAGAGAAAGCCAAACCAGGTCCCACCAAGTGACCGATGTTGTGCGAAACGAGCATCTGGCGCACAATGTACCCGACGAAAAAAAGAAAATATGACTGACGCAAATACTTTTTGTGGAACACATTTGAAAGGGGTTCCACATGGAATCGTGTGTGCGTTGAACGAATTGAAACCCACCACGCAAACGGTGGAAGTCTGGGCCCAGGATATTCAGGGCATCATATATTATATTGATAAATTAAACAATGTCTACCAAGCGGAAGACATTGTTCGTAATAAAGTGAATCCGAAAGTGATTGCGAAATATGTGAAACAAGGCGAAGAATTTCACATTCCTGATTTTAATATTTAGATTTTGTAATTTGTTTTTCAACGTATATTATTGTGTGTGTAACTAAATATCATTATTTTTAAAAGATGTCATTATACGCGTTGTTTTCTGGCAAATCAAACAATAAGCCAATGCCCGCGCATGATCCAACGAATTTGGTTTGTTTTGTGAATAACTTAGACGAAGCCAAAAAAGCATTTGATAAGCTTACAGAAACCACATTCATCTGGGCAAAATTAATATGTTTATCGACGGATGACATCATTATGTCATCGATTTCTTATGATATTTCCAAACCGGTGGATACTGGATACTATAGTGATGATTACTACAATTAAATAAATAGTGACTATTAAGTAATAATCTACTCATGGTCGTCGGACTAAACGACTCTCTCTAACAAAACGTCGAAAATATAAAAGTAAAAAATTCATTTCTTAAATATGAACGAAACCACAATACACTATAACCGAGTCATCATTAATGATTCGGTTATCACCCGAACAGATGATACCGGGGTCAACATAAATACGGCGTCCACCGCGACAGACTTCTCAAGCCTCGACAAATTCATAACCAAGAGTCGCATGATAATCACAAGTAGTAAAGATGGTTCCTTCAAATGTGTATTCACCGAGTGCTATTACACTGCCAATTTGCGACAAGATGCGGTGACCATTTCAATTTAAGAGATGATTTCTAGTATTTGTTGTTTCGAATAACTGCCAAAGAAATCACCATATTCTTCGTTCTCATATGTAGTTGTATTCAAGTATAGTTGAACATATTTAATAAACACATATAAATAATAGTACTCTTTTAAGCTGTTTTTACTATCCCTTATTTTGCTTAACTTACAGTTTCTAAATTCAGACGTTTGTTGAATTAATTTTTGTTTTTTATTTAAATTATTATACGACAAGTTAGGCAGTCGTTTTTTCGTAAAATTTTTCTTTATAAAGTTTGGGTTATATCGTGGCCATTTATTCTGTTTATAGTAGCCATATCGCTTCGAAGTTTTGGTTTTTTTAACCAGTAAAGACTCTAACAAGAGAGAAATGTTGCACTCAATGTTTTGAGTGTCATTGACGTTGGTGATGACATACTTGCTTAAAAAGTAAACAACCATGGAAGAATTGACTGGGTCGGGAATAATTTCATACTTAAAAGTATGGGGGTTTGGCCACATTTTGGAGAGAGACAAATCTCGTATAATCCGAATATTGTGTTTTCTCTCTGATTCTGTTAAACCAAAAAGGTTTTTATCAAAGAATTGTTTGTCATTAGTCAATAACGTCAGTTTTTTAAGGGAGTTCTCACTACCCTTGCTTGGGTCTTTCCCACACTTTAATAAATAAGCAAATAAATTTATACAAACGAACCAACTTAGCAAATCATCCGTGCTCGACGATATTTTTTGACGGTAATCAATGTTAAATACACATATCGATTCATTTACAAAATAGGAGGAATCCAGTTGTTTTCCTGTAAGTTGTTGGCCGATATTAAACACATTTTCAATGTTAAAATTGATATTGTTAATAATGACTTGTTTGGAAACGATATAAAACTTACTCTTATGACTCGTAAGTTGGGAATGAATAAAATCGTAAAAGTGTTTTATTACCTTATTGCGGTCGGCATATTTTTCGTATAAGGTATAAATAACATTGGGATAATCAATAATAATAAGACTTCCTTTGTCTTTTACAGAGAGAAATGACTTGGAAAGTTTTAGGTCGACGGTTTGTTGAAGTCGTGGATTAACTAGTTTTACTTTTCCATAATAGTACCTAAAACAGGAAGATAAAAAAGAATCCTCAAAATTACTGAGATTTGAAAAAGTAGTAATAGTAACAGGTTGCTTAGGATTATTAATAGAAGATTGCTTCGTCATATATATATATGTATAGACTATACATAATATATATATATTAATTATTTAAGGATTCGTCTCACTATTCGTTGTATTTTCTGTGGCAAATACGTCATACACATGTGGAAACTCGCCACATCCAGAGTAATCTGGTTTAAAATCCGAATAGTTAATTCCTAATGCGTTTCGCACTTCTTGCTCTGTTTTTTGGCTATTATCGGCGGGTAGTGGGTTATTTAGTCGTGACAACACATAGTAATACTTTAAAAACATTATCAAGCTCATTTTATATGTGTATACAAATAAGTTTTTTAAATCCTAATAACTAGACTTAAGATTTAAAATTGGAAATTCTGTCCGCCATAGTTAGCAATGAGCACTCTTCTCCGCAAGACACTGTATTATATACGACATAACCTTTACACCCATCGCATACCGTGGTAAACCGTATGTTTGTTGGATACGGCTTTCTAGGTAGTTCGTTCAATTTTTTTGAATAATTACGCTGGAGAAGAAGGGAATGCTCTTCAATAAACTGCTCTACTACCTCTTTACTGGCTGTGCTAAATACGGATTCTAGTTTAAGGTAGTGTTTATTGTTATCAAAATTCTCGCACACGAGTATGTTGAAGTGGTCTTCGTAGTGAGCCATAAATTGAGTTATTTTATCCGTCTCAAACGGCTCTTCCATGCTATTTAGTTTAAGATTTAATTAATAATGATTTTTTAATAAAGATTTAATTAATTAAATTAAACAATACATAATACATAATACATTTAACAACTAACGCTAACAAAATGGAAACTTAAATGTCATATTTTCGAATTTTTCTTAGTTGCCATGGTTGTTTTTTTACTTTTGGATTTCGTATTATCTGATTTCTGGTTTTGTAATGTATGATAAGGTGTCACCTCTTTGGTGCGTTTATGGTTTGGAAGAGGGTCCTCAAGTAATTTACGTTTCGAGCCAGAGCATAGTAGCAATTCAAAATCTCTTGGGCTAATGTCGGAAAAAGGAACCCAATTAAGTTGAGCCAAGTGACAAGATATTGGAGAAAACGCGTTGTGTCTGGGAGATTTGTTCTGTATCGGAGACAAGGTACTATGCCTGGGAGATTGACGGACTGGCATGAAACAAGAGCTTGGTGCGATGTTATCAAAGTCAAATAAAATCAAGTTGTTAGACATTTCAAAACTGTCAAAGTCAAACTCTTCTTCTTTTTCTAGGTTTGGTAATGAGAACATTTCGAAACAAGTATGAATAATTTTTAATAATAATGAATTTTTTATTTTTTAGAATCTCAGGGAAGAGAGAAAAACAAAAATTGCGGCGATGGAAATTTCCAAGAAATTTTTTTCACTTGAAAACGACGTTTGAAGATACGTATTTGGAGAGAAGAACGATTAAAATAAAAAAACCAAAGAAATCATTATTTTAAAGAAAGATGAATAACTTACTTTTAAAAACAAGTCGTCGAAGAGCCCAATCTCGATTGTACGAATCGTCTTGTTTGGCTCATCGAATCATAACAATCCACGAACAATCTTTAGTTAAGGCTATTTCCGAGTGTGACACATTAGACGGTCTTACCGCTTTAACGGATAATTTAGAAAATTTACTACGAAATCCAAGTGAATTACTGGTTCAATTTCCTTTACTTTCATCGAGACTGCTTGACGCCCCGTCTGCGTCAACCACTGTTGTAACAAGTGACGATGCGAACCTACCAGGAGAAGATGATTCTATTTACGAGTTTATGAGTTTATATGACTCTGAAGAGGTAGTTGATTATCGTAATATGAAGGATGCGACCGACACTATATTGGATGAGTTGGCCGCAGCAAACGCGTATTCTGACGATGAAGTATCCCAGACTCCGCATTTGTGCGAACCCGAACAGTCTCATCCTCGTCCTCATTTGTCAGTCCTAGAAACCGACATGGAATTAACGGAATCTTATTATGAACCCCACGATGTTACCACGAACCTTTTGATGAAAGGGTTCCTCGTCTCTGATACGAGTTTGACAAAGCGAAAGAATAAATCACCTAGGAATGGAGACGAGTCACGAAAAAGTCCAGGTAAAAGTGACGGAGAAAAGAAACGCGGTCGTCCATCCGTAAGCCCATGCGATAGAAAATACAAAGTAAAAAAAGACAAGGTCTCCAAGAAAGTAGTCGACGAACCCAATGATTGTGTAGTAGTAGTAGTGAATTGATAATATGTTTATGATTATGAGTATTTTATTTTAATTCAACCGTTATTTAATTGTCGAGTATGTTAGTAAGTTTAGTATCTTAAAGGGACGTTTTGCCGTAGCCGAATGTCTGTGTCGGAATTCGTGACGGATAAGAAGTCGTTTATGAAGGAAGTGAATGGGATATTGTCGAAGCGAGGTCAAATGTTAAAAGTGGAGTATGAGCACGATTATGCGGGAAGCTCAATGTTCAAACGAGCGCGTGAATCGCACATGAATAGTTTTGTATGTAGTGTCGTGTGTAGGAAATAATAAATTTAAATACTAAATAAATTTAAATACTTAATGGCGGATTAAAATACTTAATGGCATAGAAGCGTGTGCGCATTTCATTACTGACATCTCAAATCATGACTCATTTCTCGAGTTGCGAATAAACATGATATTTTCAGAATAAAGTAACTATTATAAAATAAGAAGAGAGAAACGAATAAGTAACTGATAATTGAAATACTTACAATCCACGGAATGAAGAGTTTCTCTCTTCTTTTAAAAAAGAAGAAGCAAATGTAAAGTTGTTCCAATAAACAATAAAGAATCTCTTTTGAATTTGTAAAAGAAGAGAGAAACGAAGAAGTAACTGATAATTCAAATACTTACTATCCTTTAAGGAGTTTCTCTCTTCTTCTTTAAAAAAAGAAGCAAATGTAAAGTTGTTTCAATAAACAATAAAGAATCTCTTTTGAATTTGTAAAAGAAGAGAGAAACGAATAAGTAAGTGATAATTCAAATACTTATTTGATTTCAATCGAATAAAGAGTTTCTCTCTACTTTATAAAAAGAAGAATGAATGGAAAATATATTTCAAATTATTATTGGTTTTGAAATAGTAAAGGAAGAGAGAACGTATTTCCAATAAGTAAGGGGTATCTTGAGCGGTCGTCAAATATTGACCACAAGAAATTTCCTAGAAAATTCATTGAAAAAGTGTTTGAAAAACTTAAAACCAAAAGAAAATCATAATTTCTTAAAACAAGCAAAAATGAATGCGGAAGAATCGAAGCGCAAGTTCGTGATTGACCTGACGAAAGATGACGAGATAACGTATTCATATCCTGACGGTAAGCGAGTGGTAATATCAAAAGACGAAGGGGAGCAATGTACGAACTACTCTTCTGACTTGGAAGAGGAGGACGGCAACTGCTGTGGCCTGTGTGGTTCAGAGTATGAGTCGCGTGAAGACACGGCGGACGTATGCCTGGGATGCTACGAATGTGAACGTAATATATGTCATGGGTGTAAAGAGGTGTTTGAATCGTGTGAGTTCCTGGACAAAGAGGGCGAATACTGTGAGGGCTACTGTAAAGAATGCTGGCCGTCTATGAAAGACATAATAGTGTAGTGTGTCGTGTAGTGTGTAGTCTAAGTGGTAAATAAATGTATATAAATGTGATGAAATAAAAGGTTAAATAAGCAATCAAATTCACTATACTATCCGAACAACTATAAGAAGTTATAATCTGGGTTATAGTTATAATAGTATCTTGAGCGGTCGTCAAATATTGTCCACAAGAAATTTCCTAGAAAATTCATTGAAAAAAGTTTTTGAAAAACTTAAAACCAAAAAAAAATCATTATTTCGAAAAACAACCAAGATGAACCCGAACGAACCAAAACGCAAACGCGAGGTTATCGACCTGACGAACGAAGATGCGGTGGTCCATATCTTTCCTGACGGTAAGCGAGTGGTAATATCAAAAGACGAAGAAGAGGCGTTTACGGACTGCTCCGACACGGAAGAGGAGAAGGATGACGAAAGCTGTTGTGGCCTGTGTGGCAGCGAGTATGAGAGGCGCGATGACTCGGCGGACGTATGTGAGGAGTGCTATGAGTCAGAGCGAAACATGTGTCATGGCTGTAAAGAGGTGTTTCCACCGAGCGAGTTCCTCAACAATGATGAAGGCTTCTGTGAGGAATGTTACCGAAGTGTGCTGGATAAACTGGACCCTCTAGTCCAAATGTTTAAGAAATAATGTATAATTGCGTATAGTAAAATATATATAGTATAAATTATAAGTCATTTATCAAACTATGTTTTACATAGTTTCTCTGTCCTATCCCAACAACTATAAAGAGTTATAATAAAGAAGTTATAATCCGGGTTATAGTAATGTGTGGGTATCTTGAAGGGTCGTTTTCAGTTTTCAGTTTATAGTTATTCATCTGGTATCTTGAAGGGTCGTTTTCAGTTTTTGAATTTGTGACCACCGGAATTTTCTCGGAAAATTCTTGCGCCTAGAAATGAGTTTTGTTTTTTGAAAAACTTAAAAAATCATTTTTTTCCGAAAACCAAAAATGTCCGAAAATCATCTTGACAAACGCGGAAAATTCAACTCTAGCTGCTTGGACCCGAACCCTGCCTGCTTCGTGAGTGTCAATGAACCTCTGGTAATCACAGGTAAAGATGCGTCTGGTAAGTCGGTGTCTGTGATTGACTTGGTGGGCAATGAGCCTGCGTGTCAGAAGGCGGATTTCAGCGACACCCCTGCGATGGATGCGGAGTCCGAAGGCTACCTGTTTAGTTTGTTTGGCATGAAGGTGCCTGTGAATAATGTGTTTGAGCCCACTACGAGTACAGGTGTGAGTGCGGATTTTAGGAGATTTCAGTTTGTGGACCCCAACACCTTGAACCAATTAAACCGACAACGCTATGAGACGGCGATGCGGAAGCCTCCTGAGGTGCTTGCCAAACCAGTAAGGAAGCAAGGCATTCCATTGGTTGACTATCCTGTCTCTGAAATAATGTCTGCGTTTCCGGGAATGTCTTCGAGTAATCCGGTGACAATCGTGGACTCGGATGGGTCTGTTTAGTATGAATAAATAGATATTTTATATATGGTGTTTGTATTATATAAAGTATTTTTCATATTAATAGCCGTAAATCATTTTACCAGTCATATCTTAAAACATAGGCCATATCTCTCCCTAGCTAAGCTAAGCTAAATATCCTGTCCTATCTTATAACTTAATTATCTTATAACTTAATTATAGTTATAGAGTAAATTGTAGACTATAACTTGTACACTATAACTTAGTTATAGTTATCTTGAACGGTTTCCGTGTCAAAGAAAAATTCTGAGAAAATTCCGGCGTTTGTAAAAACCAAATTTTAAAAAACTTAAAAAAATCATTTTTTACAAAAACCAAATCCCCAAAAATGAGTGCCAAAATGGAAATAATTGACCTAACCGACTCCGACTCCGACTCTTCTCTCTCAGTAAGTCAATGCTCTATTAAGAGAAAGACTGCGCAACCGGAAGAACAACCGACCAAGTCCACCAAACTCCAACAACCTCTGAAACAACCTCGTGTTCCTGGACTCCGACGTCCATTGTCCGCACACGACCATACTGTCGACTCTAGTCTATTTCAGCATGGAGTGCTTGTGATGCCTATTGATGAGGACATCATTGCGTCGTTTGACATGAATGCGTTCTTGCATGATATGCCTGAGTTCAAGACCAAGCGCGGCGTGCCTCTGGGTGCTTTTGGACGCTATGGAAACGCCTCTTCATTTCATCACCCGCTTGTGCGTGCTTTACGCCGACGCATCTTTCGGGCGGTCTCCAATCGACTGCGTGGAATCTTCGGACATGGATGGTTCATTCAGAATGTGCTGGATGGATTCTGTCTGCGAACCTCTGGATTCAGCGAATCCTTACACCGAGACTGCTCTGTGGTTTACAATGCGGTGGATAACGCACAACGCGCCAATGGACATGTCGAGCGAATAGTGTTGGGTAGCTACACGAATTTGAGTGACAAAACCATCTATTTGTCATGTGTGCCTGGTACGCAATACCAGGAGAGCGGCAATTCTGGATTCGACAAGTGCTCTCCCGAAGAAGTCATTGCGTTAACTCCCCGCCTTCGTCTTGTCGCCGTGCCGCCGTATCATGTTGTCGCCTTCAATGAGCAAATCTTTCATGAAGTGTTATCGGTGGCAAAAGACACGACGGAGTCGTATCGTGTCTTCTGTAAATTCTACCTGACGCGTGATGGCAGCTCCATCTTTCCACCAAATGAAATCATGGAGTGGGTGACATCGCAAGGTATTCCGAAACTAAGTCCGAAACAATGGCCGCCTATGTACGCCCAGAATCACTTGTGTTATCCCAAAAACAGAGTCAAATTAGCAGAATACAGCAAGCTCTTCATCCCTGAATGTATCGACGCCAAGAACGGATTCGTCTACCGGTTTGCGCCTACCCTCAAAGAACTCTCTGAACGCGCCGGTCGTGACCTCATGTTCCCTGCCTATGGACCAGAGGAGACTGCTGAGCTATTGCCGCATCCATTAGTGTAGAAATAGTCGTGTTTTTTGTAACTGATTTCTATATAAATTAATGAATTTATTGTATTATTTTGTAACTCGTATCTCAAAACATAGGCCATATCTTGCCCTAGCTAGCAAACTATCCTGTCCTATCTTATAACTTCTTTTTAAACTAACATTATAACTTCAAGACTATAACTTCAACATTATAACTTCAAGACTATAACTTCTTATAACTTCAACACTATAACTTCTTTAAATTCAACATTATAACTTCAATATTATAACTTGTACAATTGGACGTGCTCTTTCTGTTAGGGTGTGAGTGTAAGTAACTAAAAGCATGCTAACTACGAAATACAACAATATAATCAGTCATTTATCTTTATTATACAATACATATGACAAACAAGTTACATCCTAAAACGTTCATCGTAGACTAAGCCGTTAAACACCTCAAGAGGGTCGATTAAGCAATTCCCAAGCATGAGCAAAATGACTCGGGCGACCGTTGCGGTCATGAGCATTCTTCTCGTCATAAGAACGACCGGCAAACACTGGTTGTGGATACCTGGATGGACGGAGGCGAACCAGTTTTCATGATTCGCTTCTAAAATCTCTAACGACTTTGTGACAAAGAATTCCCGCGTCTCGTGGCGCCGGTACTTACTGATTAGGGGTACAATGCTTCTGCAACTTTGATAAAGTGGAGATACTCGAGTACGAGAATTAAAAATACTTAGTGCTTCAATCTCTGTGGTAGGCTTCCTTTTAACAGAATTCCCTATGAACCGCTGGTTTATACTCAACGCTACCGCATTGCTGTTCATGGGACAATGCTCGCATCCAAGCGCAAACCTATAAGGCCACATTGTACCGTCTTCGAGCAGACAAGTACCTCCTTGACGTTGGCAGTCTACACAAAACCCTTTTTCACACCGATGATTCATCTTTTCTGGAAAAAATGATTTTTTAAGTTTTTCAAAAAAGAACGATACTGTGGTTCAAGAATTTTCTCGGAATTTTCTTGAATAACTATAAAACTGAAAACTGAAAACGTCTCTTCAAGATACCCTATAAATAACTATAAACTGAAAACTGAAAACGTCTCTTCAAGATACCCTATAAATAACTATAACCCAAAAGGAAATTTCCGAGAAAAATCGGGAAAAATAAACTTTAAAAAACTTAAAAAATCATTTTTTTCAAAAAACCCAAAATGTCTAAAACCACGAAACCGAGCGCCCCCGAGGTATGTGGGTTTTGTCACTCACTTGCTAAGCATGACCATCCTCGCAATCTCTTGAAACCGACGAATACGAAGCGCGGCTATGTGTGTGAGAAGTGCGCCGACTCTTCTGACATGGCTGACATGGAGTGGTGTATGAGCATTGGCTGTGGCAAGTATCGGCTTCTTGACGACGACTGGCACTGCGCAGAGTGTGTGCTGAAGGCCGACCCAGAAAAGGAAGAAGAGCTGGACGAGTATGATGGCGGATTAGATTAGTCGTATAAGCGTGTTGTTTGTGTTATTTAATTTAATTCAAAAATGAAATAGTTTTTATCACTTATTTATTAAAATAATTACCGGGAGAAGGTTTCGATCCTCCGACCTTTGGGTTATGGGCCCAACACGCTTCCTCTGCGCCATCCCGATATGAACACTCACGATAAGTTTGTGTATATAAAGGATAAAAGTTATAATAATAAAGTTATAATAATAAAAGTTATAATTTTAAAAAATAAAAAGAACTAACGGGAGAAGGTTTCGATCCTCCGACCTTTGGGTTATGGGCCCAATACGCTTCCTCTGCGCCACCCCGTTATGAAGAGTAACAATAAGTTTGTGTATATAAAGGCAATAATTACTATTATGGTTAGGCGATATAGGTTAGGCGATATAGGAGGATAGATAGTAGCTATGGTAAGTATTTGCGAGCCATATACATGTAAAATATAAATAATAAATTAAATTAAATTAAATTATAGTTTCAACAACTTAGGATTTCTATACACAAAGTCGGCCGAAATTTTGTCCCACATTGTTAGCATGTCGCGGAATCCAAAGTGGTTGTCATACAGAAACATCATTATAGTCTGAAATGCGAATGGGGTCACACGAGCCTGCTTCACGAGGGACGACATGGGAAACAAATAAGACAAGCCCATATTCACGGATAAAGACTTGATTCGTGAGCCTAGTCCTATTCCAGAACAGTTGGGGCCACAGAAAATGCTTGATTGGTGATTTGGTATGAGGACCATGCAACCAGAACATAGTCGAACTGGCTCATCATCTGCTTCGTGTTGCTCTTCTAGTTCGAGCAACATCTCATAATTCTGGCTACAAATAACCTGTTGTGCGGCTATTATCACACGCTCTGCCTCTTTATTGTAACCATCCGCGAACAAGTTTCTGGCTAACATTTTAGTAAAAATATATTGGGTTTTGGTTTTGGAAAAAAATGATTTTTATTAAGTTTTTTAATTTTTGGCGGCGATTTCTTCCGCGGAAATTTTCCAGAAAATTTGAATGGTTGCCAAGCAAAAAACTGAAAGTGTCGGTTTAAGATACCAATAAATAACTATAAATATTATTATAACTTCTCGGAAAATTTGAATGGTTGCCAAGCAAAAAACTGAAAGTGTCGGTTTAAGATACCAAGAGATAACTATAAATATTATTATAACTTCTTAGGACAGTTGTTTCTCTCTTCTTTTATATTTCAAAAAGGTCCATGGAATAGTTTTAGATATTCAAACATATAATAGTCTTTTAATTATAAAAGAAGAGAGAAACACAAATTAATCATATAAGTATTTTAATCATATTTTAGTATATTTATCGGTTACATATTACATATTTTACAATTTAATCCTAAGATTCTCCATGTAAGTCAAATGTTTCACATAAGCCACCACGCCGGCATCACTTGTAAAGTACCTCAGCAAGAAGCAGACGATGGCGAAGGTGCTGTTCCCAGCTCTGGCGACGGAGGCAAGAGGTTTGACGTATTCGCCCAGCGCAAAAAAAGCACGATCATTCGACACATATTTGGGTTCGGTTGTATAATAGCGTTCCTGTACCACAAACCGCGTCATAACGTGCCTTCTATTTGGTTCAAGTTGATAGACTCGGAAACTTTGAAGAAATTTAACTTGAATTGGGACTCTTATGGTGTGCTCAAAGGTTTCAAAGACTTCGTCTGCTTCACACGTACCACACCAGGGGGAATCCACGTACTTGAGGTGAACATTCGGGCAAAAGTGTGTTTTGTCGCACATTTGGTCACTCATTTTTTAAAATAATGATTTCTTGAAAAACTTATTCGTCGACGCGTAGGAAAATTCTCGGAAATTTTTTATAGTTATTATGCGTATCTTCAAAAGAAACTGAAACGTCGTTTGAAGATACCTTGCGCCGTTTCATTAGCGATAACTCAAAACATGGGCCATATCTCGGCTTCTATATTCCCACACACATACACCGGGGAATTTTAAAAAGTAATTATCAACAAGTTTTATATTCAAGTTATAAGAGAGAAACGATATATACAGTTATACGGTTACGGTAGGATTATACGGGAATATTTTTGTCACTCACATCTCAAAACATCACTCATTTCTCGACTACCGAGAAACCGTGATATACACCATTCTCTCCTTATAACTTCTTCGCAAATTGATTAAAAGAAGTTATAGTGTATTATGACTTGTACTATAACTAGGGTTAGGGTTAGGGTATAGAGGACACAGATAATCGCTTATCGCTTATGTTGTCGCATAATCAATCGCTTCTCCCAAATGCGAAGCAATCCGCTCAACAGTAATAATATTTTATAAAATATCCTTAATCATAGGAAAGATAGTTTGAATTACTTCCGCACAAGCAATCGCCACCTCCTGGTGCTCCTTTTGAGTGCCATTCTCTCTTCTTAGAAGAATATAATGAACCCAAGAACGAAGCGTTCCATTCATATACATCCTTGACACGGTCATTCCCTCCGGCAAGACTGCCCTTGCCTGTTCTTTCGCAATATTATTATCTAATGCCCACTTATACGCCTTTTCCGCCGCATCCGTGACGACTTGCTGCTGCCTCTCCCATTCACTCGCCAACACATCGTCCTCCACCGCGACACTGTTCTGACGATTTGTCTTATCCTGTAGCCTGGCTTCCTTTGGACAAAATCCTAAAGAAGCCACCGCATAACGCTGTGAAAATTCCTGAAATGAAAATGACCGATGCCTTAGAATCTGTCGAGCAATGTCGCGTGTCGTTTCAATCTCTAAACATATGCTTACCATCTCCAGTGGAGACCAATGATTATTTTTAATCAAATACTTTATTAATTTTTCATTCGTTTCTGTATTTAGTTGATTCGCCGGATTCGAAACCCGTGCGCAGTAAGCCACTAAATCTTGAATGCTTTGCTCTCCATTCTCCGCCGCTTTGGAGTAACTAATCAATTTCACTTTCATATGGGGGTTTTAACCAAATAATCCGAATTATTTTTATGTTGTTTTAGAAATTCGTATTATTTATTATATATCATTATGAGTCAAAATCGAATAGACCTTTCTGATACCTGGTCCCCCGGAATCGAATATATTTTGGAAGAAATTCGTTTAAACTCGATTGCGATTAGCGAGCATCACAAGGAAAAATATTATTATTCCAAAGGGTACTTGAAGTACTTTAGAATCCCAACCATCATATTCTCTGCGCTCAATTCCGTATTTAGCGTTGGATTACAACCTTATTGTCCGCAGCCTATTATCTCTCTTATTTGTTGTATTATATCCCTTGTCTGTGGGGTAATTTCCAGCGTGGAATTGTTCTTGTCCATACAAAGCACCATGGAAAATGAACTTATTGCGTCCAAGGATTTTTATTTACTTTCAGTGGATATTTTTAAAATACTTTCCTTGGAACCTGGCACTCGAATGATTAATGGAAAGGTATACCTTGATGAAACTTACCAAACTTATTGTAAATTAATTGAGAACTCCAATATTGTCAGCGCCGAGATGAAAAACATGATTGAACCAAGTAAACACTTACAGTTTTCACCCAAGTTACTTAGTACCACGAAGGAAGAGGTCGCCGCGGAAATACATTCAATGTCCTCGTTGTCAAGTAGTAAGCGTTTTTTAAATAATAAGGAGAGTATTGAGAAAGAGGAAACCCCTCCACACAACAACATTTTATGCCATTTCGATGAGGAAGAGGAAGAGGAAGAGAAGGAAAATTCAATCGAGTTGACGGTTAAAGACATGGGTTTTCTCTCTCATTCAGAAATACAAGAAGAAGAAAAAGAAACTATTCGAATTATCGAAATGGAAGAAAATAACCAAAGTGTTCACCTAGAGGAACCACAAAAAGAACAAATTCCAGACGACATTTTCTCAGAAGAAAAATTAGCGAGCGAGTTAACGACTAAGGTAAAAAGAAAGTACACAAAGAAAACCCCCTTGAAAGATTCAGACTAAACATAAATATAAAACCAACTATTTAATAGACAAATTTGTAAAACATGAATCCAATTGCTGCGTATAGAATGAAAATAGTGCTGCAGTATATATATCGTTTTATGTTATTTTGGCAAATAACTTGATTTTCATTAAATAAGTTATTAAATAGTTCCGTATCGGGTTCTACCACGGGTTGCATTTCTACATTTAGCCCGGGATAGTTTATCATTTCACTGTATTTTTTAAGACTCATGGGTTTGTGTTTTCTTTTTCTTTGGGGTTCTTCTTCTTTTTGGTTAGGTTGTTCTTCACTTTGGTTAGGTTGTTCCTTGTCCATTTATTTAATAAGTTTACGTAATATTTTTGTTTTTTACAATATTTTAATTGTTATCTGTTGTTTATTTTTTATTATATATTTTTTATACTAAAAAACCTAACATTTCCATTCTACGCAGACGCCTTCAAAATATTCTTCAATAATACGCCCCTGTGCGCGAATCTCTTGGTCACTACTGCTCCAATACGGCGAAAAATACTTTATAATTTCGTGATTCTTACACAATGCGTGCATGCCACCCCTCTTGTAAATGGCCTTTCCCATTTCCACGATTAATTTCTGGTTTGTCGGATTTTCGTAGATGGTTTTACACCATTCGTGATTTTTGGGTCCATATTCCGCAAACAAATCAACCCGACTGTCGATTCTCTCCATCATTTCTTCATAAGATGGATAAGGATTTGTTTGAACAAACTTTTTTATTGCTTCGTCCGCATTGTATTCAATCAAAGGTAGTTCCATGGTGTTATCAAAATGTGTAAAAATGAGAAATAATGATATTTTGGTTTTTTAATATTTTAATATAGTATATATATTTGCACAAGAAAAATGACGACTCCGTCACAAGCCAAGATAAATCGTGCAAGAACCCAATTAAGGTTGCTAGAAAAAAGGCAGAAACAGAAGCATATGACAAAAAAGAAAGTCATCGGAAATACAAGAACAAAAAAAGCATCCAGAAGTTTAGAAGAAATATGTGCGGCCAAAAGCGGCTATGAAGTAATCTACATGAATGACGGAACCAAGTCGTGCCGAAAAAGGTGTGTACCCCCCAAACCAGTTCGTAGTACTAGCCAAAGCCGAAAGTGTATTGCCGGCACCAAAGCCAATGCGAGTTATGACTCGGATGACGAGATACGCCCGGCCGATGTTTTGGCGAGAGCCAAACAAATGGAAAATACAAAAAAGGGCCCAAGAACCTTAGAAGAAACTTGTGCGGCGAAACCAGACTACGAACTAATCGATATGGATGATGGAACCAAGTCATGCCGAAAAAGGTGTGTACCCCCTAAACCAGTTCGTAGTACTAGCCAAAGCCGAAAGTGTATCGCTGGCACCAAGGGTCTTCTTGAACCTCGTATTCACAATAGTGCGAAAAAAGTCACAAGAACTCCTGAACAAATATGTGCGGCGAGAAAAGACTACGAACTAATAGACATGGATGACGGTACCAAGTCATGCCGAAAAAAGTGCCTAGACCCCAATAAACCGGTTCGTAGCAAAAGCAAAAGTCGAAAGTGTATTAAGGGTGAAGACCGTCCCCAAGGTAAGACAATGACAAAAAAGGCAGAAAAGGCAGAAAAGGCAGAAAAAGATTTGGATGAAGAACCTGATTACGATATAAACGATGAAAATAATTTCGATGATTATGAAGATGATGATGAAGAGGATGATGATGATCGCTCGTTTATTGATAATGATGACCTTGAGATGAATGAACGGGAAGAGAATGAATATGAAGCAATATTGAATAATTTGAAGCAGGCACAAAACGACGGTGAAGGTAAAAAAGTAGTAAAAATATTAACTGCAAAAGATTGTCTTGAAATGCTACCAACAGAAGACATGAAGGCCGAAATAAAACGAAGAAAGACGGACACATTCTTAAAGGAGTTCTTACAAGAGGATGATGATGAGGAGGAAGAGGAGGAGGATGACGATG